GTAATTATACACTATCAGGCTTTGATTGTCAAGAAAAAGACCAAGTCCAAATTGTTGTTAGATCTGTATCTGTTATAGTAGGCACACGGGGTTCTGCTAAAGGATTTTCTGTACAAGCTCTTCTAATCCAGTTGTCATCTCTCCATTTTTTGAGAGTTGTAATTGTCTTACCTGTATACCCTAGTTCAATGAATTTATTATTGCAAATTTCAAAGTATTCTTTTTGGTATAAGTAATCTCTATTTCCATTATGTGTTATACTGTAAATTCCATGGATATAAAAATGCATAGTTTCCGCATCTAAAATTCCAAAAATTACAGAAACAGGAATATTATCTATAGTTACAATAAAAATTTCTGAATATGTATTAGAAACATACGATAAGTAACTTTCAAAATTATTAGACAGTCCGTCTGTGCTGTTAACAAAAACACCTCCAAGTTCTTGAACTAGTCTATCAACAAACTCTTGATCTAATTTATCAACTTTATGTACAAAATATGTTGCCATTATTCAAGTGTCCTTACTAGTAAATTCCAAGTAGTATTCCATATCAGGGCTGGTCCTGCTGGTCCTGCGCCATCGCCGGCTTGTATTAATGGTGACGTACCGTCTAGTAATGTATCAAAAATAAATTGTGTTTGATTGGCTCCTGCGCTGTAAGATCTTGATGTTCTCACTGTTCTTACAAAATTAAGTTGATTACCACTACTACTCGCTGTTAACGTAACACTGTGTATTCTTTCAGCAGGAACATTACCTGTTAATGCTACTACAATTTGGTATCTATACCCTATCATATTAGTAACATTTGTAACAATAGATCTAACAATGGATGTGTTTGCTAAACTATGACTACCTGTGCTTATAGTAAAGTTTTGACTAATACCTGTTATAGAAACACTTTGAAAATTTGTACTTATAAAGTTTTGCTGAGATGTCCCATTTGCTGTATATGTTTGAAATTGTCTTGCTGGTCCTGTAGAACTGTACCTTTTAACAGCAACAAGACCAGGGTGGCCAGCGCCTCCATATGCAGCAACTTGCTGCATAGCTCGTCCGCCGCCCCCGCAGCCTGGGCCAAATCCATTTGGATATACATCAGCATATTGGTGTACACTACTTGTGCCGCCTTGATAGACGAACCAATTAATCATGTCATCCCCTGTTGGAGGATTCGCTCTACCACCGTTTTCAAAAGTATTTGCTGAACTATGGAATGTACCTGCAAGAGGTCTATTTGTGCCATTAGGAATATTTGGTAATACACCGTTTCCGAAATTTGTAGCTGCTCCTGTACTTGCTGTATGGCCGTTAAATACCGCTGAGGTAAATAACCCTTGAACTCCATTGTTATTTACATCTCCACCAATAGCAAAACCAGCAGCTCCTCCTGATCCAGCTTCTCCAGGTGCTAGTGCTATTCCGCCTCCGCCGCCAGATGTATAAAAAATTTCACTTGCTGTTTCTATAGCATAATAAAATGCAACTTCGGGTTCAGTCGGTGTTCCAGTCTGTACGTTTGCTTTCAGACTACCTCTGTTATATACAACTCCGTTTATAGTTTTTGAGCTGCTAAAGTCATTTAGTCCAGTTGCTATTACTTTGCCTTGATGCACCCAAACAGATGGGACGTTAGTTCCTTGAAATACAAATGATTGATTACCACTTTGAAAGCTGTAAAATTCTTTGTTAGTAGAACTAAATGATGATGTTCCTCCTAGGCCGCCGCCGACGAAGGATGATGCACCTGAAACTCTTTGAGCACCATCTCCGCCACATCCAACTATAATACTAGTTGAATTAGGAATGTTGGCTCCTGTATAAGTTTTAAAACTAGTTGCTCCTGAACCTCCTCCTGGACCTGTTCCTTCTCTAGCAGAATCAACACTACTGGCGCCGCCTCCGCCGCCGCCTCCGATAAGCCAAACATCAATCCTATTATCATTAGGACCTTTAGTCCAAGTATAACCCGTGTCAGTACCTCCATAAAATCTGTTTTGTGAAAGTGTTTGGACTATTGGCGCACTAGACGAGTTTGCTGATACTATTGTAGTCTTAGAATGCGAGTCACCCCAGGTTTCAAAGTTGTCAATACCGTTAGTTCCTTGATCTAAGTCACTTACAGTATAGTATTCTAAAGAATAAAAGTTTTCTGTTACTGGTGGTACTGATGTATCATTTACTGTTGTAACTTTTGAATCTACAACAGTGCCACCTACACCGCCTATTCTAGCAGAGATTGTTACATCTTCTGTATCACCAAGAACAGCATCACTTAATGCTGTTAAATTAAATGATCCAGCGCCTCCTGTAACTGAGAAACTTCCACTATCTGAATCCATAACACCTGTTGGTGTTACACTATAGTAGTAAGTGCCATCTGAATCATCTGTAGTAAAATTATATGTGCCTTGGACTCCTTCATCTAAACTTGATGGGCCTGCAATTTGATATGTATTAGCAGGCGGTGGTGCCGCTACTGACTGACTCGTATCTATTATTTGTATAGCTGTCTGAATATTAAAAGATGGCACATAGCATATTAAAGTTTCGTCGCCGCCGGTATCAGTAGTCTGATCTTGAGCTATTGTTATAGTTACAGACCCTTGGCCTCCTTGCATCTCAAAATCACCACCCATTCCTTGACTGTTATCAAAGTCTGAAACATCTATTCCTGTACCGCTTAATGTATATGGAATCAGTGTTCCATTAGTACTCGGGCTGACGCTTAGTGTAAATGTAACATCATCACCTTCATTAATTGTACCAGTAGCTGGAGTTCTAGTTAATGATGCAACAGCACCTCCTTGTACACCGCCGTCTAGCTCTGTAATTTCTGTAAACGAAGGTGCTGGTATGCCTAATACTGTATCATGGTATACTAAACAATTACTTTCGATATTGTTAGTTACATATTCGTCTGTGCTAGGAAATGGTGATCCTGTACTAAAATCGTTGTCTTGAAATTCTATTCTAAAACGCAAAACGCTAGGAGTACTAGAATTGCCTGCGCCTGCCTCCCATGCTTGAATAGTATATTTTATATCAGCATATAAGCCAGATCCGTTTTTTGTAAAAATAGTTGCTCTATTACTTGCACTAGTTGATCCCCAACTTGCATAGTAGTTACCAATTGCTGTGCCAGTACCTGGATTTGACCCATCTGAATATGTTGAATTTTTTGTGAAATGTATGGTACCCATATTTTCTAAAATAGTATTCCATACATCGTTTTTACTATTAGCTGTTACAGCGCCTATTAAGTCTGCATTAAATCTTATTTCTCCGCCACTGTTGAAAAAGTAGCGTCTCTCATCTGCATTAGCCCAAGTAATCTCTATTTCGTGTGTTATTTTTGAGCCAGGATTAGAATAGTCACCTCCGCCCCATTGTGATGTTCTTTCACTTGTTGCTTTTGTTGTCGTACTAAAATTAGTTGCATCATGAACATCTTTGTCAGTAACAATTTCAGTAGCTGCAGCTTCGAAGTCTAAGTAACCTTCTGCTAGATCTTCTTCAGCGTTTGCACTTGTAGGTGCTAGTTTTGCTTGTCCTGATCCTGTTCCAGCCCCAGTTGCAACAAATTTTATACCAACTTCATTTGCTGATGCACCTATTAGTGTAAAGTCTGATGGATTATTAGGATCTGGATCTATGGAAAGTATTTGGTATTCTATGCCGTTTGTTAGTGCTGTAATATCAATAGGAGTTTCGTTGCCTACATCTGCTGCACTAACACCTACATTTTCATCTGAAGATGGTGCCGCTAATCCGTCAGCGTTTGTCCATGTAAGGGGATTAGCTTGGTGTAACCTTGCTTTTATTAAATCATCGTATAAGGCTTGCATGTCAGATGCTTGTATTAAATCACCTGAACTTTTTTGAGAACTTTGTAATGTTCTGCCGTAGCCGTTCTGACCGCCATCACCTACTCCAAGAACATCTTGGATTTTTTGTTGAATAGTGTTATAGTTTGCCGCGGTAACATTTGTTCCAACTACAGCCATTTATTTTTCCTCTATATTATGTATTTACAGATTAGAATTAACTGTTGGACTTGGAACTGATATACCTAATGCTCCTGTTGCTGTTAAGAATGATACGGAACTTTCAGTTATGCCTGTTACATCTTCATCCTCAGGTCCTGACGAATTTGGATCTGAAACCTCGTCGCCGATATCGTTATCTACAAATACAATATTAAATCTTAAACTATTAGATGCTGTTTCCCATGCATCTATATAGTATTCGTTTTCTGCGTAAAGGCCAATTCCGCCTTTTGTAAAAAGTCTTACAGGGCTTGAAGAACTAGAACTTGACCAATCATGATAATTACCAATTGCTGTGCCTGTTCCTGGGTTTGATCCATCTGCTGACGTACTATTCTTTCCAAATGTAATTGTACCCATTGAATTAAGCATTGTTTGCCAAATTTCATCTTTGGTGCCAGGTGGTGCTGTAATTACCGTACCTGGAACACTAGTTCCGCCTGTAAGATTTGCATCAAATTTTATTAGTCCGCCTGTATTAAAAAAGTAACGTCTTTCATCTGCATTTTCCCACGTTACTGTTATTGTATGATTAATACTTCCATTCCAACTTGACTGTCTTGTATTAGTATCTGCAATTGAAGTTGAAAATTGTGTGCTATCAAACACATCTCTATCGTCTAGAATGTTTTGTGCAGCAGCTTCAAAATCTGCAAATCCTTCTGCTTGATCTTCTGTTGCATCAGCTGATGTTCCTCCCGGACCTATATCAGCTGCATATACACCAACTATTTCTCCTATTGACGGAGCTGCGAGACCATCTGGATTTGTCCAAGTAGGCGGATTTCCTGTTTGGTGTGTTCTTGCTTTTACTAGATCATTAAAAAGTAATTGCATGTCATTAGCATATATGATATCATTATCTGCTTTTGACTTGCTTTCTAATGTTCTACCATAACCATTTTGTGCGCCATCACCAGGTCCAAGAACATTACTTATTGTACTTCGTATTGAGTTATATACTGATGAGTTAACTAAATCTGTGACCGCTGGCATTCATATTCTCCTAAAGTTTTAATATACACTCTACTAGTTTTTCGTCTTCACTTAAATTTGTTTCTAGAGCTATACCAACTAAAGGATTGCCATTAAAGTGTGTACTTGCGCAACCTTCTGCATCTACATAAACTTTGTCACCCTTTGCTACAGCGCCTATGCATCTTACAGGAACACGACCTTCAAGTGCTATTGCTTGACCTTTTGCTTCTGCATTCATTAGATATGCAGGCTTTTCAGATATAACACCTACTGGAAAACTGTCTAGCACACATGGTGCAATTTCATATTCACCTGCTGTACATACATACATAACTGTTCCTACAGGATGATCTTTTTCTACAGTGTATTTTTCTGCTAAGTCAGCAAACTGTGCTTGAGTAGCTGTACCTTGGAAAATATCTGCAACAATTTTTGTATTATCACCGTCTTGCTCTCTAACAGCAATAGTACCACCAGTATTAGCTGCTGTTGCATAAGAGTAAGAAGATCCTGAATTTCCTATTCTAATTTGATTTGCTTGATCTGCTGTACCTTTAAAACTTGTAGCATGGATTTCATTGAATTCCTCACCAGTGCCGCCTATGTTGAAACTACCATCACTGGCACCGGGGACAATTCCTGCAGCGGTAATTGATATCGAATGTGTTAACTCTCCTGTACTAGCCGCTTTAAGTTCAAAATCTATTTGGTTGGCATCCGCACTTGTATTCTTAATCAAACCGGTGACATTATCTTCGCGCATAGTAAAGTAAAAATTACTATGTGTTACTAATCCTGCTGATAAATTTAGCTGTGTTGAAAATGTTGGTGTTCCAGCTTGAACAAAATTTTCAGCTGATAATCCATTTAACGATTCTGCGTTTGTTGCTGTACCATGGAACCTAAATCCGGTTGATGTAACACCAGAAGCCGGTGTATCACGTAAAGTAATACCTTGTTGAATATCACTAAATCCTTGTATTTCGTTATCAGCACCCGAACCTAATGTAAATGCTACTGGCGATATAACAAATACAACATTGTCGTTAACTGTTGCTGTAATAATACTTCTGGAGACACCATTTGGTGACGTGTTATCAAGTACTGTTCTACTAACCATTTGTGTTTGGCCTTCACCAGCATCTTGTGGTCCAATTAGGACAAAGTTTGAACCATTAAACACATAAAGTTGTTCGTTAGCACTATCCCACCAAAAATCACCGTTTGCTAATCCTGCTGGCTGAGCACCACTTACTTCAGCACCTCCAACTGTTCTCCAGTTTTGGTTGCCATCTCTAAATTTCATTCTATCTGATGCAGAATCAAACCATAATTGACCGCTTAACGGTTTAGGTGGTTGATTTGCACCTGCAAAATTTTCTAGCAAGAATAAGAAGTTTTCATTATGAATTTCTCCATATCCTGCATAATTCTTTCCTACAAATTTGATGTCTGTAGTTTCGTCAAGAGTACCATCTTCCACTGTTGTGAGCGGACTCTTATTAAATCTGTCTATTTGATACGCCATTTTGTTTGTCCTATATATTTACGTGTCTACACGTTGTATTTATACTAATTTGCTACCCATGCTCCATTAGTAATAATAAAGTTTCTTTGCCCTCTTGTAACACTCAAAGTAAATGTTGGCGTTAAAGAGTTAGGTAAATTTACACCTTGTATAACACTAACAACACCGCCTGCTGCTGCGTTTACATCTACTTCGGTAAATGTAGTTGGAGTAGCAATGTCAATTGCGTCAGTTGATTGTCCTGATGCGTAAAAGAATGTTGCTATACGTGCTTCTTTTCCATTAGCAAAACTAGATGCTGGATAAAGACTGTTCAGTATTGTAATTAGTTCATCGTTTACACTAATCATTCCTGTAATATCCATAGAAAACACAATTGGTTCTGTTTGGATAGTTTGATCTGTGTAGTTTTTATTAGATGCATCAGCTGGATTTGTAGGACTATCAAGACCTGTAATTTTGCTGTTGTTAACTTCAATATCTCCAGCAACATTAAATTCAAATCCAGTTGCTCCGCCTGTCCTTGTAAGTGTTCCTGTTCCATTTAAATTTGTATTGCCAACTGAAAGTTGTGTTAGAATACCGACATTTTGTAAACTACTGTTTACAACTCCTGACCCTAGTGTAGTTGAAGAAAGTACATCTACTTCGTTTATTTTATAAGTCTTAGTAGATGCTAAATCAAAGTTTTCGCTACTAGTCCAACTTGCTGTAGATAATTGCCAATTAATTGTTTTATCTACTTGGGCTTTTAAAGTAATACCGCCGCCTGTTGCTGTTGCATCAGTTGGACTGTCTACAACACCTAATTCAATATTTTTATCAGCAATTTGTAGTGTTTCTGCTTCAGTAACAAAACTGTCACCTTCTACAGTAAGATTGCCTGTTATTCTAGCATCACCTGTTACATCTAAATTGTATGCAGGATTAGAATTAAAAATACCTACACGTTTTGAGTTAGGCTTAATTTTAATTGCACTAGTTGCATCAAGTACATCTTGTGCGCCACGTACAACAATATTAAAGTCAGCACCCGACTTATAATTTCTAATTGTAAAACCATTGTCTATAAACATTTGGGTATCGTCGTCAACACCAACTGTAACACCGCCTGACGATCTTATGTTTAATTTACCGTATAAAACTGAATCTTCATCATTTTTCATTAATCTTGATTCAGGAACAATATCTCCTAATGCACTAATTAAGTTTTCTGATTTTTCTGCTATACCATGATACTTAAATTCGTTAATGTCTATTAAGTTAATACCCTTCTTAATAATACCTTGTGGGTTCTCTGTTGTAACTAATCCAGCAACAAGATTATTAGGTAACGGATTAGGTGTAAATGTTTCTCCTGATATTACAGAATATAATATTTCATTGACAAAAAGTTTTAGTACAGTTTTAGGATTTAAATCTGTATCAAAAATTGTATCGGTAACAAATCCACTTTTTCCTTGTAGCCTACTATATGCAGGACCAATCAGTGTCCATTCTGAACCGTCATACAAGTAAAATTGTTTTTCCGCTGTACTAAACCAAGTATCTCCTGGCACTGGTCCGCTTGGAAATGTTTCACTAATAAAACTACCAGCTGCTGACTGAAAATCAGTACCATCAAAAACTTTTAATTTGTTTTCGCTAGTGTCATACCAAAGCTGGCCGCGTAACGGTGCTACAGGCTGATTTGGATTAGCAAAATTTTCTAAAATTTTAATAAAGTTTTCATTTAAAAATTCGCCATATCCTGTATAGTTCCTGCCTACTAATGCAAGATCAGTTGTATCTGTATCTAGTATCCCGTCAACTAGTTCTGTAAGCAATGTTCCGTCTGTTTTATTTAAATTATAACTCATGTTGTTTCCTAAGCATTGTCAGCAAATATAATATAGTTTACTGTAGCGAAAGGAGGCATAATATCTAGCTCTAAGCCCAATCCACCACTTCTATAATTACCTTGTCCATCTGTACCGCCCTCGTCAATAGGACCACTACTTGGAATACCACTTGTAGTTTGGGCTCCTTGTGCAATATTCAACGGTTGGTTAATACTGTTTTGTTCTGATACTGTATTATCTAGTATCGCATAGTGTTGTGTACCACCTGGTGATTTAAGATCGTGTTCGTGATCTGGTAAGTGTTCTTTTGTAATGTCTTTAAATTCACTACCTGACGATTTACCTACTTCGTCAGCATTTGAATTTGTTGTAACATCTGCAGGTACTCCGCCCATACTATCCATACCGAGTAGGAATCTGCCTCTAAAATCTGGTAGGGCAAAGTGTGTAGTACTCGGATTTTGGAATGTTGGATCTGAAGGACTTTTAAACTTAAATCCAATTACATCAAATAAATTGGATGCCTCTGTTTTTTTAATTTCTCTACCGTCACATAAGTACCAACCAGGAGGTGCTACATCACCGCCAAACGGTGCAATCATTCCAATTGGATTTTTTGGCACACCTTTTAATAGGTTTGATTGAGAAATTTTAAATAAACCTTGATCACCTTGTGTTCTGTTTATAAGTAACTCATCTCCAGTTTGTGTTGTTACTACAACTTGTTTAGAAGCAATAAACTGGTTACTAAGTTCCGTAGTAAATGTTTGATTTAATGAGCCTGCACCATCAAAGGTAATTTCATTTGAACTGACGTCACCTTCCATTTTGAATACAGTTTTATTATTTAATTTTGCTGCACTCGATGCTGTACCAGTAATTGTGCCTGAAACACTACCTTTAAAAAATCCTTCAAACGTGTCTGCTTTAACAGTGCCGAAACCTTCTATGTTAGGCTTGGTAAGTGCATCAGGATCTGCAACAATATTATTGCCTATATTTGTTTGTCCTTTTACAGTTAAATCTGCTCCTACTTTAGTATTTTTTGCAATACTAGCACCACCTGAAGTAATTATTGCACCTTCTGTTAATACATCATTAAATGAATTATCTGCATCTTCAGTGCCTGCTACTTCTAAATTACCTGAAAATTTGCCGCTACCTGTTACATCTAATGGTACTTGAGGATTGGTATTATTAATACCTACATTAGTATCTGATTTTATCTGTACTACAGTTTGCTCGCCTTGATCATTTTTTACTTTCAATGCAAGACTAGCACCATTAAAATTACTCTTTACAACGCCGCCTTCGCCTGATGCTTCAAGTGCTAATTGCGCATTTGCACCAACTTGTACACCTTGATTGTTTTTTACATAAAGTGTACCATTTGCGGTTGTGTTAACATCTGCACGTAAAAAATTAGAAGAACTAATATCATTGTTACCTATTCTCAATGCATCTGAAGACTGTGCTACTCCGTTATATTTGGCGTTGGTACCTGCTAAAGTTAAACTTGTTAAATTCATACCAGGCTTAATTTCTGAAAACCCTCTAATATTAACTTTAGGAATAAATTGGTCTTTTGACAGTATGATTACAGGAACAGCGTCAATTTCTATTTTTAATACGGTATAAGTTTTATCATCAGTACCTACTATTGTGTCTGGTCTAGTGCCCGATGTTAATCCGTCACTAAATTCAGGACCTACTAAAATCCAACTTGCTCCATTGTTTAAATAAAGTTGTTGGTTACTAGTATCTACCCATAAATCTCCAATAACACTATTTCCAACTTCAGGTTGTGCGGCACCTTTTTTAACACCGCCTGACTCAACCCAGTTAGTTCCGTCATAAACTTTTAATGTATCAACACCTACTGATGTATCATACCATGTTTGTCCTTCTACTGGGTTAGAAGGAGGATTATTATTTGCAAAATTTTCTAAAATATGTAGGAAGTTACTTGCTATTGCTTCGCCATACCCAGTTGTATTTCTTCCAGGTATAGCTAAACTTGTGTCAGAAGTATTAATTTCTCTATCTTCGACAATTATAGCACCTTTGTTTATGCTATCTGTAAACTGGATTTGGTAAGCCATTAGCTATTTCCTCCGCTAAGACTTTGTACTCTTACAGTATAATCTACTTGTATAAGTCTGTTTAAACTCTTTTGTACAGGATGAAATATAACATGTGTTAATAGTCTTCCATTTCCTAATACTCCGTCTGAACTTGCACTACGTAATCCTAATTCGTCAAATACAAAAGCATTATCAGCATCTGATGCTGTATCAAATGCATCTTGTCCGTTAGGCTCACCATAATCTAGCAAGCAGGAAATAACTATATCTGTATAGTTTGTACCATTTAAATGTCTTGTTTCAATTCTGTTTCTTGTAGGATCGTTATTATCAGTATTTCTATCATCTACAATTTTACTAAATGTTTGGTTATATAGTCCTGCATTAGTTCCTGTACTATTAGGTGTAAGATACGTAATAACACCTGTACTATCAATATTAGTACCGCCATTTCCAAAGCTCATAACCGCAATAGGACCTTGTCCAGCATTACCTAAACTTTCTGCAAGAGCAATACTCATGTTCTCATAGTGTATAGCATTCTTTTTGTTTACAAAAATTTCGCCTGACTTTGGATCATGTATCTTGATATGACCTTGTACATATACACCGCTATTTTCATTAATTTTGTTTGTCATTTTTTATTCCTACATGTGTATTTATTCGGGTAATTCACTTATTGCTCCGCGCAAGAAATTACCAATGTCATTTTGAACATCTTTAAGTGGAGTTCCTGGGTCAGTCCACAATTTACCTACTTTCCTAATAACAATTAGCTTCTGATTTTCTTTCATAGGTTCAGTAAGTGTTAAAATATTACCGTTTACACTAAACTCTGCTGGTGTATTTACGTCACCTTGTGGCGAATCAATAGCCAATGTTGGATCAAACTTTTGTATAGCATTTTTGTTTAATCGTTTGCCAGCGGCAAACACTTCAAATTCATTAACGCTTCCAGGTACAAAGTCAAGTGTAAATTCAGTTTGTCCTTCAGTTACAGGGTCTACTGGTGACCAAACAATAGTTTCGTCTTTGTAAGGGATATTTTTATCTATAGAGCCACCGTAAATTTTAGTTCCTACTGGATAAACTGGCTTTGCTCCTGTCCCTAAAGTTCCCCTTCTTAGTTGTCTAAGTTCGTTATTAGTTTTAGCAAAATATTCTATACGTTCGCCGTCAATCCATATTACGCCTGGCCTGTTAGCACGTTTGTCTGGGTTAGGTAAAAGCTCTGCGTTTTCTACTATAACTACTTTTAAGTCATCATATTTTAGATCTTGTGCTAATTCTATTCCTTGATTATTATCAACCCTCTTATAGTGTGTTCTATTCAATATGTCCTTGAATTGCTTCCATGCTATAGTCGGTGTACTAATAGGTGCTGTAAAATGTATTACATCAACAACATCATTTTCACTTGGTTCGTTTACAAGATGTATTATTCTTCCGTTTGGATCTAGTTTATAATCAACTGTAGGTGTAAGCATATTACCATTCAACATAACCCAAACATATTCTACGCCTAATGCAGGTTGTTGTAATAAAATTCTTCCTGCTGTTAGAGCATGATATTTAGAATAATTTTCAGATCCAGGTGTAAGAGTACTTCTATTAATAACATCATAACTTATTCTATGAATATCCAAAACGTCATGATTTGTAAATGTATACACATTCATTACAGCGTCTTCAGCTGGGGCTGTTTCAAATACAACTTGATCACCAATTATATTGTATCCGCTGTTCCTTAAATATATGCTTAAAACATCTCCGTTACTTACTAGATTATTTTCTAATATAATTGAACTTGTACCAATGTTAATTAGGTAGTCTTCAACTTGGGTAAGTTTAGATCCGTTTAAGTAAACTTCTAACTGAGCTGCAACAATACTCGAAGGTGGTACTTGGAATGTGTCTAGAGTATACTCACGAATTCTATCATTTGTGATTGTTAATACTTTAGAATAACCTGGCTTTTGTATAACTCCATCAATTTCTACAATACTAAAGAACTCTGCTGGTGTTGCATACTGAGATGCAATAGAAAGATTATAAACTGTACTCGAGCCGTCAGCAACTATAGAATCTTTATTAACTTTACTGTAATTAATTTGTGTATTATTAGAATATATTTCATAATCAAGTCTTGTACCAGCTACTGGTGCAATTGGTGAAAACTTAAATTCTATAAATCCGTTGTCACTTTTTCTTGCAATTAACTCTGGACCGTCTGGTATAATACCATCTCGTCTTAAAAAGATACTGTATCTATCATTCCACATAATTTGTGTTTCGTAAATATCTTTACCATCTTCTGTAAGAATAGTTCCTATATCGATAATATTTTGCCCGTTAACTCCTATAGTTAATATAGTCAATATTTGATCTTGAGCCAGCGCATTGTTAAATGTTATTTTTAAATTTTTATAATCTACAGTATATTCTGATTTATCAACTATTGTATTACCTAATTTTACAATAACAGCATCTTCAGAATTAGGAAGTAAACCTAAAGGATATTCTGTAGTACTTCCGTCTGTTAGATAATTTTGATTATAAACTTGACCTTGACCTTCACCTGTTCTTTCATAAACAGTAATATCAACACTATCTAAAACCTGTCCTGCTACTAATTCTTCAGGACCTTGGCTAGTAAGCGGAGTAACAAATAGATCACCGTCTAGTATTATGTCATCTGCATTTACGCCAGCAGCATTTCCATAATCTATAGTGCCTCCATCTAATTGTGTATCATATGAATCAGGATCAGGTAAGAAACTACCATCTGATGTAATCTTTCTTATAGTAAACACATCACCGTCATTTAATTCAATGTCGTTATCTGCTAAATTAATAATTGTAGTAACACCGTCGCCTGTTATTGTTTGTATTAGTGCATTTTGATTGTTACCATTTGGATATAACGGATCGTCAATTCTAATTGCTTGCGCTTGGCCAGCACGTTTTAAATAGACATTGTATACTATTTCATCTTCAAGTGGCTTAGATAACTCTACAGCAACAGTTGTACCATCAGCAATGAATACTTCATCTTCAAAAGTATTATCATAACTATCCCAAGTATCTGTACCATAATCGTCTACCATCCAACCTGATGTGCCTTCGAAACCAAAACTTTTAACTTCAACGCCGCCGTAGTCAACACCTGTCATAAGCTGGCCTAAATTTTTGCCAAGCATTCCAGTAGTTGGACTATAAAGTTGATTAATTCTATCTTGTGCATTAAGCATCAAAGGATTCTTTTCATATTCAACTACAATAATGCTGTTTAATTCAGGTGCTGTTGTGAATTGAATTTGACCAAACTGTCTATTGTATGTGTAAGTTTTATCTTCTATATTTGAAAAAGTATATTGACTACGTAATAGTAATTCACCGTTGACAGTAACCTTAACTTTATTTCTCTTTAAGTTCATAGGATACTTTAGTTGGAAAGTATCATTGATTGCTGTTCCTGTAAATGTTTCTGTTTCTGGCAATGACAGTATAAAGTACTCGCCTGAAACTCTATCAAATTTCATTTGAACATTTAGTGTTCTAACAACAGTTTCACCAATTTGTGCAGACGCAACGGCTGTTGTAGAATCATCTGCACCCGAACCTGATATTGTTACAGTTGGTGCGCTTAAATATCCAGATCCTGGATTAGTTACTATAATTTTAACTACTTTTCCGGCGCCTAAATACGCTCTTGCTGTAGCGCCGGTTCCGCCGCCGCCGGTAATTGTAACAGTTGGAGGAAATGTATATTTGCTACCTCCATCATAAATGTTAATACCTACAACTTTAAATCCATTATTATCTTTCCAATTTTTTGCAGGATACTCGTCAAAGAATGCATCAACACCGATAATTTCATTATCAATAACTTTAACAGGTTTTGTCTTAATTGCATTTTCACTAAAGTCATAGAATGGTGGTAAATCAAAATCTGCTGTAACTGTATTAGTATTTTCTAACTTATCATAAGAGCTTACATATTCTCTAATATTAGTTTTGTAAGGTTTAACTTCTCTAATATAATCATTGTAACTACTTAAATTATCATTTTGATAATTAATTTTTTCAGTTAAGCCGCCAACATTATGTTTTGCTTTAACAAAACTAGTTTTGTAAACCCAGTCAACATTTTGCTGTTCAGATAGTACATATCTTATACTTGCAAAGAATAGTTCTTGCCATTTAATTTTTAAGTCATCAACAAAAATGTCATTCTTCAAAGCTTCTAATATTTTTCTTGCTTCTGTAACAGGCTCTGTATCAAAGAATCTATTATCAAAACCTAATAAATCATAACCAACTGTATTTTCTACAACATCGTAAAGTTTGCTACTGATTTCTATAGTGCCGTTTTGTCTACCTATAGTTTCATAATCAATTGTATAATCAGCACTGTTAGTATTCTTAATACGTTTAAGTAAGAGCCAACCGCCTGTTCCGATATTTGCAATTTTAACAATTTGTCCGATTTTTGCGTTTGCCGATAAAAGCTGATAACTTTCATCAACACGATGATCAATTCTAGTAAACTGATTAGTGTTAGGTGCATACCAATCAATATATTTCCAATATGCTGTTGTATCAAAACTTGAAGACAATTTTCTGTCCCATAAGCCCGAAGTTGCATTCCAACTGTAAATAGCCCACTTATTATCAACAGTAATGTCATTTTCTACATAGATTGATACAGGTCTAACGGTAATAACAGTGTTTTCATCGTACCCTGTGCCGCCATTAATTATGTTTACTTTGTTAATTTGTCCTAGTGGATTAATTTCTAAATTAAAATCTAAACCAGTACCTTTACCTACAACAGTAAAACTAGGTCCGTGTCTAACTGTTGAAGTTTCTATATTATAAGTAGGATCTGCATATCCTCTACCTGTATTGATAATTCTGATATCAGTTACTACGCCGTTATGTACTGACGGTATTAAAGTTGCTTGTGCAATTTTGTTTGTACCAATAAATTGTACTTCGTCCAAAGTGTCTACTTTGTAATCATAAAGTCTTTCAGTAACAAATGGAGGTTGATCAACGCTATTTAATGTGTCAAAACTAAAGTCATCAACAATAATAGTTTCTTGCAAGGCAATATTAGCTCTTTCAATTACTTGCTTAAATGCTTCTTGTCTATTTACAAACCAACTTTGTCTAGGACTATTTAAATTGCCGTATTTGTCTGCAGGACTAAGTTCAGGATCAGGTACTGTACGACCCCTATCATCATAACCAATTAAACTATCAATCCATTTTCTTTCCAAATCTGCTCTAGGAACACTTGTTTCTAAACCTTCAGTGACCAATTGATATTCTAAATGTCTATTTTGCTCTTGTGTATCTTGCGTATAATAACTTACGTGCAGAGCTACTTCTTTATCTTTTATCAAACTTTCACCGTTGTAAATAACAAATCTGTTATCACTAAGTAGAGCAACAAACTGATATCCTTGTCCTCTTGGGTCTCCAATTAGTTTTGCAACTTCTGATGCCGGTAAACTTCTATCTTCTGTTGCGGGTATTGTTAATTTATTTTTTACCCAGAAGTAATATTTTGTATTAAAAGTTTTTGTTGCTGAATTATATGAAAGTTTTTGGCTATATGCATCTACACCATACTTAGATTGTCCGCTTATGCCTTGAGCGAAACCTCTAGCTGTATCTGCTAGTGTATCCCACTCATCTGGAGGAATAGAACTTTCTACCCACTCATAGACATCAACAGAATAGTTAGGAATTAATTTGCTCCAGTAGTTTGCTTGAGTGGCTACATCTTCTTGATATGCATTAAAGAATTTTGCGGTTGATAAATCCCACCACAATTTGCCCACATACTTTTCTTCCCAGTTGTCAGTTTCACTAAAGAAGTTTGGCAAACTTGTGACATTATATCTAGCTAAATCAATATTAGATTTAAATGTTAATTCTTGTTCAGCAGGTCCTGCTATCTTACCTTGCACAGGATCGATGTAATCAATGTATGATACTAATTTATCTGTAACAGTATTGTACAAGTAAACTGACTTAATTGCATTAACGTCTACAACATTGTTTGGTGTTCTAATAGTTGTCCAGGGTTTTTGATCAGCAGCAACCTTATAATCAACCCAACTACCAGGATTGATTCCTACTTCGTCTACATTAGGATCTCCAGGTATACCAACATATATGTGGTTTTTATTTGCTAACACTTGGTCGCCAAACCTACCTGCTTGTAATACTGTAGAATCACCGCCGTAGTCTAATTCTTCTCCAAGAATATATGCGTCTTTTATAAACTGATAAAGTCTTACACTTCCGCTGTCTATTTTCTTATCCGGGAATGTTGTAAATGTTTCATCAAAGGATGTTTCGCCGCTATCAAAGGTTGTATTGGTTATTATATCTCCGGCGCCGCTACTTACAGCAATCAAGTCATTTGTTGCGGTAACTTTAATACCAAATCTTTCAGCAGGTGTTTTCGTACCTGACAATGTTTGGTGTAATTCATACTGTAATCCGTCTTTAGCATAAACGTAAACTTTACCTGCATGATATGCATCTTCACTGTTTTCAGGATCTCCAATAACAATAATGTTTCCATTTTCAGATATATCTAAACTACTACCCCAACCAGTATTAGAAACTGGTGCAACAATAGTTTGACTTAAAACATATCTGTCATCTAGTATTCTATAAATTAAAACTTTGTTATCTTGGTCAACTGATTCATCTGTAATAATACTCGTTACAAGAATTTGTCCATTTTCGCTAACTTTAACTTGCTTTGAAAAATCAATGACTTGCTCGTTTAAATCGTCAAACACAGGATCATTGTAAATATTAACATCATTTGGAAGTGTTGGTAGATAATTTACTTGGTTGCCTAATATTTCCCATTTTAATAAATTTGTAGGAATAACATTTTTGTTAAAAGTCAATGCACTATACAACTGATTATCATATAATACAATTTCTCCAGTTTTGTAAATTGCATCCGGAGTGTATGGTCCTCTATAATGAGGATTTATGTCAAGAGCAAATCTATATGTTTTTCCGTATTTGTCAGTACCGTGTTTAATTACGGTAAGATTTTCTTTAGACCCTACATAGAATCTATATAAATCTCCATCTTGGCTTACAGCAACTTGTTTACCTACATTGCTACCTGTTGAACTTCCAGGAATAGTATATGTTCCTTGATTTGTCCAAACGCTTCCTACACTACTAAAGATACTATAAACACCTTGATTAGTAGGTTTGCTATCTGTTGATCCTGATGTATCTACAGGAAGATTGTAAACAAGTCTCCAGTCACTATTAGATGTGCTAGGTATGCTTGCTTGGGCTTCTGCTCCTGCTTCTGTTAAATTTTCTTTGTATATCCAAAACTCTTTGTTTACATATGCAAAAGTATTTAGATCAGCAAACTGTTCCAATCCACCATATGATTCAGGATGTGCAGGAAACGGTGTTCCCCTTTCCATTACAGCAATTTTTCCTGTATTTGATCCTGTTAAAGAAATTTTATTAATAGGTCCCATAATACGCAAGTTTGCTTGCGGTGGATTTCCTTCTTGTGTTTCTAATAGCAATCTATTACCTTGTGTAAAGTTTCCTGTAACTTCTTTAAGATATACTCTACCTTGGTTAATATTACGTCTTATATAATATGCTACTCGACCTCTTGCACCGGTGATCTCATCTCTAATAAAATCACCATCAGCTCCGCCTATGTTTACAATATTTCCTAATGTGTCTGTAAATACTTTACCCTCGTATGCAGGCTCAAAGAAGTCACCAACATCAGTATCTTGGTCTGATAATATATCAATATCTGCTGTTTGGAATTTTGTAAATGTAAAGTCAATATATCCTTCCCATACATCAATAACAGTATGCAAGTTATCATTTAGATAAGATGCTTCGATGCCAAGTAATGATTCGTCAACTGGATCTGCTTGGTCGTCGATAGCAACCCTAAACTGATCACCTGGTTGGTTAATTTCTCCAGCAAGCGTAGGTGGAACTCGCATTAGCCATCTTGGATCTAAAATATTTTGAATGCCGTCAACATCTTCGTTAATGTATGCTCCGCCTCTATGAGATAATATTCCAATAAATCCAGGTTCATCTCTATCTGGGAATAACGTACCATTTACATCATTAAGAATATTTTTATAAAAATTAGGAATTGTTCTTGCATAGGAATCAGTATTTTCATCATAAACTAGTATATCTCGATACACTAAGCCATAAGCAGGAACACCATAATCTTTTGTTTCTGTAAATTCGTCTGACGTAACATATGTACCATTAGTATTGATATACCACCAGCCACCGATGCCGCCTGATGTACCATTAAAATTAGGTTGGGTATATGTACCAATTTCAGTACCTGCAGCATTTGATATTGTGCCGTTTTCTGTAAATACACCATTAGTGTCTTTAGTATAAATTACTAATTTAAAATCTCTTGTAAATGTTTTGAAAACAGTTGCAGAGCCACTAGGTGTTGAAATAACATCACCTTCTTCAGGCGGGTCTGTATATGGTTCAAGTAGTAATACACTATCAACCTTTTCAATAATTTCATGTTCGCCGTCTATAAAAGAGCCACCCGGTTCGTTGTATTGTGCTTGCACATTTTGCGAATTGATTCCTGTGGGGAATAGTTCTACTGAAGTATTTGGTCCTTCATTTCTATTAAAGTTTGTATAAAAATTCCAATTTAGAACAAGTTTATCTTTTACTTTAGTGCCTCTATATTGATCAAAAGGCGCAGCTATTAATAAGTGATCTGTTTCGGTATTAGGTAAGTAAGGACTTCCTTGTAAAACTAATGTAAGTAAACTACTATCACTTTGTCTTTCTAAATTTGTATAGCTATCAAATGTACTAAATGCAACACTACTACTTTCTGGAGTAATAGTTCTTATAGACTTCCAATAGTTTTCATTAAACTTAACAATATCATTTTCGCTATATGCTGAAGTTTTACTATAATCTCCTTTATAACTAGATGCAACTCCACTTGCTGTACTAGATCCTACTATAATAAACTTTCCATCGGGGCTCATTGCAACACTTGCACCAAATCTATGATCGTCATCCATTGGATACAATGCTGTATCTAAATCTAATTCAGATTCGTATAAGAAATTGCGTAAATTTGACCCTCTTTGATAGGTATAAACTTTACCCTTATTATTATTTGCACTGTGATCTGCTATTGCTATTCTTGTATTAGCACTATTCACAGTCATTTCTGAACCAAACTCGTAAGTACTGGAAGGATCGTAATTTGCAGGGTTATTATAGTGATCTGCATCTAAAAATGCATCAGTTCTTTCAGCAACAAGCCAATCTTTAGTAGTTCCGTCTATCCAAATCTTTTGTTGATTTGCAACTCGATCTTCCATTACATAATTTGCATTTTTAACTGTATCAAATTTGACTGATCTTAATTTACTGATATATCCGTCTACTTCTTCTAATGCTTCTATGCTTTGATTTGCACTAGCAAATACATCAATTTGTGTAGGTCTAACTGTTTCTATAATGTAAAACGCATCATTTGCTGTTGAAGTGTTAGATACTCCTATAATATCGCCAACCTTAAATGAATGTGCTTTATTAAGATAGAAAGTACCTCCAGGATTTGCAGGTAATTCTCGTGCATCAGCACTTGCACTAAATGCTTCAATTTTAGTAACTCTTATATCTGTAGTAATATGCTGTACTACATCCCAGTCTCCAGTTTTTCCTGTTATCCATATATAATCATTTGCGCCTATTCTATCAATATTTGCTGTTAATATATCATTTCTGTCGTTAATTCTGTAAACTACATCACCTTCGTAAACATAACCAGCATCTCTTGTGTATTGATTATAAAGATCTACTACTGGAAATGGTTTATGATCGTAGTTTTGAGGCTTTTTATATATGTCACTAGGAGTTAGTTTATAAATAGTGTCGGTATCGTTAGCCGGTTTACTTAACACAAGCTCTATAGGCTGTGGATTAGTTTTTATTTCTGCTTCGTCAATTAGAAATTCTACTTCTTCAAAGTTATCTGTAGCACCATATTGTCCTAACCTAATAGCCCATTCTTCATAAAACTCTAAACTTTCTTTATCTGCGCTTGCTAAAGCATCAAACAGTTTTGTTAAACTATTTTTTGTTCCTTTATCTTGCAACATGCCTTGATAAAATTTATATTGACTTACATCATCATTAATAATATTTTCAAGATACTTACGTTTTTGATATCCTATTAAATGCTGAGCATGTTTTTGCTGTTCAATATCAAAATTATCTGTATCAAGATCATAAAAGTCAGCAAACTGATTAACTTTATATTCAAAGTTTGTTAATAGTTTAGATTCTGGTCTTTCACTTAATCTTTCCCATTGATTATCGATGAATACTTCTGTGCCACTGATATTGTTAGTTGCTACATAGTAAAATTCTTTGTACTTAATTAGTTTGCCGATACCATAATCTTTCCAAGGTTCCCAATCTCTTACTTCAGCTTCATCATAAATGAATCCTGGAATATTAAGGCCACCGCTCCAGTTGTCACTTCTATACCCTGTAACCTTTATACGTTCTTGTCTATAGCCCGCTTCTTGATCATAAATTACATCACCAAACTCTGTTACGTTGTCTAAAAGAATTACATGTTCTCGTTGTACTAACGGCAAACGTATACTATAAATGCCATCTGCTGTATTTTTTACAGACAACCCAAAATCATTTTCACTGTCTCGTGCAATGCTACTAAACGATCTGTCTAATTTTCTGCCGTCGGCCTTTAATAAACTATAATCATAAAAATCATCAAATATATTATCAACTACATGATAGGGTTTATTAAATTTAATTTGTTGAGCACCAGGACTAATCGTAAGCACACTTCCTGCGGCCCAATTTTGTGTAGTCCAGAACATAAATTCTTTAACACTAAATGTCCAGTCCTCAACTATTTCGATATCATTATTATAATATTCAAATATAAATCCTTGTGCTTTTAAATATGCTTCATATCCTAACAAGAAGTCTACAACCGCTTGTACACTATTAAGTTGAGTTCCATATGATATTGTTTTAACACGGTTAGTAAATTTACGTCTTAGAACACTATCTCTACCGCCTACTTGTGGCAATGCAGCAAGTTTAGACATTTTATCATCTGCAAATGTTGTTCCACTAACATGACTTTCTTTCACTCTATAAAAGAAACTATCAAACCTAACATTTTGTCCTTTAATATATTGCTTTCCATTATCCCAATCTACAAATGATTCCGATATGCCTCCAACATTGATACTAGGATCTGATTGTGTTTCAATTGCTTCAAAATAATCAAACGAACTTTTAGCCTGATCGTATCCTTTTATAATAAATCCGCCAGTTGCTTTTTCAATAACAACACCACTGTAGTTTGCAATAGTTACTGGAGTAGAGGTATTTAAAAATAATTTGTAGTTTTCTGGTGGAACAAATACATTGCCTTCATTTAGAGGTGTTCTACTATCTAAAATTAATTTAAATTTACTTTTATCAGTAAATCCTCCAACTTTTAATGCAAGTTTATTTTTTAGAGTAGTTAATGTATTTTGATATTCGTCATAATTTGTGTTTATATCACTTACAATATAATTGTAAATGTAGTTTACTAATCCAGAAGTTATGACACGCTGATTATCTGTATATGTATTTGGAAATACCAAATCTCTTAATCTTAAAATAGTATTTGACTCACTGTATACAATGTTGCCTACAGCATTTCTTGACATTCTTGATAAATCATAGCCTAGTCCGATTACTTTTGCTGGTTGATTTAATATCCAAGATGTAATTAACGCAAATGGATATTCACTACCACGTCTCCATGCTGTTTCAGTAGGTGTTTCGTCGCCAAATGTATATGCATCTCTAGCTCTAATAGCAACATAATTTTTTGCATAGTTGCTATCTAACGGACTTAAAAGTTTTCCGTTGGAATCTACTGGAATATGATTTAGTAAACCTGGTCTTTTGTATTTAGAATTTACTACTGTAGGTACGCCAGGTTGGCGAATTACACCATTTTGTAAATCTTCCCATAATACAAAATTGTTGGCTGTGTAGGGTGCCGGCCCGTATACTTCTTCCCACCATTTTGGTTTAATTGTAAAGCCGAGCATTTCCCAAGGATGAGTATGAGGACGATCTGTATCATAAGCATCTTTATAAACAGCTCTCCAAAAACCTGGTAATTTTTTACCAGTAGGTGAAGACATATTTTTATAATTGTATCTAAATGTAAAAGTGTCTTTATAAAAATCGTTATTGGTATAATTAGGATCGCCTGCGATAACAGTCCATTGTACAAAATCAGATACCATGCCTGTATCTATGTTTGCTCTTTCAAATCCTGTGTCTCTATAGTTTCCGCCTACAAAATCATGAATATTAAAAATATCAGGATTATATTCTTGCTTTAAGTTATTGTAAACTCTTCTTTCAAATTCTAATATTAAATCGTCTCTAAAATCGTCATATGCAAACACAATACTACCGTCGTGTCCTTGAATAACTTTTCTAGGTGTTTCATAGGTATCGTCGATAAAAATTTCTGGTTTGTACTTAGGATACAGTCCTAACTTTGTAGGAGTTGCAGGAACAAAACAACCGTCTGTTGTATCGTATTCGTATATTTCAAGCTCGTCTCCTACTTGTAAAGTTGTAAGTACTTTTACGAAACCTTCTTGTGTAAACTCGTAATCTGAGCCGTAACAAAGAGATTTACCATTTAGGTAAACCATTACGCTTCTGTTACTTAATTGGTCTAAGTCAAAGTATTCTGATAATGCAAAAAATTCGCTATCACTTGCTCTTACAATATGAGTTGTGCCTTTTGATGCACCATGTGGTATCATATCTGAAAAGTAAAATGGCATACCTTCAGTTTTTTGACTATTAATTTCTGCTATAATGTTATCAACATGTTGTTTTATTGGACCGTCATATCCTAAATTTTCAGCAACTTGAATAAACAATCTTTTAAACTTTGCGTATTCTAATCTTGCATATTTTAATGCCTTTATAATGTTTGCGTTTTTATCTGTAAGATGATAACTTGCAAGAGCAATTGGGCCAGTATGTTTAACAAATCTTGTTCCGTTTTTAACAATAAACCCTAAGTCTCTTAGGTTGCTTGATCCTGGAAAAATGTTTCCATTATAATCAAAGGTATTTTCTATTATTGTACCTACATGGTCATTTACTTCTGCAATAGTAAAATCTTTAATATTTTCGTTTAAAGGATTTCTTTCTAAATTATAAGCAAGTTCATAATACCCATTTTGATTAGATGGTGTCTTAGAAAAACATCTTAAAATTAAAATATCTCCAGTTTTAAGATTATCAGTAAAAGTAATATACGCAATACCATTAATTCTGTTGATAGTATAATGTACTTCTTCTTTCCTAAAGTAACTATTAACATAAACTTTTACTTCTAAATCATTTAAGTCACCACTACGGTCAAATACATCTACAGCAAAATCATTAAGTTGATCTTCTACATCATATTGTTTAATTACAGCCTGTTTACTAAGTTGATTTGCTTTTTCCCAACCATTTTTACTTTTAAAGTTCGTAATATTACTGTACTGTCTCAAGTAACCCGTTTCTGTATTGACTTTAATTTTTTCGTTATCTTGTTCGTATACAAAGGCATCAGTTACTAGCGGAAAATTAAATTGTATATCACCAAAGTTTTCTATAGCTCTGTATGAAAGAGGGAATCCTAATTCACTGTCGTTAGTACCAGTTCCAATCTTGTAAGCAAAAAGTTCTGTTCCTGCAAATGTTGATGCATTATAAGTTGAAAAACTATTTCCCATTGTATCAAATACATCGAACTTTGGTTGTTGGTTAACCTTTACTTTTTCTTGTGATGCAACCCACGATGTTCCGTCGAAGTAAAATAATTTACCTTTGTATATGTCTCCGCTTTTAACTAGAACAGTTTCATTTTCGGTTGGTATTGCATCATCATCTTCAATTAAACTTATTTGCCTTATATTGTCAATTAAAATAAATTTAACTTTGTAAATTTTTCCTCTAACAAGACGGTCAGTATCTGCATTAAAAATAACACGCATTCCGTCTGCAAGATTTACATTATCAATATTATAACCTGTAGAACCTTCTACTGTACTAAAAGCATCAGTAGTTTTATAATCAATTAAGTCTACATCATGTTTTGCTTGAGTACCATAATTAAATAATTTTAGTCCTGCATTAAATTCAATAATTGGCCTTGACGCCCTAGCAGATTGATCAATACTAGGAACACTATCATTATATTCTGCTGACTTTTCTATAACATCTCTATGGAACCATTTGTTATATCTTGACCATGCATTTCTATCAGGACTAGCTCTATTAATTACAATATAATCTTTTGTTTCTGCAAAGGCACTAGCATTACCAAATGGCAATCTATCAAATCCTTCGCTGTCAAATGGTACTAATTTATTTCCGACATAACTGGCAGGAATAACTAAATCTAATTCGTTAATTAATCTAATGCTTTCGCCTACACCTTCTACAAAAAATTCTTTATCTTTGTAAAACTCAGGAGTTACATTTCCAGCAAATTTTATTTTTAGTCCATTTGATAATGCAACCTTGTTAGCACTTGTATATTGCTTTTTACCAACAATTTCGTTAACATCTATTGATGTATTTTCAATTATATCAAATACTTTAATATACCCACTTGTGTTTATATCACTTTGGCTTACATAATATAATTGATCAGGTGCATTATACGGAACGGTGAATGTAATTTTACCTTGTTCAACATTAACTGGGTCAATTTCATTACCTTCTAAATCAACGGCTGTAATTCCTTGAACATATAGGCTAGAAATATTTTCAGAATCTCCAGATATAACTTTATAACTTCCGTCATTTTGTTTTTCAAGTGTAAACGGAGCATCTGAAAATCTTCTGTTAGTAGAAAACGAAAATGGATGGCCTTGAGTATCAATATCAAATGTATAAGTTTGTCCTCTGTATAATGTTAAAGCAGGATTAGGTTCAAATCCTGGAGGATCAAATTTATAAACTGTATTGTCATCTTGTACTTCAGTAGTTACTGTGTAAGTACTAGTTTCATCTTCCGACTTGCCAAAAACTGTTACAGTTTGAGGGCCATTAGGTAGCCAATAGTATTCTCTAAAGTTTGTAAATTTATCAAAACAAATATTAGGGTTCCAAGCATAGTATTCTTGGCTATTCATTAAACTATGATTAGCATTACTACCATTAAAGTTTTTAATTTGGTTTACATAGTCTGCATAATCAGCATAAAAATTTACATTACCTAAATCATCTACAGATACTGTGGCCGGTTCTAATTGCCTATTTTGTCGTTGTACAGTTACATCTTCTATGTAAGTATCATTAAGCCTATGAGCTTTAGAATTTTTTCTGCCCATATAGCCATTAACTTTTTCTGCTGATCCAGGTTGTACTAACTGATCTAATGTACTAGATAGAATCTTTTTATTTGCTTGCGTTCTAAAATACTTAGGTAAGAGATCAGTGCTTTTTCTTTTCTCTTGATCGCCTGTTGGCAATGGTGATTCTGTCTGATCGTTATCGTAAGCCATTAGTAATAACTTCCTCCACTATTTGGACTAGTTGAACTTACAAAAGAAGTAGAACTAGTTATGCCTACATTGTCTGTGTCGCTAGAAGTTACAACATTACCTGAAGCATTCAGTCTAGTTGCTGTAATTTCATCTATTAATTCTATGTTTGCTACTGTTGCACTATTGATAAAAATTTCATCCGGTTCACTTCTTATTTCAAACAAACTTCCAAATGCTTGTGTAATTTGATTTGGTACAATTACTACACTTACAAGATCAGGAGCAAGTCTGCTCATTATGTATGTTGCCAATTCTTGAAAGTAAAAAGTATCTCCAAAATCCCAATTTTCTAATGCAAAATATTGATTTATTGCTTCTATGCATCTTGTCTTAATATCGTTGTCATTTAAAACTAAGTCTTTATTTTTAACTAACTTAAATGTTGCTTGTAAATCAGTCTTTGCTGTAGAACCAAATAGTTCTTTATATTTTACAGGATGATAAATTACCTCATCACTAATAGATTTTATTTTGTTTAATTCCCTTCCATAAGTTCTAAATAATTCGTCCGAACTTGGTGGAAGCGGTTTTTGTGAAAGTTGGCCATCAATCCACAATCTATAATTTCTATCATATGTCTTAGTAAGCATAAACGTATCAATTAGATTACTTGCACTAGGATCAATTCTGTTATTGCTATCAGCTGTGTGTAAATAATGGAATTTAAGTTTATCTCTACCTATAAATGCTTTATAATCACTAATAGTAACTAATTCATTTTGTGATTGATTATACTGTTTGAAGGTATCACTTGACTGTAAGTAAAAAATATCACCGTCAGTATATGCACTAAGAGGACCTATACTTGTTTGGTTCAAAAATATCTTAATGTTTGCACTAGTTGCATCTACGTATTTGAAGTCTTCTACTCCTGTGCCAGTAATATATTTTTCTTGCATGATTAATTTTGTAAGAGGATTTATATCTTCAGCTACGATATGATCAAATAATTCAGGATCGTCAATGATACCATCATTATCTCTGTCAGCAAATGTAATTTCTATTTTCTTAGTATCTACATAACCTTCTTTGTCTCTATATGCTTCTAAGATATCAAAAGTAAAATCGCTTGTAAACGGTGATGTATTATCAGGCTGGGTGTTTATATTCAGTACTGTAATTTTATCTTTTTTAGTTTTTCCTGTTTTATTATTGTACATTGTGTCAGCACTGTCATAATAAAATTTAATTTCTTTATCGCTTTCAAATACATATTGTAAGCCACGGTAAGTAACTTTGTATGTTTCGCCATTTGTTTCAAATAATATGAGCCAACTTGCATCAAGGTTACTATTAGTTACATTACCTGAAAAGCCTGTACCAAAACTACTACGCTTATCTATATCCGATGCTTTAATTAGTCGCCAAATTCTGTTTGTTTGGTCATAACGCAAGCCAAAATCGTTGTAGGCAAATGCCTGGTCAATTATTTCAACTTTTACATCATCAGTAAGACTTTCTGCAAGTCTTGGTCTCACTTGAACTAGTCTACATCCTGTAGGTATTTTATCACCTAGTGCAATCGCACCTTGTATCTCAGTTAATCCTGGTTGAATACCGTTGCCTGAAACAGCAACTACTTTTGTCCATTTATACAAACTACTACCTACATGATCAGGAGTACCAGCCATTAAACTTCCATCACTCATAAAATGATATCCTTCAGGTGCTTGGAATTTAACTGATGTTCCTGCTTCAATATATTTTAAACTGTTAGTAGTAAAAGTTCCTACGTTGTATGCTTCACCGGTGCTCGATTCAAACTGTCCTGTAAATGTATTTGTGTCTTCACTTACTACTTTCCAAAATACATTCAAATCAAACGTATTAATTTTAGGAAACTTGTCTAGATAAAAATGCTTGACACGCTTGTTATCAAGAATAGGCTCAATTTGATTTATAATAATGCCTTCGATGTCTGTTTGTGTGTCAAAGTTAAAACTTGTTTTATCAATCGTGTATTCTTTATAAACTACACCATCATTGCCATATAAATTTGTATTACTATATTTTCCAGTTGCGTCAACTATATCAAAATATCTAGATATACCACTAGATGTTCTGTTAACACTTTTAACTTTTACAATTTCTTGACTTACTCCTAAAGGAGCAACGTTGTAATCTTCTCCTGTAATCATTCTATTTTGTGTATAGTATGTTGCAGGCGCATTTTGTTTAATGCTTAAATTTGTTTCTGTTCTGCTACCGTTAGCTACTGTAGTTTGCAGGCTTAGTGTAATTGTTAAAGTTTGTACTCTACCTTTTTTGCTAAGATAAGGAATACTAACAGTAATGTTACTAATTGCTGCTGGTGTTATCACCATATTCCTATTTTCGCTAACTCTATAATAGGCTTTAAAGTTACCTTTTGGTAGGTTTCCAAACACACCGTCTGAGAAAATTAAGTTAATGCGATCATCGACTCTAGTTAAAACACTGTAAATGTTTCTAATTTTTTTGTTTATACTATTATAGATTACATTGTTGCCTTCTACAGCATCTAATTTTGACCACAACTCTGACTCGTTGTTGTTACCGTCTAATTTAAATAACCACACATCAGAATCATTAATATTTTCAGCATCGATACCTACAGTCTGATTCGGTGAAGGTTGTGTAACACTAAATTGTCCGCTTTCTAATCTACCTTGTCTAAAGTGTGCAAAAAATCCTGTATTACTACTTCCTGGACCTTGTGTATCATTCCTATAAGTAAATGCAAAGTTATTTCCAGGTACAGGTGGCTCTTCAACTAGACTGCCATCTTCTATATCCATTGACACAACTTCAAATGGTGTGCTTTTTCCTTCTACAGGTTTTTCAAAACTAAAGACAGGAACATCTGTGTTAACACCGTTTACTCTATATTGATCAGTTTGAATTCCGCCTACTACTTCGCTTTTATTTGGTTTGCCAAATACGCCATTTACTGGTAATGAAGCATTAAGTACTTTAATAAACTGTTCATACCAGTTAGAGTTAGTACTGTCATTCCATTGAATTGTTTGTCCTGCTAGGTTTGTACCGTTAGAATCTATAATATCTTCTGTAGTTTTAATACCTGTAAATTTAAGTAGACCATTCGCTGATTGATTTCTACGAGGATTGTAGTTTAATAGCCTAGCTAATCTTAAAACAGATTCACGTCTTTCTGCAAGTTCTAAGAAGTTTTCTCTAGCGTTTAAGTCTATTCTAAATGATAAGTTTTGCCCGAGGAAAGCAATTAAGTCAATTAGTGCAAGATATTCACTAGATTCAATGTAATCGTTAAAATCTTCAGGATAATTAGTCCTGAGATATTCTATCATTGTTCTTCTTAAGTTATCAAAATCGTAACTTTGAAAATCGGCATTACGGAAAGATTGGTAGACTTTCTTCCAATCTTCTGCAACTAATAATCTGTTTTGTCTATCGGTAGCTGACATCTATTTTCCTCGTATAACGTATTTATTATAATGTGTTAAGTACGTGTTTAATTCTTTACGCAAGAAGCCCTGCTTCTCTATCAAACTGTAGTCTCATAGATTCAGCTATACTGTAGTTCAAGTATATTAATGTACACTCAATTTGTATTCCACTTTCATAAGTATCAACTACTACATTGTCTACTAGAACTCTAGGATCATAGTTTATGATCTGTTCAACATTTTCTACAATAGCAGATTTTAATGCTTCTGTAAGAGGATCAAAAAGAACATCCCATATTATTGTACCGAATTCAGGATTTTCTAGTTTTTCGCCTTGACGTATATGAAAATGATTTATTACGTCTTGCTTAATAACCGCAAGATCGTATAATCTAAAACCATCATTAGCAGGGTTTACTGTGCTAATGGACCTATAAGCCGCACTACTTGCAGGTTTCTTTTGTACTTTTTGACTTGATACATTTACTCTTTTGTAAATATTTTTTTCTAACGTGCTCATATCTATATTTACCCCCTATGCAAGTCCTGATTCTCGTGCATTTCTGACCGCTGCAACTAACTCTGTAGTGCTTATTAATGACCTGTTTAATCCATCACCTGCATAATAACTTTCTCCAGGATTTACAATACGTGATGCACCTTGTGTTCTTTGTGTAACTGGTAAACTTGCCCATTCTTGTGCAATAGCTTTTAAAAATGCTGACTCTGAAAGAGATCCTGCAACGTATCTGTCAAGTCCTCTGCCTTGTAGCAATCGTCTAGCCATAGCATCTTGTGTAGTAGGATCAAATTTATCTGTTCTAGATGCAACACCTAACTGATCTACTAGGTAGACTAAGGTTCTTTTAATAATTTGATACCTACCTGCAGCAGAGCTCGCAGAGCCTGCATCTACTGATGCTGTCTGCCAGTCGATAACTTCTTGTATAGTAAGCTGTGTTAGACTTTTTCCATAAAGTGTTTCAGGAGTAATCCTGCTTCCGCCAAATACAGTATTGTAACCTGCGCCTTCTGCTCTACTAATCATATCTAATAAATTACCGTCTGGGCCAACTGTTGAGAATGATTGTGGTGGTGTTAGAGTATCTCCGCCGGATCCTCCTTGTTCTGTAACTGGATTAACTCCACTAGTGTTAGGATCTAAGTTTGGATTAGTGCCGCCACGTGTTCCGTCTCCTGCGGCTCCTGCTGCTGTTGCTCCTGATCCTCCAGAAAAACTCTTTCTAAACGTATCTGCTGAACTTCTATATTGTGCAACACTAAGAACAACAGGATTAGTAATATCTGTTCTTTCGCTTTTTACCATTATTGGATCTAAATTTTCATGTTGATAATATGGCTCGTGTGTCGGCATTCTTTTTACGAAAGTAGAAATATCTGAGGATATGTCTGTTCCGGGTGATGTTTTTGGAACTGTCCAATTTTTAAGATAGATAAAATCTACAGCATCTTCTGCGTCAGTTGCCGCTGTTCCGTTTGTTGCTATATCACTATTAAGATATACATTTGCACCATCTACGTTAACATCTGCTGATGCATTTAAATCTATTAAACCATCTGTTGCTGTTAATTTTCCTACTTTACCAACTAGGTGTAAAGTTTCATCTGTGTTAACGTGTAAATCTTCTACTGTGCGGACATGACCTTGGGCATCTGCTAACACATATAAATTTGCATTTGTGTGATGATGTATATCTCCTTCTACAAGTGTTTTTTGATATCCAGTAACTTTAGTTTCTTGATATCCTTTTACATTTACAAGCATATTTTGTTCTGAAAGCATTTTTGTATCAAACTTACTTTCAATTTGTACGTTACCGCTACCTCCGTTACTTTGAAAGCCAGTATACCTAGCACTTGCTCTTACATTAACATTTCTGCCGCCTTCAATATTAACATCTCTATCTGCTGTTAAATTTATATCCGAGTCACTATGAATAGAAATACTGTCTAATCCGTAAACATCAATTTTACCATCACTAGTTAATTCAACCCATGCTGTTCCCCTACTGTTAGCAATATAGATAAAGTCTTCTGCATTATGCATTAATATCTGATGACCGGTTCGAGTTCTAAATCTCATTACCTCATTATGGGGTATAGTTTTATCCCCAAATAATTCACCGCCTTCTACGTTTGCATATATAGGAGGTCCTGCTGATGCATGAGATACTCTTAGTAATTTGTCATCACCGTCGTCCATAACAAAACTAGAGCCGCCTAAGCGATTAACAAATGCCGAGTATTTTAGTCCTGCTTCACCTTGTAATCCTCTTGGTGCGCCTGAACGCTTGTCAATTGGTCCTGGGGTGCTAATACCAAAAACAGAACTCGGAGCTTCTCTTCTAGCACTAGAAGTTGTTGTTCCTCTGTTTTCATCTCTAATTAAACCTTGTATTTCTAAAGTTTGTGAAAAATCTTTATTATATGGTTTAGGATATCTTGTTGGGTCTCTGCCAGAGCCTCGTTCAACTTTTTTATTATATTCGCCTACAGGTAATTTTAATCCTTGTAGATTGTCGGGTGTTGCTGCGGTAGTTATTTCAGTTGATGCTCTTCCATCAGGAACCATGAAATTCATAAACTTATCTTGAACACATCCTATCCAAAATCCGTTTGATATATCACCTTCTGCAAAAATAACTAGAACACGTGATCCAATATCAGGAGGAACAAACCACATACCATAACTTTTTTGAGTACTTGCATAACCGTCATTTGCCGTTGCTGTATCTAATGATGTTACTCCGTAAAACGGAGACAGATACCTAACCTCAATAGACGTTCCAATTTTTTCAGGTAAACTACCCGAAGTATTATTTTTCAAAACATCTACTTTAAGACTACCCATATAGGTAGGGTCAAGGTTACTTACAACTATAGCCTCGTAAGGACCAGTTCCTATATCATCTAAGTTTCTATAATTTGTACGTCTACTTTGTGGCAATTTTTAACCTCTAGATTTCAATTTCGTCACCAAATTCATCATATGTTGAAACAGGTGTGCTACTACTTACAGCTACTTCGTCGCCGAATTCATTATACGTTACACCACTACTAGTAGTTGTAACAGGTGTACTTACTTCTACACCCTGATTAGTATAAAAATTTGCTATAGCTCTAATTTTATTTCCTGCTTTTACATCATATAAGTTATCTAGTGCATCTGTAGGGAAATAAGGACGCAATGTGGATTCACCAAATTGTCCTGATTGGAATTGTTGCTCTCTTAATGCAAAATCGTTAGCAACCGAATTTACTCCGCTAACTCTAGAACCAGATGCTGCTACAAAACTTGCTTTAGGAGTTCCATCTGGGTTATGAGTTGCGGCATATCTACGATCCCAAGTTTCTTGTGCATTTTGTCCTGATGCAGGTCTTCTTCTTACTGTTTCAGATGATGGTTGAGGTTGTCTTTGTTCTGGCTCAGAAGGTGCTGTCTCTGGAGCATCTTCCGGTACACGTTGACCACTTTCCGGTGTGCCTGGTATTAAACCATTTCTAGGCCAATCTAATTGACCGCCTTCTCGTTTTGCCGCACTAAAATGCATCGCATCAATCGAGCTTCGCCAGTCTCCTCCCCAACCTAATCCGTATTTTTCAGCAAGTGCTTTCATTTGCGACCCTGTGCCGCCTTCTGGCATATCTGTGTATGGTTCAGGAGCATCTTCAGGTCTAGGTCTAATCATAGGGTTTTGTGTAGCGTTTATATCAATGGCCAAGCCACTTGCATGGTAACTAGGACTTGTACTTCCTCTAGCGTTTCTTTGAACATAACCGCCGAGTGATCTAATTTCGTATCCGTAGTCATTTTCTAGTTCGTCAATAAGTCCTTGAAAATTTTCTGCATAGATTGCCGCAACCTGTGTTGTTTTACCTGTAGAAGATCTTATAGTTGCAAGGGCTCCGTTTGAACCACTTGGTGGAACAATTTCGCTGTCTCTTACCGTTGTATTTTCTTGCGGATCAGTACCTACTTCTTCAGTTGGTTCGCCGTCTGCTGTATTAACACCCTCGCATGCAGGTAACTCTACAAGAGCTTGATCGTTACTTATACCTTCTGTACTTTGATTTCGTCTTCTTACCAATTCAAGGGTTTGAGTAAACTTATTTCCACTTATTCTACTATTAACAGTTATGACCTGGTATACTCCGCTAAAACTATCTACAGCAATAGTTTGTCCTGGAAAAAACATAGTACCATTATTGTTATAGTCTATAGGAGTTCTAAAGTTTATAATAACATCTATTTCATTTCTTTGATGATCTATAGAGCCGGTTGCTGTAATATTTTTTGAGCCTCCTCTCGGTGCTGTCCAGTTACCTACTCCGCTATCAGGTATAAAATACGGATCACCCCAAATTTCTAATTCTGCTGTTATAAGATCTGCTTTACTATTCAACAATGCATTATGAAACATCTTAGCAACAGCTTCGCCGTATTGTTTATTGTAACTACCGCCATTAAAATTACCGGCCCTCATTACACTCCTTGTTCTACCTTCAGGCACAGTTTGTCCTGGTGTAGGTCTACCTAGTGCAGGATCTCTTGGAGTAACAGTAATACTTTCTCTATCATTAACAACATCAGATGCTTGTAATTGGCCCATATCCATGCGTATTGCTTGGAAGAATGCTGCATTAAATTTTATTTCAAATCCTAACACATCTTCATTTTGTCCGCTGTAAATGTAATTGTATGTTTTTACACAATGCCTTGCTTTTTGTATCAATCCAGAATTTGCTTGGCTAGGAGCACTAAATCTACTTGCATCAACTTTGTAAGGTACTACATCAAATACATATATTTTTGGTGATTCACCTGTTTCTGTCTCGTGTGCTGAATCTGGTACTACATAACATTTAGCTTCAATTTTAAACCAATCTATTTCGCCCTTGTTGTCTACTCGTTGTAATGCAGATCTACCGTATTCACTAACAAGCACCATTTCTTCTATGACTTTAGTAATTGGTGTTCCTTGTGTAAATTTAAACGTTCTGTTAGTATCGCTAATTGTCATTTCTACACCGTTACGTTTGTAGACATTAGCTTCCTCGTCATATGTATATAATCCTAAGCCAAAAGGACTATCTCCGCCTGCGGTAAATTCTGATATCATAGAACTAGCACCAATAGCATTAAGATTAGTTATACTATCTCCTTTAAGTGACTGTAGCAAAGAATTGCTGCTTGTATCTATACCAATATTTCTAAAAAATGTTGTAAGGCCGTCTTCTTCAACTTCGGCAGCTTGCTCTCCTCGTCTAGAAGATAATGCTTCAGCATCACTAATAGTAGCTCTGTTTTCTGTTGCTGTTGGACTTATATTTCCAATATCTCCTGCTCTTGTAGTTGGAAATCTAATCAAATAATAATCTGAAGCCGGTGAACAAGTGTCTTCGGCAATTTGTTTTAATTTGTCATTTATAATTGTAGACAGTCCTTGCTCTCCTGTAGACAAACATTCTACAAGATCATTTCCTGTAATACTAACAGTATCTTGAAGTGTCATTACATCATCTTGAAATGTTTGTTCATTCCATGGAATGCAATTTACTTGATATGTACTACCGCCCGACTCTACATCAAATTCAACAGTTGTTAGTTTAAAAGGCAATTTTCTATTACTGTACGATACTGGTTTGCCGCCGTCGTCGTCCCAGCCTACAAAATCTAATTCTAACAAATACGGTGCTTGTAAATAGTTTTGAAATCCTGCATCAAAAGCCGCACTTTGTAAAGATTGTAAAAATAACCCCATAGAGTATGGCTCTTTTACACTAAAACTAAAATTAATAGCCTGTGAAGTACCTGTTCTGTTATTAGGAGATATTATAGATGTCATTTCAAAATCATCTATAAAATATTCTAAGTTACCTGCTTCCTCTCCTATAGAATCATAATAAGTTTGTATACGTTTATTATCTATACCGCCGCCACCGGATCTTAGTATAGTAAAATCTGCACCACGCTTAATATACGTCTCTGATGGATTATTTGCACTGTCTGCTGTTAATACACCTAAACTAAAAATACAGTTGTAACTTTGAAATTGTCTTAGCGGATTTTTTATTGTAACACCTGGTGCAGAAGGCTCTCTTTCTGGAGCACTTAGACTTCCTCTAGCAGACTCTGTAAATTTTTCTACAAATTGTTCAACTTCTTGTTCTACAGACTGTAGTGTTAGACTATTGATTTGACTTTCTAGATCTGCAACAGCCGAGTCTATTCCATTTGCTAAACTTCCTGTTAACGGAACTACTTGATCTACTAAATTCTGTGCTTTGCTTGCTAATGAATTGCCAAAGCCGTTTGCAAACTGATTTAAACTAGGAGGAAAAATAGCACTAGGATCGTCAATATTTGCCAAAGACGGTATGCTGTTTCCAAGACTTGCTATTCTATTTTGTAACCCAGCTGTGTCAAGACCAATGCTATCTGGAAGTTGTATGTTAATCTTAGACGATGCATCAAACACATTGCGTGAAACTAAATCAAATTGTTCAGTTAACGCTGCGGTATCGACGCTTTCAACAGCTTCGCCTAGACTACTTGCTAATGTCTGAGCTTTGTTTGAAATAATTGCACTAGGATTAATCATTTATATTCCTAACACTCTTTTTAAACTATCTGGTTTTGGCAGGTATATAGTTGTTCCTGCAACCATATCAAATACAGGATCTTTTAAAATATTCATATTGCGCTGTGCAAATACCCACCATAGTTTAGGACTACCATAATAGTCATATGCAAGTAAATCTGGTCTGTAAGTATACTGTGTTTCTATTGTATATTGTACATCATCTGAAGATGACGGAATTGGACGTATTCGTAATACATCTAATGCACCTGTTCTTGTATAGCCTGTTTTATGCCAAGGACTAGAACTTTTATAATTAGCCATTAAATAAAGCCCTCCCCGCCGTTAACATATCCACCGTTAACAAACTTTTGTAAATTAAATTCACTAACACGTCTTCTTGAAAATGTAGGTTTGAGTGTTATACTTATTTGTGAGTTTGATGGCGCCCAAGTTGTTGCACCATTTTCTGCTCCTTGCAAATCAACAGCAATATAATCAACATCTGCTGGTAAGTCTACTGTAAAGTTTGAAATAACTACAGGAACATTGTTAAAAACATAATCTCCGTATCCGTTTAATCTAACAACAGGAGGAGGTGCTCCTGCGTTTTCAGAACTTTCACCATAAAACATTTTTGTAACTGTTCTTAGATAATGTATAACAGCTACCCAATATCTTCCTTCGTCTGCATTTTCTACAGGAAATTCGCCTGTAATAATAATATCGTCTGCTTGACTGTTTTCGTAAACCTGGAATGGATAGTTTGTATGCACAGGCTGTAAAGTATTGTAATTTGCACTGTGGCTTATAATAATAGTAGGCGTTAAAGGAAAACATAGCCCGCCTGTTGCAGCTAAAGGAGACAGTAGTTTAGCATCTTTTACATTTGGAGAAGTTGGCATTGATAGTTTTACACGCCAATCAGCATCTTTTGCTGTAGCAGAAAAACTTTTACTAACATTTGATTCTACACGACCTGTCTCAGCTGACGGTAAATTTATACTTCTTATAAGTTTGTTAAATCCAGTAGCGCCAAAGGCAAACGATGCTGCATCTTTAATTGCATTATCAATGAATCCTACACCTGTGTTGAGTTTATCTCCAATAAAGTTTTGTACTGACGCTTCTGCATCATTTTGTAGTTGAGTCAGGGCTCTATTAGCCTGTGTCCTGACCGCTCTGCCTATACTGTCAAAGGGATTAGTTGCCATTCAGTTCTCCTATATGTATTATTTAGTTGACATAATTAAGTATGTAGTTTATAATATGACTATTAAACTTGGAGAAACATGTGCGATCTAGAAATTATTTAAACAACAAGGATATCTTATCAGAAATCCACAAATCAAAGAATACGTTTAATAGCTATATAGACCCAGAATACCATCAGTACGATATTATTCTTACAGATATAGAAAAGGTAAACAGATTAACTATTGCAGAAGCAAAAAGAAACAAAGCAAAGCGTCTAAGCAATGCAGACTACGAAACCCGCAAAATGGCCGGTGAAAAGGTAAAACAAGCAGATTGCGAAGTTGACTGGAAAAAGATTACAAAAGAAGAACTAATCTTCCGTATTATGACATTTGATCATATTCCAGATGAACCTGGAAGAAAGAAAAATCCTAAAACTATAGCAGATCACAAGGTAAAATTAAATTTTCCTCCATTTCAACACTATAAATTTAACGAAAATGATGAACTAGTGTGTGTAGGCAAAAGTCATTGGCAAGGCGGCATGGAAAACGGACATTTTGATCATAAACACGGTAAAGCAACTAACAAACTAGCAACTATGTGGTTAAAATTAGTTGATAGGTATGCAACTAGAGGTAACGTTAGAGGTTATACTTACAACGACGAAATGAAGGGGCAAGCAATACTACAACTAGCACAGATAGGACTACAGTTCGATGAATCTAAAAGTAATAATCCTTTTGCTTACTATACCGCTGCTGTTACTAATTCATTTGTTCGTGTCATTAATATAGAAAAACGTAATCAAAATATTAGAGACGATATTTTAGAGATGAACGACTTAAACCCATCATACACACGACAAGCACAAGGTGAATGGGAAGCCGCTGTAAAAAGAAATGAAGAACTAAAAACTTCAATTTTCCAAGAAAGAAAAGTGGTTGACAAAGATTAACTTTTGTTATATTATAAACTAAAAGCCTTACGGAGGACTCAGTTTGTTTAAAAAAGCCGCTGTGTTTACTGATATACACTTTGGTCTAAAAAGTAACAGTCGCGTTCACAATGACGATTGCGAAGAATTTATAGATTGGTATATCAAAACAGCAAAAGAAAACGGATGTGAAACTGGTATTTTCTGTGGAGATTGGCATCACAATCGAAACAGTCTTAACCTCACGACCATGGATGCTACTATTAGAAGTATGGAAAAACTTGGTAAAGCATTTGACAAGTTTATATTCTTCGATGGCAACCATGATTTGTACTACAAAGATAAAAGAGATGTAAACTCTACAGCGTTTGCAAAACACATACCAGGAATTACATTTATCGATGAATTAACTGTAGAAGACGATGTTGCTATTGTCCCATGGCTTGTAGCAGACGAATGGAAAAAAATACAAAAATGTAAGGCAAAATACATGTTTGGACATTTTGAACTTCCAAGTTTTTACATGAATGCTATGGTTAAAATGCCTGATCACGGTGGTGACTTAAACAAAGAACACTTTGCTAATCAAGACTATGTCTTTAGTGGACATTTTCATAAGCGTCAAAATCAAGGCAAAATACATTATATCGGTAATGCTTTCCCTCACAACTATGCAGATGCATGGGATGACGAACGTGGTATGATGATTCTTGACAAAGAAAACAACAAAGAACCAGAGTACATCAATTGGCCGGATTGTCCTAAGTATAGAACTGTTAAACTTTCTAAACTAATCGACGAACAAGACACACTTATAAAAAGCAAAATGTACCTGCGAGTAGAACTTGACATTGATATCAGTTATGAAGAAGCAAGTTTTATAAAAGAAACATTTATCAATCAGTATAACTGTAGAGAAATTACACTTATACCTAAATCACATATTGAAGAAATTAGCACAGACTTAGACATTAGTTCATTTGTTAGTGTTGATCAAATCGTTGCAAGTGAGATATCTGAACTAGACACAGACTCATTTGATAAGAAAAAACTTTTGGAGATATACAACGGATTAACGCATGATTAAAATTAAGGACCTAACCGTTAAAAATTTTATGAGTGTTGGCAACCAAACACAAGCGGTTGACTTTGATAAACAACAACTCACACTAGTACTAGGCGAAAACTTAGATCAAGGAGGTGACGATTCTGGCTCCCGTAATGGTACTGGTAAAACAACTATAATTAATGCGTTAAGTTATGCTCTTTACGGCAACGCTCTTACGAACATAAGAAAAAACAATTTAATTAACAAGACTAATTCTAAAGGAATGTTAGTTACACTTGCTTTTGAAAAAGACAGTGTTCAGTACCGAATTGAGAGAGGTAGATCGCCAAATGTTTTAAAGTTCTATGTCAACAACGAAGAGCAAGTTGACATAGACGAATCTCAAGGTGATAGTCGTAAAACACAGGAATCGATTGATTCTTTATTAGGTATGAGTCACGACATGTTCAAACATGTTGTAGCACTTAACACTTATACAGAACCGTTCTTAAGCATGCGAACAAACGATCAACGTGCTATTATAGAACAGTTACTCGGAATAACTATACTTTCTGAAAAAGCAGATCTTTTAAAAGAAGAAGTACGAAAATCTAAAGACGAACTTACGCAAGAAACTATGCGTATTGATGCAATACAATCTGCTAATTCTAAAATTGACGAAACTATAGAAGGTCTTAAAAGCAAGCAAAAAGCATGGCTTTCAAAACGCACTACAGATGTTGTAAAGCTAAAGGAATCTATCGAAGAACTTGAACACCTTGATATTGATGCAGAACTCGAATCGCACGAAAAACTAGCAAACTGGACTGAGCTAAACAATGCTATTTTGGCTCTTAATAAAGAAAAAAGCACACTCGAGACAGCACAGTTACGTGCCAGTAAGTCTGTTAAAAAAGTCGAAAAAGACATCTTAGAACTAGATAGTGCTACTTGTTATACATGCGGACAGTCTTTACATGCAGACAAAAAAGCAGAAATTTTAGATAAAAAATCTAAAGAATTAGTTGATGCAGACGCATATCTTACAGAAATTACAGACAAACTAAACAGTGTTGAAAAAGAGCTCGGCGATATAGGTGATATCAACGGACGTCCGAACACGTACTACGAAACGTCTAAAGAAGCATATGATCATAGAAACAATGTAGACACTTTAAAAAATGCTTACGAAAACAGAAAAGATGAAGTTGACCCGTATCAGGAACAGATTGACGATCTTGAAGCTAGTGCAAAACAAGATATTGATTGGTCAACAGTTAACGATATAACATCTACAAAAGAGCACCAAGAATTCTTGTTAAAACTTCTAACAAACAAAGACAGTTTTATACGTAAAAAAATTATCGATCAAAATCTAGCATATCTAAACAATAGATTAACATACTATCTAGATAAACTAGGTTTGCCGCACACCGTAACATTCTTAAATGACCTTTCTGTTGAAATTACACAGTTAGGTCAAGACTTAGACTTTGATAATCTATCACGTGGTGAACGTAATAGACTTATACTAGGACTAAGTTTTGCCTTCCGTGACGTTTGGGAAAGTTTATATCAAAATGTTAACTTACTATTCATTGACGAACTTATAGACAGCGGTATGGATTCCAACGGTGTTGAAAACAGTCTTGCTGTACTTAAGAAAATGGGCAGAGAAAGAGAAAAAAATATCTACTTAATCAGTCATAAAGATGAACTTATTGGCAGAGTTAACAACGTTCTTAAAGTTGTAAAAGAAAATGGATTTACCAGTTACGAAAACGATATTGATGTAGTTGAATAATGGATGATACTCACGATAAACTTGTAAAAGCATATTTAGAATATTTTGAAGAGAACGAAAAATTTGAATCTCGTAATTCTGTGCGAACACACGGAAGTGCAAGACGTGCATTACGTAACATACGTACACTTGCAAAATTACGCATGGATGAAATACACGAAAAACACTTAAACAAGGAAAAAAGTCAAAACGAACCTAGCGACGATTAAATGCTAGGTAAGTACCTACATGGAGTGGACTTATAAAGGCAAAAAAATTGAAACCATACCAGAAGAATTTGAAGGCTTCGTATATCTAATAACGAATAAAAAAACAGGGCAAAAATATATAGGCAAAAAACTAGCAAAGTTTAAAACTACAAAGCCACCTCTTAAAGGCAAAAAGAATAAACGTAGAGGCTATAAAGAAAGCGACTGGAAAACCTATTGGGGTAGTTCTGATAGATTAAATGCAGACGTTAAAGCACTAGGCGAAAAAAACTTTACAAGAGAAATATTATACCTATGCAGAGGCAGGGGCGAAATGTCCTACATTGAGGCAAGAGAGCAATTTGACCGCCGTGTATTAGAGAGCGACGAGTATTACAATGGAATTATTAATGTTAGAGTTGGCGGTTCCGATAAATTGCGCAAGGCTTTGCTAGAACACACCATTAAGGCAAAACAATCCAACACCTAAGGTTAGCGGGCCAGTTTAGAAATACCGCTGTGGAAAAAGCATCCGTATAGGAGCACACGTAACACGTTGAGCGGCGTTCGGTAGTAGAGCGTTTGATTGGCGTAGGTTGATTGTTGGCAATCGAAACACCGCACATTGTACATAAAAACCGTATGCACTAGGAACGAAGCAACGGGTAAAAATATAGTGTATTAGCTATAATTTAGAAATTATTGCTTATAAGCTATATTTTGATGTCGACGTAGGTTGGGAAAGGTCAGAGCCCATTGTACAGCGGATAAACACCTACTTCCAAGTCTCGGCTGGAGCGGACTCACATGAAGCACCTTGAGATTAGATGGAACCGTAACAGGTTCCGTCTGACTGAAACAATCTACATGAAACTTAAACATTATCACTACGTGATAATGAGTTCCATATATAATTCACTTCTATCATACATAATTAAATACGAAGTAAACAGTTTGAGCGATAGCGAAAACTTGTTTCGTGAAACGAAACACATAAATATATTAAGTATAATAAGGATGTTTTCATGCGAGTAACTGATGTAATTTTTAAAGAAGATAAAGAAGCTGATCCAAAAATAGTGGCAAAATTTGCTGATATTAGTGATAGCCAAAGATCTTATTACATATATCAATGGGCTAAAGAAAAAGGCATTGATTCTGATGACGCAATGCAACTAGCAGGTTATAAGCGTGGTAGTTATATGGGTGCTGGTTCTTATATGTGGGACTATGATCCTCCAAATGAAAGCATTGAAGAAGCACCTGTTGGAATGATGAAAAAAGCAGGACAAGCTGTTGGTGCTAAAGTTCTTAGCAAAATTGGCATGAAAGGTAAAGCAGGTAACCTTGCTGGTAAAGCTGATTTATCTGATACCGCAAATAATCTTTATAATGAATTTAGAAAGTTTCTTGGCACACAAGGAAAAGATGTAAAAACAGCAACTGGTGAAGAGCTTGCTGGATTTTTAAAATCTAAAGGTGCTAACGTTCCTAATATTCCTACAGGAGTAGTTACTAAACAACAGATTAATGCCGCTATTATGCAAGCGGCTAAAGACGCTATGCTTGGTAAGGCTGGCGTACAAAAACCTGCGCCCGCATCTAGCGGTGCGCCGCAAGCGGCTGGAGGGCCTGCACCTGTTGATGCAAATAAAGATGGCAAGGATGATAAAACTGGTAAGCCTATGCCAAAACAAGCAAAGCAGGCACAACCTAAGATTTCACCAGAATTAATGAAAAAAATTAAAGCACTTAATCCGCAACAGAAAAAAGAATTGGCAAGTATATTATGAAACTAACAGAAGTAGAATCATTTGCACCTAACACACAAAAAATATTGCTAGAAGGTTGGCAAGACTTAACTGAATCTCAAAAAATTGAATTAAATCGTTGGGAAAAAGAATTACATCCTTTGCTAGAACAGTATGTGAAAGTTTGTGAAGCAACACTTACTCCGGATCAAGTAAAAAATATTTTTAGAAGTGCAGAAGAAGTTGCTATGGCAGGTGGCAAGAATAGATCACTTGCTGGCAAAGCTGCAGACGTTGCAAAATTACCAGTTGATCTTGCAAAGAAAGTTGATCAAAAAATTAACCAACTTGGCAAAATGGTTCAAAATGCAGGACCTGTACAAAATGCTGATGCAAAATTTGAAAAATTAAAAGCAGATATTAAATCAAAAAATAGCGACAGTAAAATTGTAAAAGGCATAGAAGCTGTTAGTAACTGGGCAAAAGAAAATCCAGGTAAAGCAACACTAGGTGTTGCTATTTTAACAACAGTAGCGGCTTTTGCAGGAGGACCTGCAGGCGGTGCCGCAGCAGGTTTAATTTTACGTTCAACAAAAGACTTACTCCAAGGTTCTAAACTTTCAAGTGCTGTTGGCAAATCTCTTAAAACAGCGGCATATGGTGCTCTTGCTGGTGCAGCCTTTAGATATATTGAAGATGCTGTTTGGGAAAACATTGCAACAGCAGGTGACGAACAGTTAGCAGGCATGGCTGATAGTTTTGATAAAGCAAATTTAGAATCAGCACAAGAAGCTATCTTTGCAGATAAAGGATTTACTCCTGATGTACTAGAAGGTTCAACTAAACTTACAATGAGTGGTAATATAAACAATTTTTATTACAACTATGATACAGTATTAACTCCAGAACAAATAAGTGATTTTGAAGGTTTTCAACTTTCATTACAAGACGCAGGAAACTTTACTCCTGAATATTATCAAGAAGCTGCAAAGTTTCATGACTTTATGCTAGGAGTGCAAGAACAAAACAAAGAACTTACAGCTCTCTGGGAAGCACTTGGAAATATTCCAGAACAAGAATGGTCACCAGAACAAGTACAGCAATGGTCAGCTGCAAGTGACAATTTAGACAAACTTTTAAACACAATTGAAGCATCGGGCGAAGGAGCAGCGGCTGCTGTAACTGGTGCTATGACCGCTGTTGATAGTAAAGTAACAGATGCTCAAAAAGCAAAACCAATTCCATCAAGTGAGAAAAAACAATTAGAATTAGATCTAAAAGGCGGTAGTACAGCAACACCAGTAGATAAAAACTTTGATAAAAGTCAAAAACTAAGTGACTTTGGTCCTGTAGGAGACAAAGCAGAATCAATTGACATGGAAGAACGTTTTGCATTATTCCTTGCAGAAGCAGATCCTGCTCAAGGAGAACTTCCACTAAACAACCCAAACACAATGGGTGCAAAATTTAAAAGAGGTATCGGCAAAGCTGCAGGTGCTGTTGGCGGCGCAATAAAACAAAAAGCCAAAGACATTGGCAATGTAGTTACAGCAAATAAATTATTTAAAAAATGGAAAGCCGCAGGCGAACCTTTAGATACAGGATCTATTATGAATATCCTACAAGATGTAGGAATGTCAAATGATCAAATTGCACAAATTGGACAGTCTTCAAATGTAGAACTTAAACCTGAAACAGTTCCACAACAACAGCCTAAAAGTCAACAACCAATGATCGACTTAAAGGCTCTTGCAAATGAAATTAAGAAAGCAGGCGTAGCTGCGCAAGTAAAACAACTTTTATTAAAAGTTTAAAAATAAGGCAATCCGCTTTTCTTAGTAGTTTCTAGATTTTCTTTTACAATATCGCTGATAATTTCTCTATCTTCAGGAGGAAGCTCCCACGCTTCATCGATGCTCATACTACCACGCATGTACCATGCTAGTTTGAACAGATTGTAACGCATTTGCTTCACTTCTTTTTCTAGGATATCAACTTCGTGAAGAATTTGCTTTAGAGGTAAGGCTAATATCCTTATACGAAAAAACTTGATTGATCAAAGGTTACAGGAACTTCATACGTTGCCGGAACACCTTTCTCTAGTTCTTCAGGAGTAGCATCTACTATTAAAGGCTTAACTTGGAACTTAGATCTTTCTTGTTCAACGTGATCACTAACTTTTTCAAACAACGTCTTATCAGAATTTTGTATAAATTCACGAATAAACTCTTTATCTGAAACTGTTTCGTCTTCAACTTGAATTTCTGCAATAGACTTTTCAAGTGTAAGCATAGTTAGGTCTGTTAACTTTTTAAAACTTTCATTAAAAGTAGAAAGTTTATCACCTTCGCTAATATTACTGTCATTTAGAACTTTAAATATTCTTTGTTCTTCAAAAGTTTTACGACTTGTTTCTGTAAACTCTGCATATGATAAAGGACGTAGTAACACTTTCATGCCATTTACTTCAACTTCTCTATTGTAGTTTACATTTGAAAATTGATCTAGCATCACTCTAAGATCTAAATCAAAATCTTTTTCTTCACCAATAACTGGAACTTTAATTGACACTTCCATTTTTTCGCCATATGTTGCAATTCGTATTGCAATAAGGCAAGCATCAAGATCCATCGCTGGCATATCCCACGGATTTTTTATCGCAGGTATACAACTTTTAATAACTTCAACAGTTGCTTCACCGTTAAGCAATGCATCTGGAGTTTTAATCATAATTTCATCCCTAGCCGTCATTGGAAATACTGGATACTCGCCGCTTTCAGATACTTCAAGACTTCCCGCAGGGTAAAATTGGCCGCCACTAGGTAACGTTAGATAAATCTTAGGTTGCCTAAAATATTTCTGTAACGGATTTGTTTTTTTGTTTTCCATATTTTCTCCTGGCTAAATACTATGTAAATGTATATACCATATTTATTTATATACGTACTTAACTGGATCTAAAAATAAGTGGCTGACGAAATTAAAATTGAAAATGTAGGTGGCGAAAGCGGTGTTGCAAGTGAAGTAACACTAGCTCGACTAGTCACGGCCATGGAAAAAATGGCCAAAGCAAATGGCGGCGACGGCCAAGGCCAAGCGGCTAAAACACAAAAAGCCTACAATGACGCACAAAAAGAAGGTATTAAAGTATCTACAAAACATAGAGATGCTGTAAAAGATAATACCGACGCTGTACAAGAAAATACCAAATATCTAAATCTAATGGGAGGCGGGTTAATGCGCCTCGCTATGAATGGTATTGGTGCAGCTGTTGGATCACTTAAAGGTTTTGCAGAAGAGCTTTTACACGGAGGAGATACACTTAGTAGTTTTGCACAGCATGTTCCTATAGTTGGAAGTGCATTGACTATGTTTACCGGAATAATTGATAACAGTTATTCTAATTTTAAAATGATGGCTGCAAGTGGTGCAGACTTTGGATACAGTTTAGCAGATCTAAGGCAGACCGCAGCTGATGCACGTTTACCACTAGAAGAATTTTCTTCAATGGTAGCCAACAACAGCAAAATGTTAGCCGCATTTGGTGGTAATGTTACACAAGGTGCAAGACAAGTTGCACAAATGACTGACAATTTAGGTGGTGAAACACTAGTTCAACTACAAGCAATGGGCTTGTCAATGGAACAGATAAACGAACAAATGAGTTTATCTGCTTATTTAAACAGGGCAGGATCGAGAGCAGAAGTTCAAGATAGAGCCGCTCAAGCAGAAGCAGCGGCCAGTTTAACCAAAAACATGTTAACACTTTCAAAGTTAACAGGCGAAGATATTAAAACACAGCAAGATAAAATTGCACAAGCCCAAATGGACCTGGCTTTCCAAATGGAACTTGCAAGAATGGACAAAGATGAGCGTGATAAAATGAATGCTCTTATGACAGATGCTATGGCACAAGGAGGCCAAGTTGCTGTTGATGCTCTAAAAGCTGAATTTTTAGGAATGCCGCCAATAACAAGAGATTTACAATTATATAATGCAACACAATCTGAGTCTGCGGCAATATTAAGAAATCAATTAGGACAAGCACTAGACGAAAGTGTAACTTTAGAACAGTTTAGGTCAACGCAAGGCGACAGAATAGCCGACTATTTAGAATCACAAGTAAGAAGTGCAGGAAACTTAGAAAATCTATTACAAGCTGCGGCCGCAGGTGCTGAAGGTGTACCTAGTGAAATAGCAAACTTGTTTTCTGGTAACCAAGAACTACTATCAAGGTATTTTCGAGACACAGGTGAAGGACTTATCTTTGCAAGAGATGCATTCATGGAAGATTACGAAGCTGGAAGAGTTACCCCACCTGATGACGGTGAACTAAATGCAATGGGTGAATTCTTAACAGCGGTCGGCGAAGCTAAAAAAGCTCTCATGGAAAACTTTATTAATCCGTTAGTAAGTGTTCTTACTCCAGTATTAAACGAATTTACTTCTTGGTTCCAAGGTTTTGTAGGAGAAGAAGGTGAAGGATCAAAATTCCAAACGGCTTTAACAACATTTAAAGAATTTTTAGTAGGAACAGACGGATCAGGCGGTGCCGCAGGCGCTGTTAAAGACTTTCTTGAGGCATTTGCTGAAGATCCAAAGCAAGCAATAGCGGATGCATTTGCAGATATAAGTGCTGCACTAAGTCCACATCTTGAAGCACTAGGAACTACGCTAATGAACGGTGTATTCACAGCAATTAAAGATGGATTCACAGCACTGTTTTCAGATCCGCTAGTAATAGCAGGGTTAGTAGCCGCTATAACCGGACTTTTTGGCGCAAGAGCGGTAGTAAGTGCATTGGCTGCAGGTGCAACTAGTCTTGCTGGAAGACTAATGCCAGGCCGCACCCCTACTACTGGTACTGGTACCAGTGCGGCAGGAACAACAGGAAGAATGGGTGCCGCTAAAGGTATACTTAGAAGGCTTGGTCCGTTAGGTTTATTATTAGGTGCATACGAAATTGGTAGTACTCTAACCGACGATACACTTACAAGAGAAGAAAAACAACAAAGTGTAGCAGAAACAGGCGGCGGCATGGCAGGTGCAGCGGCAGGTGCAGCGGCAGGTGCGTTAGCAGGTTCAGTAGTTCCAATAGTAGGTACAGCAATTGGTGGTTTATTAGGCGGCGCACTAGGTTGGTGGGGCGGTTCAGCAGCTGGCGGTGCAATAAACGAGTCATTGACAGCAGATGGTGCTACTCCGGAACAGGCCCAAGTTGCTGAACAATTAGGAATTTCAGAGGACGCTGTTGCGAATTTAGAGAAACTAAGTGGCATCGGTGCAGGCATGGAGAGAGTTGCAGGAGCATTTGAGAGAATCAATGCTTTAGAAAACTTCAAAGATAATATAGAAGTTTTTGAAAATGGACTTGACACAACAGCACTTTCACAGTATAATAGAAATATGCAAGAACTAGCAAGAGCTCTTGAAGACATGAATGACGCATTAGCAGAAACTAACAGCGGCGGCTTGTTTGGTGGAGGATCTGGAGTAGCAGCGGCTGATGTAATTAAGAACATGGGTTCAGGAATGGGCGAAGAAGTAGCAAATCAGTTAAATACTAGACTAGAAACAATGAATACATTACTATCTGAAATAAGAGACATAAACAGACAGCATAGAAATCTAACAAGAGAGATGGTTGACTAAAGGATAACAATGAGCTGGAAGAAATATTTTACACCTGTACCAACAGGAAACAATGCAGACGGAAGTTACAGTCCTTTTGCTGGTTTAAATAGCGGATTACAGCCAGGTCCGGCGGCTAGAAACTATAACTCACACTTACCTGATGTATATGTTGGTAGTCCTAATCGTGTTGAACGTTATGGTCAATACAACACAATGGACAGTGATTCGGAAGTCAATGCTGCACTAGACATTCTCGCTGAGTTTTGTACTCAAAAGAACGATCAAAACAATACAAATTTCTCTTTTGAGTTTAAAAATAAAGCAACAAATACAGAAATAACAATTTTACAAAAATATTTACAACAATGGTGTAAACTAAACAAGTTTGAAACACGTATGTTTAGATTAATACGTAACGCTTTCAAATACGGCGATCAAATTTTTGTTAGAGATCCAGAAACTGCCAAACTTTTCCATGTTGATGCGGCCAACTTAACAAAAATTATTGTTAATGAGTCAGAAGGTAAAACACCAGAGCAATATGTTATAAAAGACTTTAATCTAAATTTTAAAGATCTTGTAGCAACAACACCACATCAAACAAATGGCCAAGTAAACAATGGCGGAATGGGTAGTCATCAAAGTGCAAGTGCTGGTAAAGGTTACATAGGAAGCCAATCTGCAAGTCAAGCAGGTACTAGATGGAGCAGAGAAGAAGCAGAAATTGCTGTTGATGCTAAACATGTAGTTCATTTAAGTATGAGTGAAGGTTTAGACAACAATTATCCATTTGGTAATTCTTTGCTAGAAACTATTTTTAAAGTTTATAAGCAAAAAGAACTACTTGAAGATGCAATTATTATATACAGAGTACAACGTGCTCCAGAAAGGCGTGTATTTTATGTTGATGTAGGTAACATGCCTAGTCACTTAGCAATGCAATTCGTAGAAAGAGTTAAAACCGAGATCCACCAGAGACGTATTCCAAGCCAAACAGGCGGGGGTACGAATGTTATAGACAGTAGTTACAACCCGTTAAGCATAAATGAAGATTATTTCTTTCCGCAAACAGCAGAAGGTAGAGGATCTAAAGTAGAAACGTTGCCTGGTGGTACTAATTTAGGTGAAATTGACGATTTACGTTACTTTACTAATAAGCTCGTGCGTGGTTTACGTATTCCGTCCTCATATTTGCCCACAGGTGCTGAAGATGCAAGTAGTCAGTACAACGATGGAAGAGTAGGAACAGCGTATATACAAGAATTAAGATTCAATACATATTGCGAACGCCTGCAAAACATGCTAATCGAAGAATTTGATCAAGAATTTAAAAAATACTTGTTAGAAAAAGGTGTAAATGTTGATACTTCAATGTTTGATCTTAAATTTCAACCTCCACAGAACTTTGCAGCATACAGACAAAGCGAAGTTGACAATGCTAGAGTACCTACATACACACAAATGAGTGCAATACCATATATTTCTAATAGATTTGCACTAAAAAGGTTCTTAGGCATGACAGAAGAAGAAATTGCAGAGAATGAACGTTTATGGCGTGAAGAAAATGACGAAAATCTTGAAACTCCAGCAACAGATGCCGCAGGAGAAATGCGTAGTGGTGGTATTTCAGGAGCAGGAATAGATGCAGATATGGGCGGAATGGAAGATGTAGACGCATCTGTCCCATCAGAAGACGGTGGAGAAGGAACTCCTCCAGAAACTACAACAGGCCAAGAGCTAGGCGCTAGTCCGGCAACTACAGACCAAACGGTATAAATACAATATGATACTTAGAGAATTATTTTATTTTGATAGAGAAACTATTGAGCCCGTAGAAGACAAGAGCTACGAGCCGCAACACGACGATTCACCTGTAAAAGCAACTGATACAAGGCAAACTAGATTAACGCTCGGTCAAATTAATAGAATTCGTAAAGCGTCTGAGTTACATCAAGAAGAAGTAGACAACGAATTAGACTTTATTAGACAGATGTACGGAATAGCAGCACAAGCGGAGGCCGGCGGTGCTGTTTAATGGCAAAAATAGATAAGACTCTTTATACAAAAGAGGAATGGCGGATTATTAAAAACCGCCGCAGACTAGAAAAAGAACTCCAAAAACAAAAACAACGTATTGCTGAAACAAAGCATTCAGCGAAAACTAGCATTGCCTTTGTCTTAGGCAACGGTGTTAGCAGAAAGTCGATATTACCAGAGGATTTACAAAAGCATGGCCGAGTTTATGGTTGTAATGCTTTGTACAGGACCTTTTCTCCTGACTATTTAATTGCTGTAGACGTTAAAATGATACTAGAAATATCACGTAGTGGGTATCAAAATACAAATCAAGTATGGACAAATCATAATAAAGCATATTCAGAAATTAAAAACATTAATTATTTTCAACCAAGTAAAGGCTGGAGTAGTGGTCCAACAGCATTATGGCTAGCAGCTGAACACGAATACGAAGATATTTACATATTAGGGTTTGACTTCCAAGGATTAGATAACGGATCTAAATTTAATAACCTATACGCCGATACAAAAAACTATAAAAAAAGCAATGAAGCCGCAACATTTTACGGTAATTGGCTACGACAAACCAAACAAGTTATAAGAGATAACAAAAAAACAAACTTTCATAGAGTTATAGCACCAGATAATTATCAGCCTATAGAACTAAATAATTTTGATAACTTTAGTACAATAGAGCTTGGAGATTTTAAAAAAATCTTCAATTTTTCCTAACATATGCAAAAAAGGCCTCTTTTGAGCCTATATCTACGCATATTTCCCCCATTTTGTTAAATAATAGTGACAGCCTTACCATAGGTATAACTTTTATAGGAGAACAAAAATGGCAGATAAAAACAAGTTCGAAGAAATGCTCGAGCGTCTTGTTAATGAAGACAAAGCTGGTGCAGAAGAACTATTCCACGAAATTGTTGTAGAGAAGTCAAGAGACATCTATGCAAACTTAATTGAACAAGATTTAGAAATCGAAGAAGAAGACAAAGAAGTCGAAGAAACTACTGACGAAGAAGTAGATGAAGCTACTGACGAAGAAGTAGATGAAGCATCTGATGAAGAAGTAGATGAGTCAAGCGACGAAGAAGTTGACGAAAACTTTGATTTAGACGAATTTGAAGTCGAAGGTGAGCCTGAAATGGGCGGAGATCCAGTAGACGACATGATGGGTGACATCGAAGCAGGCGACGACGAAGAAGGCGACGAAGAAGGTGAAGAAGATGAAGACCTTGAAGATCGCGTAGTTGACCTTGAAGATGCACTAGACGACCTAAAAGCTGAATTTGAAAAAATGATGGGCGACGAAGGCGAAGGCGACGAAGCTGGTGAAGAAGAGCCAGAAGAAGCATTTGCATTTGAAGCAACTGACGAAGAAGTAGACGAAGCTGCTGACGAAGAAGTAGACGAAGCATCTGATGAAGAAGTTGACGAAGCTGATGAAAAAGAAGTAGAAGAGTCTAAGTCTGCAAAATCAGAAAGAGAACAAATGCGCGAGTACGTTGACAAAGTAGCAGGCGGACACGGCGCAGAAAAGAAAAGCTCAGGCGACAATGGCGACAACACAAAGTCACCAGTAGCAGGAGCAAATGACATGGGTGGCACTTCAGCTAACATCGCTAAAGGCGGAGAAGCAGGAAGCGGCGACCATGCTGGTCTAGGTGATTTAAACGCAAAAGACCAAGATGGCGGAAACATCAATGTACCAGGCGGTAAAGCGTCTAAAGCTGGCAAAAGCGAGCCAGGACACGGTGCAGAGAAAAAAGGTAAGCCAGAAAACGCTGATAACAAATCATCTGTAGTCGGCAAGTAAATAAGGAAGCTGAATGGGAAACCTACTAAGAGAGCATCTGACATTCGACCAAGCACAAATGGTTGTTGAGTCTGCTAACGAAGGAAAGGATCTTTACCTAAAAGGTATTTGCATCCAGGGCGGTGTACGCAATGCAAACCAGCGTGTGTATCCTGTAGAAGAAATTGGCAGGGCTGTCAAAACTCTCAACGATCAAATTCAAGGAGGATATAGTGTTCTCGGAGAGGTAGATCATCCAGAAGGACTTAACATTAACCTGGACCGTGTATCACACATGATAACTGAAACATGGATGGACGGACCAAATGGTTACGGTAAACTTAAAATATTACCAACCCCGATGGGGCAACTAGTTAAAACAATGCTCGAGAGCGGAGTTAAACTAGGTGTCTCGTCTAGGGGATCTGGTAACGTATCAGAAGACGGAAGCGGTCAAGTTTCCGACTTTGAAATCATAACGGTGGACGTTGTTGCACAACCCAGTGCTCCAGGTGCGTACCCTACGCCAATATACGAACACTTGATGAACACCCGCGGAGGGTACCAGGCATTTGAATTAGCACAGGCAACTAAAGAAGACCAAAAGGCACAGAAATACTTAAAAGAGAGCTTATTAAAAATAATAAGCGGGCTCCGATAAATGAGGAGAAAATAATATGTTGGAAGCATTAAAATCACTCTTCGAGAGCACAGCACTTTCTGAAGAAGTAAAAGCAGAAATACAAGAAGCTTGGGAAGCGAAGATCAACGAGAATCGTCAACAAGTTACAGCTGAACTTCGTGAAGAATTCGCTAAAAAATACGAGCATGATAAATCAACTATGGTTGAAGCAATCGATGCAATGTTGTCTGAAAAGCTAATTGAAGAAATTTCAGAGTTTGCAGATGATCGTAAACAACTAGCTGAAGCAAAAGCAAAATATGCAATAGCAATGCGCGAAAACGCAGACCTAATGAAGAATTTTGTTTTAGAGCAGCTACAAAAAGAAGTAAGCGAACTACACGAAGACAAAAAAGCAATGGCTATTAAAGCCGCTCAGTTGGAAGAATTTGTAGTTGAAGCTCTTTCTAAAGAAATTGCAGAGTTCTATGAAGATAAAAAAGATTTAGCAGAAACGAAAGTACGTTTAGTACGTGAAGCTAAAGAACACTTCAAGAAGGTTAAATCTAACTTTATTGAAAGAAGTGCTACAGCGGTATCAGAAACAGTTGATAAAGTCCTTAAAGGAGAAATTACTCAACTTAAAGAAGATATTGAAGAAGCACGAAGAAATGATTTTGGGCGCAAAATATTTGAAGCATTCAGCAATGAGTATTCAAATAGCTACCTAAATGAAAAAAGCGAAAGTGCTAAGTTACTAAAAGTTGTTGAGTTGAAAGACAAGCAACTTGCAGAAGCAAAAGCATTTGCTGAAAAAGCAAAGAATATTGCAGAAGCTCAAAAGGCAGAAAACAATAAACTTGTAGAATCAGCAAACCGCGAAAAGATCATGCGTGGTCTAATTGCTCCATTGAGCAGAGATCAGCAAGAGATTATGACAGACTTACTGGAATCAGTACAAACAGATAGACTTCAAAAATCATTTGACAAGTACTTACCATCAGTTATCGATGGCCAGGCTCCAGCAAAGCGTAAGGCTATATTATCAGAGGCAACAGAAGTTACAGGCAACAGAAAAGAAAACACGACACATATCAAAGCAGACGAGTCAAAAGTACTTGATATACGCCGTCTAGCTGGAATTAAATAAGGAGAAAATGATGTCAGAACTATTAGAAAGTCGCTGGACAGAAACCAAAGACGCTCTTCTTGAAGGCCTGGACGGTAACAAGAAGGCGGTAATGGCTGCCACACTAGAAAACACTCGTAAGTATTTGTCTGAGAGTGCAACAGCTGGAGCAACATCCGCTGGTAACGTAGCTACACTAAACCGTGTAATCCTACCAGTTATCAGACGTGTTATGCCAACTGTTATTGCTAACGAGCTAGTTGGTGTTCAACCAATGACTGGCCCAGTTGGCCAAATCCACACTCTACGTGTTCGTTACGCTGAAGCTTTTGATAGCACAAGCGGAACTGATACTGTAGCAGGTGAAGAGGCACTTAGCCCATTCAAGATTGCGGAAGGATATTCCGGTGCAGCTGACGATAAAGCCGCTACAACAGCAGCTTTAGAAGGTCAAGCTGGACGTAAATTGTCCATCCAAATCTTAAAGCAAACTGTAGAAGCTAAATCCAGAAAGCTATCAGCTCGTTGGACTTTTGAAGCTGCACAGGATGCACAATCAATGCACGGTATTGATGTTGAAGCAGAAATTATGGCTGCATTAGCACAAGAAATTACCGCTGAGATTGACCAAGAAGTTTTAGCAAGCCTAAACAGCCTAGCTGGTAATGCTGCTGAAACATATGACCAAAGTGCTGTATCAGGTACAGCAACATTCGTTGGTGACGAGCATGCTGCATTAGCTGTTCAAATCAACAGAGTTGCAAACTTGATTGCACAGCGTACACGTAGAGGCGCAGGTAACTACGCTGTTGTTAGCCCATTTGCGTTAACAATTCTACAAAGTGCTACAACTTCTGCGTTCGCAAGAACAACTGAAGGTACATTCGAAGCACCAACTAACACTAAAATGGTTGGTACATTGAATAACGCAATGAAAGTGTACGTCAACACATACAGTGCAGACGATGCACCAGTACTTGTTGGTTATAAGGGTTCAAGTGAATCAGACGCACCAGCGTTCTATTGCCCATACATTCCACTAATGTCAAGTGGTGTTGTGCTTGATCCAGCAACATTCGAGCCAACTGTGTCATTTATGACCAGATATGGTTACGTTGAGCTATCAAACACAGCTTCATCACTTGGTAACGCAGCAGATTACTTAGGTAAAGTTGCGATTACTAACGGAAGCGTGAGCTTTAGCTAAGTTTTACTTAAAACGAGAAAATAGGGCCTTAGGGCCCTATTTTTTTGACTACGGTTTTACTTGTTCATTACATACATTGTAACTTCAAAGCCAAAACGCATTTCTGTATAGCTAGGTTTTGTCCACATAACAATCTCCTTTCAATTATTATTTAAACACACTTTTTGACAAAAATCTTGCAGAAAATCATTAATTTTTCATAAAAAGTGGTTGACTTTTATTTTAAAGATGTTATATTAATAACATAAGCAACAAAGACTTAGCTAGTCAATGTTTATAGTGCAAGGAAGAGGCGTTTACCAGAGCGTCGAACTTGACTGTTTAGGGGTGGTACCCAGGTGTTGTACTGGAAACAGGCAATGTCACATCGCTCTACCGAGCGGAAGCAGGTTGTCGCGGAGATGAAATGGTATTTGGTCCGTGGCTTGTAGGTGTAACCGAGTCCTACCTATTTTGCTTATTCTTAAAGCCCGCCACTGTGCGGGCTTTCTTCTTATTTGATAAATACTTGTGTCAGATAGTGTGCCGCAAGGCGGACTTATGCTGTTACCCACAGCGTACCGGATAGAACCCGGATAGGACTACTTTATAGGAGAAAACAAATGGGAAGACCACTTAATAAAAGATACTTTGGACCTGCTACAGCAGGTGGCAATGAAATCAAAGTAGATTTCTATGATGGCACATCAGCTGTTCTAGAAGGCTACATTGTAAAACAATTAGGATCTAAAAAGTTTCGTGTTGCCGCAATTGGCACACCAGGAACTACATACGATCGTTTTTTAACTACAGGAAAATTACCTGCTGCTTTAACAGGCGAAGAAATGTGCATCAGTGTTAAAGGTGATGACGGTGAAACTTACGGCGTTAGTAAAATTTCAGGACGTAAGGCAACTATCATTGCTCACAGTGCAACAGGTTCGAATGCATTAAACGGACAATCGATTCCATGGAACTTCACAGTAAGTGCTGTTGACGGTGCTGTACAAGTTGAAGAAGCTGGTGATGATGACGTACTACTTGGTACTGACGACGACGACTTCACTGAAGACGCATAAGGATAATAACTTATGGACAAGTATTTAAGAGTAGCTGACGGCAACTACAGAGTAGTTGTTAAAGAAGGTGGTAGAATTACACTTGATACAGGTACGGAAGTTGGAGATGTTTACATCACCGGCAACCTAGTTGTTGAAGGCACTACTACTACTCTTGATACAGTCAACACTGTTGTTGAAGACAATATCATTGAACTTAACAAAGGCGAAACCGGAAACGGCATTACTAGAGATGGCGCTTCCGGTATTCGTGTTGATAGGGGTACAATACAAGACGCTCAATTCTTATTTGTAGAAAATGTAACTTGGACAGATACAGCTAACGGAGGCACAGTTGATAAAGGTGCTTGGTCATCGAGATACCCAGGAGGTAGAATCGGAGGCATTGAAACTGTAAGTATTACAACACCGGGCGTAGATTTAAACTTACTTGGTAGATATACATTATCAGGTGTAAGTACAGCAAACCCCGGAGTTGTTACTGTTACAGGAACAGCAAACTATGAGCAACGAGTTACTGATGACGACCATATACCTAACAAAAAATATGTAGATGATGCTATCTTTAACTTCTTTGGTACTGTTGTACCTAACAGAGTTCAAGTAGGCGATACTAAGGTACATGTGTATGATGACAGTGTTTCGGGTCCTAGTAGAGCAGAAACTGTTGTTGACGGTAACTTAGTTCAAGATGTTAGAGCAACTTGGACTGATACACATGGAATACGTATTGAACAAACTGTTCATGGTACTGAAATTAAAACACTTGGTACAAGTCAAGAAGATTTAATATTAAGTGCAACTGGTACCGGACATGTTGTAGTTGACGACAACTTAAGATTAGGTTATACTCCACACGAAGGTGTTGACGGAATAACCGATCCAGTAGAACCAGATGACGGAATACTGTTGTATGCTAAACCATCTCAATCAGCAGGCACAGGTATGTATTTCGTAAATGCACAAAACCAACGAGATGAAATTATAAGTAGAAATAGAGCACTAGTTTATAGTATGCTCTTTTAAGGAAATAATATGGCAATAGTTAATACAGCAATAATTGATCAAGGTGGCGGAGATTATAGACACATTATGTTAACTGTTCCTGCTAATAAGTCATATGCTATTACTAATATTTTAGTTTGCAATACTTATGACCCAAGTGCGTCTAATCCAGAAAACGAAACTTGTGAATTTGATTTACATTTTGTTCCATCAAACGGATCATACAGTGACACTATTACATCTGTAGTTAGACGCTTGTCATTACCAGCAGGCGAAACATTTACATTAGATACAGAAAAAATAGTATTAGACGCAGGCGACTCTGTTCAAATTAACGGAGGACCGTCAGCAAGCGGAACAGGAAGACTTGCTTGCACAGTTAGTTATTTGGAAATTACATAATGAGATTATTGAAGGCACAAAATACAAACCGTAGAACAATTTACGGAAGAGGAGTACAGTTTGATGTAGACGATCAAGTCTATATGGAAAGTACTAATAGTATACGTGTGCCCAAAGGTACTACAGCTCAGCGACCAGCAAATCCTGAAGAAGGACACTTTAGATATAATACAGATGATACTAGATTTGAAGTGTATGAAAACGGAGCCTGGCGCGGTGTTAGAGCTGTAGCCCCGGTTGGCGTTGGAATAACCCAACAGAGCTTAGGTAATGGCGATGCGTCAGAAACAGTATTCGGCCCATTAGCAAGCAACGATCCTGAATATCCGGTTCCAGTAGCCGCACAAAACGTTCTAGTATTTGTTGAAAACGTGTTTCAAATAAGCACAACAAACTATACATTAGAACAAAGCGTTAGCGGAAGTTTAACAGGCCCTAATGCTCCATACGCTGATGGTTGGTATCTTAAATTTACATCAGCACCAGACCTTAATAAGCCAGTAACTGTACTACATAACTTCGACAAGTAATCCAATAAATACAAGTAGGAGAACTTTAAATGTCGCAAGTAGGTAGAATCTCAGGACCACTATTATTCGCTAATCTAGAAAGAAACGGCATTGATCTGGCCTTTGAAACAGACTTACTTTACCTTGATGTTAATAATGGCAAAATAGGTATAAGAAATAATGCTCCTACTAACGATTTACATGTTTTAGATACTACTAGAACTACTACATTATACGGCGATACACAAGCAGATATTGCTAATATAAACTTTCAAAACTCAACAATACAGCCTTTTCCGGGACAATTATTTCTTGATGCTAGATATAAGATAACATCTTCAAACGCTAAAACAGGCGACATTTTTATAGATGATAATTACATATCTACTACAAATAGCAATTCTAATTTAGAACTACGTCCTAACGGAACGGGTCGTGTAGAAGTTTACAGCGATCTACATACAGACGGTAATATACATGCAACAGGCAATATCACTCTTGATGGTAACATTATTTTTGGCGACACCGGTGATGATTCAACAGCATTAAATGATACTGTAACATTTCAAACTGATGTAAACAGTAATATAGATCCTACAGTCACAGAAGTATACGATTTAGGAAAGTATAACAAGCGTTGGTTAGAATTGAATACTAGGCTTGTTAATGGTGTTGCTGTTGAATCTAGTAGTTTTATATTAGGCGGAGTTGACCTTAATAATAGACCAGGTAAAACTTATTACGTATCTAAAAATGGCGACAATGACTACACTGGTACACATGTACAACACCCATTTGAAACTATTGATTATGCTGTAACGCAAGCAACGGCAGGAGATACTATCCATGTATTTCCTGGAGAGTACGAAGAATCTACACCAATTGTTGTTCCTGCAGGTGTTACAGTAGTTGGTCACGATTTAAGAAACACAGTTATTACACCGCCAAGTAGTCAAAGCTCTACAGATATATTTCATCTTAACGGCGAAAGTACCGTAGCAAATTTTACAATTAAAGATTTCTTTTATGACAGTGTAAATGACACAGGTTATGCTTTTAGATTTGCTCCTAATGCAACAATTACAACACGTAGTCCTTATGTTCAAAACGTTACAGTAAGCACACAAGGTAGCACAACTAGTGCAAGCGATCCTAGAGGATATGCTAGTGGCGATGCTGGTAAAGGTGCGTTAGTAGACGGAGCAAGTGTATTAGGTACAAGCAATGAAGCAAGCATGTTGTTCCATGCTGTAACATTTATTACACCAGGTGTAGATGCACTTACAATGACAAATGGTGTTAGGGTAGAGTGGTTAAATTCATTTACATATTTTGCAGACAGAGGTTTATATGCTGTTAATGGTGCAACAGGACATTTAAGCACAGACGGAAGTACAATTAAGTACGGTGCAGAACTACGCTCAATTGGTTCAGCAAACGTATACGGTAACAAAGGCGCTGAAGCAGATGGCGCTGATACATTAATGTATCTTATTCAACACAACTTTGGTTATATAGGATCTGGAAAATTTGTAGACAATGATCCTAGCAGAGTTATACAGACAAATGAAACTATTGAATTAAACTCGGGTAAAATTTATTACAGTTCTACGGACCATTTAGGAAATTTTAGAGTAGGCGATCAGTTTTTTGTTGATCTAGAAACTGGTAACAGTACACTAACTATTGACGAATCTACAGTTAATGCATTAGCAGGACTAACTGTTACAACTAACGGAAATATTGCAATTATTGATGGCAATAAAGTTCAAAATCAAAATATAAGATTTAGCGGCAACACAATTGAAAGCCTATCAGGCGAAATTAATATTGACAGTCCTGCTAGTACCTTTATAAATCTAAACGGCAATACTAACCTTGTAGGTAATTTAGACATTACAGATAACTTTACGTTTGATGGCACACTTTCATTAGCAGGCGATCAACCTACAGACACAGTAACGTTTAATACAGAATTTAGTCAAGATTTAGAACCCAATCAAGACTTAACTTTTACTTTAGGTAACGAAACAAAAAGGTGGAATTGGACTTATGTAAATGATGCAGAAATAGACGGCGTCACTATAGAAACAAATTATATTACTTCAAACGAATCGAATGCAGACTTAGAACTTAGAGCTAGTGGAACTGGTAAAGTTAATATTACAGATCAAGTTAATATTAATAATCAACTTACAGCATTAGGAACAAGTACTTTTCAAAATGTTTCACTACAAGTGTTAACAAGTAATGCAGACTTAGAAGCAACAAACTTTAGTATTAACGATTTTAATATCCAAGGAAATCTTGACATTCAAGGAGAAGCCCAACTAGAGAATATACTAATTGATGATAATTTTATTACTACTACACAAAGTAATAGCGATTTAGAATTAAGAGCTGCAGGTACAGGCGAAGTTACTACACAAGAATTAGTAAGAGTTAACGGGTTATTAATTAACGAAAGTACACTACAGACTGGAAATGTAGACATTGCTGGAACTGTGACATTTGGAACTTTAGAAACTGACGAAATAAGAATTAATAACAACACAATAGAAGCATTTAACACTAATCAAGACTTAAACTTAGATGCAAACGGTACCGGCGAAGTTCAAATTAACAGTAGTGATGTTATTATTCAAGAAGACTTAACTGTTAACGGTAACACAACACTACAAGGAACTGATATAACAGGGTCACTTGTTCATTCAGGTAACTTAACCCAAACTGGAAACTATAACATTGCTGGTGAAATTAGTAACGGCAATATTCTAATTGAAGATAACTTTATTACTACAACAAACAGTAATAGTGATTTAGAACTACGTGCTAGTGGAACCGGCGAAGTTCTTATACCTAACAATGATGTACAAGTTAATAATAATTTTACTGTAACTGGAGCAAGTGATTTTCAAGATGTAACAGTTAATGGAACATTCCTACCAGGGTTTTCATATCAAACAGGTGATAGAAGTTTTAATGGTAATCTTACAATATCACAAAATTTAGATGTAACTGGATTTGCACAGTTTGAAGAAATCCTAGTTGATGATAATTTTATTACTACGACTACATCGAACACAGATTTAGAACTACGTGCTAGTGGAACTGGCAAAGTTCTTATACCTAACAACAATGTTGTTATTAATAATAATTTAACAGTAAATGACGCAAATGTTGTAAATGTTACAGTTGCTCAAGATATACTACTTAATGAAATTGTTATTCCGCCTAGTATTATAGAAATAGATGATAATTTTATCAGCACAAAAGTTTCTAATGAAAGTTTAGATTTAAGAGCTAACGGAAGTGGCAACATATTATATGTTGACAACACAACTATTTCTAACAATTTAAATGTTAATGGCCAAACAAATACTGAAAATATAGAAATTACAGGGACTACAAATATTGTTGGCAATACCAACTTTGCACAAGACTATAACTTAACAGGACAATTAACAACAGACAAATTAGTTCTTACTGAAAATTATCAAGACTTTGAACGAGTAGGTATACATGGCAACAAGATTACTTCTCAAGAAACTAACACAGACTTAGAATTACGTGCAAGTGGTACAGGCAGGGTAGTAATAGATAATGCAACTTTTGATAGAAATGTTACAGTAAATGATCTAAATGCAAATAACATTATTGCTGATCAAAGTTTTGAAGCGGCGTTAATTGATAGTGAAAACATAGAAGCGTTTGGTAATGTTGTAACAACAACTCTTAGCAATAGCGATTTAGAATTACGTGCTAATGGCACAGGGCAGGTTATTGTTGATAACGCTAGTTTAAATATATCAAATAATTTTACAGTAAATGATCAAACAGTAATAAATGATGATACTACAGTAACAGGATCGTTAAACATAAACGGTGATACTGTTCGTACAGGTAATTCTACGGTTACACTTACAAGCGATTACACAATTAATGGAGCCTTAACAGTTGATAGAAAAACTGATTTAGGAGACTGGACTATTGACGGAAATGTTTTAGAATATACACAGACAGGTGATGTAGTGCTTGACACCGCAGGCACAGGTGATGTAGTGTTTACTGATACTGTTGTAAGTAGAGATATGTCAGCAGCAAGTGCGTCATTTGGTAGTCTAAGAATTCTAGATAGTGTTGCATTAGAAAATATGGTTAGTTCAACTGACATAGAAATATTTGATAACGTAATTACAACAACAAATAGTAATAGTAATTTAGAACTTAGAGCGGCAGGAAATGTTGAAATTGACAACAACTTTAGTGTTACCGGAACATCTCAAATAGATGGAACTACATCTTTACAAGGTACTGAAATTAATGCTCCTATAACAGTAAATGCAAATATTATACAAACTGGTAATAGAGATATTACAGGTGATTATTCTGCTACAAACTTAATTGTTGACAGAAGAACCGATCTCGGAAACTTTACATTCGAAGATAGCACAATACTTAATAACAATATCGGAGACATGACTATAACTGGTTCTGGAACTGGAAATGTTGTTATAGAACAAGGTAGAGCAGATAAAAATTTAACAGCTACAAGTGCAACAAGTAACGGATTTTTTATTGAAAAAGCTGTAGCTGCTAACAAGTTTATAGTTACAGATGATATTGAAATATTTCAAAATGTTATTACAACAACAAACAGTAACAGTAATCTAGAATTACGCACAAGCGGCTCAGGAGAAATATATCTAGAAGGTATAAGGGCGTTAGACAGTACATTACAAACGTTTAGTGGAAATGATCTAACTATAACCAGTAACGAAATATTGTTTGATAGTACTCATAGTATACAGATTCCAATAGGCGATAGCTCACAACGTATTGTAGCATCTGTAGCAACAATAGTTCTAGATGGTGGTAACGGTGTAAATGATCCACAGCCTATCACTGTTGATGGTGGTGATGCTGTAACAGTATTTGGTCCAACGGATACGTTCTACGACGGTGGAACTTCGCTAGAGCCTAACGGTAACGCCGGCGACATTAGATTTAATACTGATTATGGACTATTTGAAGGATTCAGTCAAGCAAACCAGTATTTTGGCGGTGTGTTTAGTGAAGACGCACAGACTAATGTTCAAGCACTCAATGACGAAGTTGAATTTAGAGTAGCAGGTACTAAAGTAGGTAGCGTAGCCTATGACGGTGTTAATATTAGCACATCATTAAAAACAGCAAATATTACTATATCTAATAACATAGTTACATCTGAAAATAATACAGCATTGCAATTAGTTCCAAATGGAGCGGGTACTGTTAAGATGTTTGATAATATGTCGTTTGACGACAACAAGATTAAAAATCTTGCAAACGACGATGGTTTACATATTGTAACTACTGATAACGGATATGTAAAAATTGATACTCAAGTTAGCGGTATAGTATTACCTACCGGTGACAATTCAACTAGAGATGCAACTCCGGTTGTTGGAGAAATTAGATATAATACAGAAGCACCTGGTGCAGAAATATGGAACGGTACAGAATGGGTATCTGTTGCAGGTGATACTGGTGATGCAGATGCGATAGTTCTCGGCGAAGCCTTTGACGAATGGACTCTTATACTAGGGTAAGTCCACCCTTTTTCTCTAAAACGATAAATACTATTAATGCAGCATAGACCAATGTTGCAGGGTCAAACTGTGGTTAGCCAGCAAAGAGCGAGAGCTGAAAATTTAGGCTAGAGGGACAGGATCCCCGTGTAAGGAGAAGAGATGGCTGTAGGTCGCATATCAGGTCCGCTCTTGAAGTCTAATTTGATTCGTAATGGAATCGATTTAGCTTTTGAGACAGACTTATTATATCTAGATGTTAACAATCAGCGAATTGGTGTTAAAACTAATGCTCCATCACACGACTTACACGTTAACGGCACAACACGTACAACCAACTTAATAGTAGACAATATAGCAGAAATTGCTGATATTACTATTTCTGGTAATACTATTCAAAGTGCAAATACTCTTAATCTTCTTACAACTGGCGCCGATAGTGTTGTTTATCAACGTCAACTTGACATTCAAAGCATTTCAATATTTGACAATGTAATTAATACAAACGATTCTAATGCAAATTTAGAATTACGTCCTAACGGCACAGGCCAAGTAGAAGTTTATTCAAATTTACAAGTTGAAGGTAATATACATGCAACGGGTAATATTAGTGCTGATGGCAATATTACACTAGGTGATGCAGATACAGATAATGTTACTTTTAACTCCGCTGTTGCAAGTGATATTATTCCAGATCAAACAGACACTTATAAATTAGGTAACAGTGTTAAAAGATGGGATGATGTCTGGCTACAAAATCTAAACGCAACAACAATTAACAGTTCAGATCTTCTTGTTGACGGTATTGACATGACTCTACGTCAAGGTAACATTTATTATGTTGCTGAAAATGGAGATGATACTAGAACAGGAACACATCCTCAAGATCCGTTTGCTACAATAGAACAAGCATTAAGTGTAGCAACAACAGGCGATACTGTTTACATTTATCCAGGCGCTTATGAAGAAGTATTTCCTTTAACTGTTCCAGTAGGAGTAACAGTTAAAGGACACTCATTAAGAAGCGTTACAATAACTCCTACAGCAGGCACGAATACAAATGATGCATTTTTACTAAATGGTGAAACTACTGTAGAAGATATTACAATTAAAGACTTTTATAGTCCAGGATTTGCATTTAAATTTGCAAACAATATGACTGTTACAAGCAGAAGTCCTTACATTAGAAACGTTACAGTTATTACAAAAGGTTCAACACTTACAGCAGAAGATCCAAGAGGATTTAATGCAGGAGACGCAGGTGGCGGCGCATATTTAGACGGTAGTGTTGTAAATGCAAATTCAAAAGAAGCAAGTTGTTTATTCCATGCTGTTACATTTATAACACCCGGTGTTGACACACTACAAGCAACTAACGGTGTTAGAGTAGAATGGCTTAACTCATTTACATATTTTGCTAATAGAGGCTTGTATGCGTTTGACGGCACAGCAGGAAAGTATAACGATGGTAAAACGTTTGTTAGACTAGGCGGCATAAGCGGCGGCACATTCCAAGCAGGCGATACAGTTACATTTACAAGTACAGACAGTTCAACTGTTTTAAATGTAAATGTTGAAAGTGTAGACAACGATGTACTTGTAATTGACGGCAAAAATATTGACTTTATAGATTTTGATACAACACCGCAAAGTATTTCAAACGGTTCGGGCGTAACAGCAACAACAATACTTAATCATGATGTAAGAGACTTTGGTGCAGAAATAAGAATGATTGGCTCTGCATCGGTTTACGGTAATTATGGATTATACGGCGACGGCCCGGGTGTAATTGTTTATGCTATTGGACAAAATCTAGCATACATTGGTAATGGTAAAGAAGTTACTAATGACCCAGGTACTGTATTACAAGATAACGAAGTTATTGAATTAAATGATGCTAAGATTAGATATAACTCAGTAGACCATAAAGGTGATTTTAGAGTTGGTGACCTATTTTATGTTAACCAAGATGACGGTACTGTAAACTTTGTTGCAAATGCACTTAATGTAGATTTAACTTCAGGTGTAACATTTACAAGTGGCGGTAATTCAACTTTTGTAAGCGGTGATAGAATTGACACTGGTAACTTAAGAATAAGTGGAAATACTATAGAAAGTTTAAGTGGTAATATAAACATAAGTCCACTTACACAAACATTAAATTTAAACAGCGATGTTAATGTTGCAGGTAGTTTAGATGTTACTGGTAATGTAACTATTGGTGGCAACATCACAATAGGTGATCAAGCAACTGATACTATACAAATAGTTGCAGGTATTGACAGTGACCTAATACCTAATCTAGATACAACATATAATTTAGGTAATCCATCTAAGATGTGGAAATACCTTTATACTAATGGAGCAGATTTTGGCGACATTAGAATAACAAATAACTTTATTGAAACAACTGTTTCGAATGCAGATTTAGAATTACGTGCTAGTGGAACAGGTAAGATACTAGTACCAAATTCAAATGTTGAAATTACAAATGACTTAATAGTTGGAGGAGATTCTACATTCCAAGACGTTGATATTCTTGGTAACTTGACTATTGGCGGTGATATTACACAAACTGGTAACCAAACAGTTATTGGTGATGTTGCTGTTGGCGGTAATCTATCAGTAACAGGACAAGCTCAGTTTGAAGAAATACTAATCGACGATAACTTTATTACAACTACTAGTTCAAACGCAGACTTAGAACTTAGAGCTAATGGAACTGGTGAAGTATTAATTCCTAATAACACATTTAGAATCAGTAACGATTTAATTGCTGATTCTGTGCAAGCAAATACACTAGTTGCAACTACAGTAGATGCTACTGATTTTATAAATGGTACAATTAGAATTGATAATAATCACATACAAGTAACTACAGCAGACACTGACTTGTTTATTGATGCTGCAGGCACAGGTGATGTAAAAATCAACAGTAGTGATGTTGTTATACAGCAAAATCTAACTGTAAATGGAGCAACCAGTTTACAGAATACTCAAATTACAGGAACAATAACACATACTGGCGATACTACACAGACTGGTAATTTTAATATTGCTGGTGAAATTAGTAATGGCAATATTCTAATAGAAGATAATTTTATTACTACAACAAACAGTAATAGTGATTTAGAACTACGTGCTAGTGGAACCGGTGAAATATTAATTCCAGATAATAATGTACAAATTAATAATAACCTGACTGTAAGCGGTACAACTGATCTACAAGATACTACAGTAAATGGTACATTTACACTTACAGGTGATTTAAACCAAACAGGTGATGCAACTATTACAGGAAGTGTAACAGTTACACAAGATTTAGATGTTTCGGGTGCAGCACAGTTCGAAGAAATATTAATTGACGACAATTTCATTACTACAACAACTTCTAATACAAATTTAGAACTACGTGCTAGTGGAACTGGTATTGTTTTAATACCAAATGCAAATGTTGAAATTACAAATGATTTAGATGTACAAGGCACACTAACAGTTAATGATATTAACAGTTCAGGAACCATAACAGCAAATAGATTTAGTACTGGTGATATTTTAATTGACGACAACTTTATTACAACGACACAGAGTAATAGCAATTTAGAATTACGTGCAAACGGCACTGGCGAAATAATTGTTCCTAATAATGATGTAACATTTCAAAATGCTGTAACTGTTGAAGGATTAACAACATTATCTGATACAACCGTAAATGGAACATTACAAGTACAAGGAAATGTAACACATACCGGTGATATTCAAGTTATTGGTACAAGCACACTTGACAAGGTTGTTGTAAATCAAACTCTTCAATTAGAAGAAATATTAATTGATGATAATTTTATAACAACAACTAGCTCAAATGCTGATTTAGAATTAAGTGCAAACGGCACAGGACAAGTTATTGTTCCTAATAATGATGTTGTTATTACAAATGATCTTGATGTTAACGGAACATTTACTGTTAATAACATAAACAGCTCAGGTACAATTACAGCAAATAGTTATTCAACTGGTGATATTTTAATTGACGATAATTTTATCACTACTACATTAAGTAATAGCGATTTAGAATTACGAGCTAATGGAACTGGTGAAGTTCTTATTCCTAATAATGACGTACAAATTGATAATAATTTAAATGTTGACGGTAGTGCAACATTATCTAATACAACCATAAATGGTGCGTTTAATCATACAGGGGATACTGTTCAAGTTGGCGATTACACACAAACAGGTAATGCAAATTATACAGGTAATTTAGTTGTATCAGGTGACTCTCAATTTGAAAATATTCAAATTACAGGCAATGTTATACAAACTACACTTAGCAATAGTGATTTAGAATTTAAAACATCAGGTACTGGTAGCGTATTAATTCCAAGTGCAAACGTAAATGTTACTGGTGATTTAACTGTTGTTGGACAACTCACAGTTGGTGATATTCAAAGCACAGGAACAATTGAAGCAAATAACTTTACTACTGGTGATATACTAATTGATGATAATTTTATCACAACTACAACGTCTAACAGCGACCTAGAGCTTAGGGCTAATGGAACTGGCATAGTAGTAGTCCAGGACAGTTTGCAAGCAACACAAGACCTTACAGTAAGCGGAAACACTACTTTAAACAGTGATGTAACTATTAACGGAGATGTTACACATACAGGTACAACAGTACAAACTGGAAACTTTACACAAACTGGTACAACAGATGTTACAGGAAACTTAACTGTAACAGGAGATGCCGATTTTGAAGGTATTAGACTTGCAGGAAATTCAATAATAGGCACACAATCAAATGCTGATATTGAAATTAAAACATCCGGTACTGGAGATATATTATTTCCAAACAATGACTTACAAGTAACAAATGATTTTGTTGTAGGAGGCACACTAACTGTTGGAAACTTAACAGCGACAGGTATTATCGAAGCTGACAGTTTTACAACAGGTGATATATTAATTGATGATAACTTTATTACTACAACTTTAAGTAACAGTAATTTAGAACTACGTGCAAATGGCACTGGTGGTATTATTGCAGAAAACTTTACCATCAACGAAAGCACAATATCTACAACAACAGATGATATGACAATTAGCCCTGCTACTGGTTATACAAAGTTTGCTGGTACTGGTGCTATAAATGTTCCAGTTGGTACAACATTACAAAGACCTTCAAGTCCACAAGTAGGACAAATTCGTTATAATCAAGATTTAAGTAGATACGAAGGATATAACGGAACTAATTGGATTATATTACAAGGTGTTGAAGATTTAGACGGTAACACAAAAGTTACAGCAGAACTTGTTGAAGGCCAAAATGATAATATTATTAGATTCTACACAGATAATACAGTTAGAGCTAATATCGATTCAAATAGATTCTATGCAGATAGATTTGAAGTAGATGATGTACAAATAGAGCAAAACACAATCAGCACACTTACTACTGATCAAGACTTGGTGTTAAGTGCCGCAGGTACTGGTAGAGTAGTAATAGAAAACTTTGCCTTCGAAGACAATAGGATTATAAATACAGTATCGAATAGTATTACTCTTTTTGAAAACACTAATAACGGATATGTTAAGTTTAGTGGAACAGGTGGACTTGTAATACCAAGTGGTACTAGTGCAGAAAGACCTGCGGTTGCTTATAGAGAAATAGGCATGGCCAGGTTTAACACTGAAGACGACAGGGTTGAAATATTCGACGGAGTAAACTGGGCCTCTTCAGCTGGTGCAGGATCTGGTATTAATCCATCAGATGCAGCAGACTTAGCAATTGAAACAGTTTTATACTTAGGATAATAAATGGCAACGATATTTAAAAATAAAGTTATTAACAATGTAGGCACACAACCTATAGACATTATTGAAACTAACTCGGCAACTAGAGCCACTGTTATCGGGTTAAGTTTAACAAATCTTACTGATAGTTTTGTTTATGTAAGTGTGTTAATGAAAGACGATACAAGTGTAACTGGACATTATATTAAAGATACGTTGCTACCAGCAAATACTAGTTTGCGAGTTGTTGCAACAGGCGAAAAATTAATAGTTGCACCTGATAATATTGTCCAAGTAGTAGCAAGTACAGATGATGCTGTAGACGCTATAGCAAGTTATGTGGAGATAGTATAATGAGTCATTATATAGGAAGTAATCCAACAGACGTACAAAACGGATTTATCAAAAGATATTTTTACGGTTTACGTAGGAATGATGATGGTGAATTATTTTTAGTTAGAGTTGATCAACTTGCAGGCGGAGACTCAAACAGTGTTACAATTAACGATTTAGGTATATCAGAAGAAAACTTTTTAGATTTTGAAGAAGGTATTGATTACTTAGATGGTATTGATGAAAATAAAGATATTGTTTATCCTAACTTGCGTTACCCTCAACTACGTTGGGACGGTAGAAGTTTAACATATTATATTGAAGCAGGCACAGGACATTTTGTACAATCAGTTAGTGAAAAAGTAACATTCGAAGATAATATTAGTTCACCAGCATACGGTGAAGGTGTAGATAATGCGGTATTGCTTCCTGGTGAAACAGGCGGACCAGGACCAGGATACTAGGGGAAAATAAATGGCAGAATTTAAACTAGAACGTTTTAAGTATACATGGAAAGGTGAATGGATCGCAGCCACAGTATACAAACGTGATGACATTGTAAGAGTTGGCGGTAAAACATATGTGTGTTTAGAAGGACATACAGCTGATACTAAATTTAAAACCGACTTACTTGCTACATTGCCTGGAAGTAATCCACCACAAGCAGCCCCTAAGTGGAGATTAATGACAGATGGTAGATCTTTTAAAGGTGCGTGGGCAACAGCGACTACATATGCAATTAGTGATATTGTATTAAAAGACGGATCACTTTGGGTATGTCTAAACGAACATGATTCAACAGAATTTTATGTAAACAAAGACGACTGGGCCCTGCTTGCAGAGTCAGTAAAATATACTACTAATTGGGAAACAGCAACTGATTATGGTACAGGTGCATTAGTAAAATATAATGGCATCGTATACAAGTGTATAGTTCCTCATGTATCGGGATTGTTTTTAGAAGATAACTTAGTTACTACACCTTCAAATATTCAAGTTGCTGTAGTAAGAAATGCAGAAGACACAGCAAACATTTATACATTAAATGGTATTCCTCAAGCAGAATTAACGTTTGCATTTGGCAAAACATATGTATTTGATCAAAGTGCTCCTCAAGACGGTAGCGATGATACAAATTTATATTTTGGCGGCGGCTTTGACCAGAACGGCGATCCAGTACAGAATCCACATCCATTATTATTAAGTATTACTGATGATGGGCTTTGGAATAGCGGAGTTCCTTATGCAGACGGTGTAACATATTTTCTTAACGGTAACGAAGTTACACAGCAAGTATATGTTTCAAATTTTGCACAAGCAACAACTAGACAGGTAAGATTTACTGTACCATATACCGCACCAGAAACACTTTATTACTATTGTAGATATCATGCAGGAATGGGTGCGTCCCTTGCTACTGAAACATCTGCAGATGTTTCATGGGAAGTTTACCACAGCGGAATTGAATATGTAGGTGCATGGGCAAGAGACACTCTATATAGAAAAAACGATTTAGTATTATATGGCGGTAGTATATGGAGATGTACAGAAACACACCAATCTGCTTCTCAAGGATTTTTAGATGGTGACGGCAATCTTGCAGATCAATTAGATACTACTAAATTTGCTATAGAATTACCAGGCTTTCAATATGAGTCAGAATGGAGTGACACAGCAGAATATCAAGCAGGCGATGTTGTACGATATGGTGGTTACTTATATTTTGCAACCAAATACAATAGAGATGATCAACCCGCCCAGTCACAAGACAGTACATCAAGTTGGGTAGAACTTCAATATGGTTACAACTTTAGAGGTGAATGGGTAGACGGCGCAGAATATAATCCAGGCGACATAGTTCAACGAGGCGGCGAACTATACATGGCTCTAGTTTCTATAGGTAAAGTAGAAGTTGACGGAAGTACATCTGATTATCTGCAAACAGAAAAATGGCAATTACTTGTTCCAAGTAAAACTTGGGGCGAAGCATGGATTACAGGACGTACATATTTTGTTGGTGAAGTTGTTTACCACTTTGGTAGTGCTTATGTTTGTAACGAAGCACACGTTAGTACAAATGATAACTTTCCTGGAGATAACGGTAGCGGATACTTTTATTGGGATACATTAGTTGAAGCAGGACAACCGTCAGGTTTGTCAGCCCAAGGCGATCTACTAACTTATAATTTAAGTAGAACAAACGTTGGCGACGGTAGTACTATTGGCCCTGCAGGAGTAGCTATAGGCGAAGAAAGACAACTGTTATCAGTTAACGATGACGACACTGTATTTTGGAAAAATTATCTAAGAACAGCGCAAGAAATTTATGTTGGGCATCATGGCATGGACACAGAAGGATATGGACGAGATCCAAATAGACCATTTAGGTCCGTGAGATATGCTTGTGAATTTGTAGAAGAAACATTTCCAGCATTAACACCTGTAAAAATTAAAGTTGATACAGGAAGGTACACAGAAATAGGCCCAATTAGCGTACCAGCAGGTACAGCGGTAATGGGCGACGAACTTAGATCTGTAACTATTGTTGCAAATCCGAGATTAGACGAATATCAAAATGAAACAGAAGAATTTAATGCTGCATGGGATTATGTAACAAGTATTTTACTTAACTTGTTTAGCAATGTTGACGTTCCACCACTTCCTGGAAATACACTTACACAACCTAAGACTACCTTAACTTTAGGATTAAGTGAAGTTAACTTAGCAATTACTCTTATTGATGTAATTAAAGATAAAGTTGAATTTAACGCAGAAAGCGGTGCTGTTGATCCTATTATGACAGGAACAAACACCCTTACATCAAACAGTGTTAGACGTCAAACAGCTTCTAAACTAGAAAGTTTACAAAGTTATCTTTCTCAACAAGTTGAAGCATGGGTGCGTGAAAACTATCCAACTAAACAATTTAGAATGAATAGAATAGCAGAAGATTTTATACACTTCTTTAAAGCTATCTGCTATGATTTAAGGTACGAAGGAACTTACAAATCAATACTATCAGCTGAAAGATATGCCAATGCAATTACAGGTAGTAATCTAAGTGATTTATTTAGAATGAGAGATACAACTGGCTTACGTCAATGTACTGTTGAAGGACTAGATGGAGCACTAAACCCACCAGGTGTTTACGACTTATACCAAAGACCAACATCGGGTGCCTTTACAGCACTTGATCCAGGTTGGGGAACAGCAGATGATAGAACATGGATTAAACGTAGATCACCTTACATACAAGGTGTAACAACTATTGGTACAGCATGTACAGGTATGCGTGTAGATGGATTATTACATAACGGTGGTAACAAGTCTATGACAGCAAACGACTATACACAAGTGTTAAGTGATGGTATTGGTGCATGGATTTCAGACAATGGTAGAGCAGAGCTTGTGTCAGTGTTTACATACTATAACCAAGTTGGATATTTAGCAGAACGTGGAGGAGTTATTCGTGCAACAAACGGTAACAACTCATACGGAAAATACGGTAGTATTGCAGACGGCATTGATCCTAACGAAGTACCTATTACAGCATCAGTGTTCAACAGAGATAATGAAGCAACGGTAGACGGGGTGTTTGCAGGAGCGTTTGGTGATGAAATCCTAATTTATGAATATGCAAATGCAGGCGAAAATTATACCACAGCTACAAGCACTATAACAGGTGCAGGAGCAAATGCTGAAGCATTACACGAAGATATTAGACACGGTGCATTATTCCAATCAAGAATTGTTAATCCTGCAGACAGCGGAGCAATAGGCGGAGTAGGATATACAAATATTCAAAACCAAGCAACTATTGGAGATAGTACAAGTATTACCTTAAACGTCAACGAAACAATTACTGAAGAAGAAATTGTAGGACAAGCACTTTATATTATTTCAGGTGATGGTACAGGACAATATGGTTATGTATCTGCCTATAACGAACTTAATCAAATTGCTTCTATAAACAAAGAAAGCACAGGTCAACCAGGGTGGGATCATTTACTTCCTGGTACTACAATTGAAACAACACTGAGCTCAAATACTAGATATCAAATTGAACCACGCATAGTATCATCGGCACCGTCATATGCAGCAAACAACTATAACATTGCAAGTGGTAGAGATATTATAGATGTTGCATTTAGTAATACAACTTTTGAATTTACAGACATTGAAGGACAACCAGGAACAGGTGACGTTATAACGCAAGATGGTCTTGCTCCTGCTAATGCAAGATTTGATATTACTAAAAACGGACTTGTCTATGAAGTAACTATTGCAGATGGTGGTTTAGGATACGCTATTGGTGATTCTATTACAATTTTAGGTAGTGTATTAGGCGGCGATGATGTTACTAATGACTGTCATATTAAAGTGAGTGGTGTAACTGACGATAGTTCAAACTCGATTACAAGTGTAGTTGTAACAGGTACAGGACGTAGTGGTAAGTTTGTTGCTATCGCAAAACCAAATTTTGTGTTAGAAAGTGATACAGGACAAGGTTGGAATGAAGTATTATTGCCAAACTCTACAGCCATTGATTGGATCAAAGTAGCTGCAGGTGCAAATAGATTTGTTGCTATTGCTAAAGGTACTGATGAAGCTGCATATAGTTTAGATGGAGTAAATTGGAATTCTGTAACATTACCTTTTGTGGAAGATTGGATTGACATTACTTTTGGAGAAGGTAGATTTGTTGTTATTGCTGAAAACTCTACAAATGTTATTCAATCAGCAGATGGTATAACATGGACATCTAGTAACATGCCTAACGATGCTGTTGGTGACAGTGCATCAGCAGAATGGCAAGGACTTACATACGGTAAAGGTAAGTTTGTTGCTGTAGCAGGTAACGACGGTGTAGTAGGTCATAGTACAGATGGAACTACATGGACATTTGATACTGGGTTCCCAGCAACACCTAATTTACAGGTTGCAGGGTTAGCATACGGTAATAATAGATATCTTGCACTACTAGAAACAGGCGAAACTTACTATAGTTTTGATGGTTCAACTTGGACACAAGGAGCAGATGCTCCAACACAGGACGGATCAACAACTATGCGTTGGAATGATATGAAGTTTGCAGAAGGTGTGTTCTTTGCTATATGTGATGCAAACAATCAAATTGTTGGCGGCGATATAGACGGTAATAACACAAATTTTGCGGCAACTACTGAAGACGGAATACTGTGGACAGGCAGAACTCTTGCAGCGTCTAAAACTTACTTTGGACTAGGCTTTGGTGTTGTTAATAACGTAGGTAGTTGGATTATAGGAACTAAAAACACCGCAATAGGAGGCATTGCAAAAGTAGAAACAGGTGCAAAAGTAAAAGTCCGTGCAAAACTAGGTAGTGGCGGCTTAATACAAACAATAAAGATTCTTGATTGCGGTAGTGGATATTCTCCTCAAAACCCACCAGTATTTACAATTACAGATAATGCATACACTGTAGGCATTGGGTGGGAAAATAGAGTAGGTAATGGAGTTCTTGCACAACCAAGTTGGACTAACAGAGGTATTGGTTACAGATCAAGCACTACAAGAGTTGATATTACAGGCGATGGCTATGCTGACTTTATACCAGAAACTAACATTATAAAAATTGCAGGTTTACCGAGAGTACCAACTATTGGTAGCCAGTTGTTGTTCCCTAATATTCCAGACGATACAACAGACAATCCAGACGATCTAAAAAGTTTTAGAGTTGCTGTTGCAACAGATTTAGGTGATGATGGCACTGGTAATGGAACAAAACTAGTACAATTCCAAATCAGTCCTAGAATGCGTAACGAATACGATCTAGTTCATAATACAAGTGTAACAATTAACGAAAACTTTAGCCAATGTAGAATTACAGGACATGACTTCTTAGACATTGGTACTGGTAATTTCTTAGAAACAAATTACCCAGAAATATATGCAGGCGGCAACTACTTTGTTAGTGCGCCTGAAAATGAAGTATACGAAACCGGAGGCGGACGTATATTCTACGTAAGTACAGACCAAGACGGTAACTTTAGAGCTGGTGAACTATTTTCAGTACAACAGGCTACTGGTGTTGTGACAATTAGTGCCGAGTTCTTTGATCTAGATGGCCTTAGCGAACTATCACTAGGTGGTGTAAGACTAGGTGGTTCGGGCGCGGTTGTTAGAGAGTTTAGTACAGACCCAACATTTGCTGAGGATAGTAATAATGTAGTACCAACACAGAGAGCTATTGCAACATTCCTTGCAGATAGATTAAGCGTTGGCGGTTCAGATCTAGAGTTAAATGCATTCTCAGCGGGACAGATTTATGTAGGAGGACCAGACAATCAATTTGACAACATACAAGATGCACAAATATTAGTTGGTGTGCCTGTTAATATGGAAGGTACAGACGCTAACGGCAATCCTGTAGGAATAAGCGGTTCATATGTTGGACAAATGATGTTACTTCGTAATTTTGATGATGGTATGAAGTAATTTTATAGGACAGTAAAAAATGTATAAATACAATAACGGAGCATTAAAAAATGGCAGAATTTAAACTAGGTAGAATAAGATTTGTGTGGAAAGACGCATGGTCTTCTGCCACTACATATTACAAAGACGATGTTGTAAGATTCGGAGGTAAGGTATACATTTGTGTGATTGGCCACACAAGTGCAACTGATTTCTTTACAGATTTTGAAATAGTACCACCTAAATGGAATCTTGTAAGTGACGGTCAAACATGGAAGGGTGAGTGGGCAACAAGCACCGGATATGTTTACGGAGATATTGTACAATATGGTGCAAGATTATACATTTGTAAAGTTGTTCACACATCACAAGCAACAGTAGCAGCTGGCCTAGAAGCTGATATTGCTAATTGGGATGTCTATGCTGACGGTTTAGCATGGAAAGGCGACTGGACCGTAGATACAAAGTACCTAATAAATGATCTAGTAAAATACGGCGGCCAAACTTATGTGTGTAATACATATCATACATCTGCTGCAACTGAAGCCGACGGGCTAGAAGCAGACCAGGCAAGTTGGGACGTATTTAATGCAGGTATCGAATACAAAAGTACATGGACATCTGGAACTAGATATAAAGTTAATGACGTAGTTCAGTATGGTGCAGCTCTTTGGATTTGTACTACTGAACATACTGGCTCAACATTGTTTAGTACAGATAGTGCAAATTGGGAACAATTTGTTAGAGGATTCCAATTTGAATCAGACTGGGAAGCACTAAGACAATATCAAAAAGGTGATATTGTTAGATACGGCGGCAACCAATATATTGCACTTACTAACCATAGCGAGAAAAATCCTGTCGTAGAAACTACAGACTGGCAACTATTCTCACAAGGTATTAGATTTTTAGGTGACTGGCAAGATGACAGTACACTTCAAGATTATAGAGTAGGAGAAGTTGTTCGATACGGTGGCTACACATATATTTGTACAGCAGATCACCAAGATCAAACACCTACTGATACAAACTATTGGCAACGACTAAACACTGGCCTAAGATGGAGAGGTGAGTGGGTAGATGATCAAGAATATCTATTAGGTGACGTTGTAAGATTTACAGACAACTCTTACGTTTGTGTTCAAGGACACTTTTCAGAAGGCGACGACTTTTCAACAATACAAACACAGCCCGGAGGCGGCGGTGCACAGAATTCACGTCCTGATTTAGATACAACAGGTACATACTGGCAAGTATTGTCAATTGGTAATGAAGCAAGTGTACTAACTACAAAAGGTGATTTAGTTTATTATGCAGCAGGCGGACCAGCAAGATTACCTGTCGGTGCTGAAGGACAATTTTTACAAGTCAGCAACAATCAAACACCTGAATGGGCTTACATGGGCGTCGCAGACGATGTTTATTATGTAGCAACACACGGCGCAGATACACCTGCTCCTACTAATGGACGTTCAATTGACAAACCGTGGAAAACAATAAGATACGCAGCAGAACAAGTAGAAAGAGGAGCAAAGAATCCCCAAGCAAGACGTTTACTAGAACTGAACAGATATTTTATACAAAGAGAAATTGTAGAATGGACTGACGCTCAAATTACAGGTAACATTTCACCATTCACTACAGGTTTTGATTACGATAGTGCTAAATGCGAAAGAGACATGGGCTATATTATTGATGCTGTAATATGGGATATTACACACGGCGGAAATGTAAAGTCAAGAGAAGCTGCACTTTCCTATATTAATGATACTGTTGGATCACCATATCTTACACAAAAAGCAGAAACTGTAGCAAGTATAAATTATGGCTTAGAAGTTATACAGGCTGTATTGAATCAAGAAGCACCGGCTGTAAATTATCAAGTTAACAACGGAGATAATTCAACAGCAATAGTTGCACAATACTTTGATGCAAGTCTTTCATCAGAAACTGTATATACTGAAATTTCAAATCTTGTAAAAATTATTACAGATGCAATTACAGCAGGTAATGCAGATAATATTCCAGACAGATTAATACGTAACAGTCTTATAAAAGTTGCAACAGGAAAATACTACGAAGTATTGCCTATAATTGTACCTGCAGAATGTTGTATAATTGGTGACGAACTACGTTCTACAAACGTATTCCCAAGAAAATCAAACAATTCAACACTTACTTCTGCAGAAGATTATTTGTATAGTAACACAGCAATTGAAAGAGTTGAAGCAATTATTGGAGACATTGTAGAAGGTGTAGCTGTAACAGCAACAACAGGAAATACACAAACACAAAGTACTCTTTATCCTTTAGCAAACAACGAAACAGGGTATGTTAGACAAGCAACTGAACAATTAGCAAGACTTTATAGAAGAAGAACAGACTGGGCTTTAGGACGCAAAGAAGAAGCAATAGCAACATTTACATTAGCTGACGAAATGGCTGATCCTAATGCAGGCTATGCTAGAAACTTGCTTATTGCTAACAGAGAATTTTTAAAAGCAGAATTAATTGGCTACATTACAGAAAACTATCCAGACTTAAAATACAGCAGAACAGCATGTAAAAAAGATGTTGGATACCTAATTGATGCTGTAGCATACGACTTAACATATGGCGGTAACTGGCAAACTGTAAATGCCGGTGAAGCATATTATGTTGGTGCAACTTCGAACTTACCAGCGGCACAGAAAGCGGCAACACTAGCAGCTTATGGGTACCTAAAAGGTATTATGCAAACTGTAGGTAGAAACATTACTGTTACTCCTGGCACACAGTCTACTGTAGAACAAGTAGTTGGTGATCCAGGGGATGCTGCAAGCGCAACAACAATAGGCGACTTACTAGACGACTTTATTAATATTGTTGATAACGGTACTGGTAGCGAGACTATAGTATATCCAAGTATTACTGGTGCTGCGGCAGGTTTACAAACTGACCATTCACTATTAGGGTCAGCGGCTGCTACAATTAAAACAGACACAACAAACTGGATTACAGCAAACTTTCCTAACTTAACATATGATAGTGCAAAATGTGAAAGAGATATTGGTTACTTACTAGATGCGGCAAGATACGATTGGTGTTTAGGTACAACATTTGCGTCAACAGTGGCGGCAATTAGTTACTTGAGAAAACCAAGTGCTAAAGTTACAGGCGACCAAAAAGAAGCAACACTTGCAAGTTATGAATATGCTAGAAATGCGGCAAGAGCTGAAGTTTCTGAAGCGGCAAGTTTGGCACAAATTAACAACACTTTTGTTACAACAAACGATATTATTTTAGGTGGTAGTAACGAAGGTAGTAACCGTGCTGCAGAAGATCAAGACGTTTATGCAGGCATACAGCAACTTGAACTTAACAAAGAGTTTATTGCAAAAGAAGCGGTTGCTTATGTTAACGATTATTATGCAGATAGTGTTACAGCAACTACAGCTGCAACAGGCGCACTTACTGTTACAAGTACAGGATGGTTAAGACAAAACAGACCAATTAAGTTTACTGGAACAGCAATAGGTGGATTAACACTAAATCAAACTTATTATGTTAAAAACATTTTAAGTTCAACAACATTTACTATTAGTTCTACAATAGGCGGAACAGATGTAACAGTAACTGACGATAGCGGTGCAATGGATGTCGAAAAAGATTACGACTACAACGTAACATTGTGCGAGAGAGATATTAGATCTATTGTAGATGGAATGATTTGGGATCTAAAATATGCACCTAATTATAGAAGAACATATACAGGTAATATTAATTTAACAGTACCTGCTACATATGCAACTAGATATGCATCAAGATACTATGTTAATAGCGTAATAGGCTCACAAGAAGAAGACTTCTACTATCTACGCAATGGTACAGGAATCAGACTACAAACATTAGAAGGCCTACAGGGTGATATGACAGCAGAAACAGCCGCTGGTACAAGTCGTGTAACAGCAGGTGCGTATGCGTCACTAGATCCAGGTTGGGGTCCAGATGATGATAGATGTTGGATTACGGCACGTTCACCGTATGTACAAAACTGTACAACATTTGGTAATGCCGCAACTGGTCAAAGAATTGACGGTGCATTACACAACGGCGGTAATGACAGTATTGTTTCAAACGACTTTACACAGGTTATAAGTGATGGTATTGGAGCACACATTTTAAATAATGGTAGAGCAGAACTTGTGTCGGTGTTTACATATTACTCACACATTGGTTATCTAGCAGAAACAGGCGGACGTATACGTGCAACTAACGGTAACAACTCATATGGTGATTATGGTTCAGTTGCAGAAGGTGTTGACCCAGATGAAACTCCAACAACTGGTATAGTAGATAACAAGACACAATATAATGCTACAATAGCATCAGCTGTTACAGACCAAGACACTATTCTAACAGCAGAATTTACACATGCTGGTAATGATTACACAGAAGTAACATTTAATGTGTTTGGTCCAGGTAGTGGCGAATCAGTTATTGGTGATGAATTTAGAGACGAAGCACTAATACAAGCTCGTGTTATTGACGATCAAGTTGACGGCGATGCAGGTGGTAGTGGATACTTAACAGCAAGTAACACAGCACAGTCAGGTAACGCAACAAGTATTACACTTTCAGCTACTGACGGTAACTTAAATACTTCTTATCCTGGCATGAAGGTATTGATTGTAGGTGGCGCAGGCGCAGGCTTATATGCACTTATTGATACATATGATGCAGGTACAAAAGTTGCTACAGTAATTAAAGAATCAGACGGCACAGCAGGTTGGGATCACTTTGTTCCTGGCACACCATTTGTTTCACCAAACGCTTCATCTACATACGAGATTGAGCCAGCGGTATCATTCTCAGCACCTACAAGAAGTACACAGAATGTTGTAATTACTTCAAATATTTACGAAGACTTTGGATTCTTTGAAACATCACAACAGGTAAACAACCAAGGTGCTGATACTTATGCAGGAACAGGTAGTAACGCAACTTTTAACATTGACAGAGTTGGCGCAAAATATTATGTTGCATTAAACAGTGCTGGTAGTGGATATACAAGACTTGAAACTATTACTGTTGCAGGTACATCATTAGGTGGCACAAGCCCTGAAAATGATCTAGTTATTACATTAACAAGCATTGGTACTAGCGGAGAAGTTATTGACTTTGATTTCACTGGTATTGGTGCTAAAGGTAAATTTGTTGCACTAAGTGACGATACTTCAGCAGCCACAAGCGGAGACGTTGCAACTTGGAGTAATGTAACACTTCCACAACAATGCGATAGATTTACAACTGGACTACTTAACGATGGTAGTTCTCAATATAAGTCAAGTGCATTTGTTGCTGTTGCAACAGGATCTAGTAATGCTGTACTAAGTGAGGACTTGTCAACATTTAGTACATCAGCTCTACCAGCAGGATTAGATACTTCAACAGGAGTTGATGTACAATACGGCTATTTAGGTGCTGGATCGAACAGATTTGTAGTTATTGCCCAAAATGATACTGATATTGCTTATTCAGACAACGCAGGTACATCTTGGACACTATCAAGTGCAGCATTGCCTAATACAGGATTTACAAGTATTACTAATGGTGCAGGAAAATATGTTGCTGTAAGAACAGGTTCAAACCAAGCAGCATATTCAGTAGACGGCATTACATGGACAGCAAGCACATTACCAGCAAGTTCAAACTGGAGTAAAGTTGTTTGGGGTAACGGCAGATTTATTGCAATATCAAACAACAGTGTAAACGGTGCATATAGTTTAGATGGTATTACTTGGTATGCATTAACCATAGGCACAGAAGGCGCAGCTCTTCCAACAGATATTTGTTACGGACAAGGTATGTTTATGGTAACTAGTGCAGACACAAATAGTGTTTGTTACAGTGATTATGGATTAATTTGGTCAAACTTAACTGTTACAGCAAACGTAAGCGGCTACAAACTAGCGGCATTTGGTAACATAAACCAAGAGCCTGCCTGGTTAGCAATAGCAGACGGAACAACTACTCAAGTAGCATCAAACAAACTTGGTGCTAGAGCAAGAGGACGAGTAAACATTGCTAACGAGAAAATATTTGAAGTAAAACTAGCAGAACCAGGAAGTGGTTATGGTGGTACTCCGCCAACAATTACTATTACTGATCCAAACAACATTGACGATGTTGTATTCCAAAATAGACTCGGAAATGGTGCTTTAGGTAATCCTAGTTTTGCAGATAGAGGAACAGGCTTTAGTGCAGCAAGTATGGAAGTTGATGGACAAACATCAAATGGTAATGCAGATTTCTTACAGAACGGGTCATTTGTTGCTGTTAGACGTTTAACTGAAAGACCAGTAGCAGGATCAAATATTACGTTTGATAGTTTACCAGGACAGTACTTTAAGTTGGTAACTGTTGTTAGTTTCTTAGGAACTAACCCAGGATCACATACAGCATTCTTACAATTAAGTCCAAGTATGACTATTGCAGATGCACCAGCTGACGGCGACGGAGTAACTTCAAGAATACGTTATTCACAAGTACGTCTAACAGGACACGATTTCCTAGATGTTGGTACAGGTAGTTTTGCAGAAACAAATTATCCTGGACTACCATTACAAATACCGGTCCAAGCTCAAGAAACATATGATGTTGACGGAGGACGAGTGTTCTTTACATCAACTGACCAAGATGGTAACTTTAGGGTTGGTGACCTGTTCCAAATTGAACAGGCAACAGGTGTTGCAAACTTGAATGCTGAAGCATTTAACATTGCAGGTCTACAAGAACTTACACTAGGTGAAGTTACACTAGGTGGTAACTCAGCAAGTATTAGCGAATTTAGTACAGACCCATTCTTTACAGCAAACAGCGACAGTGTTGTGCCAACGCAACGTGCTATTAAAGCATACATTGAAGCACAAATTGGTGGCGGTGGTGCTGCATTGAACGTTAACAGTGTCACAGCTGGTGACATTTTCATAAGCTCAAACATTATAACAACGGTGTCAGGCGAGTTGATAAATATTACAGCAAACATGAACTTCACTGGTCCAGTTACAGGTTATCCTTTAGCATACCAGTACTTTTTAAGATAATGGAGAAAAAATAAAATGGCAAACGGAAGATTAGGAGCAGCGGATCTATCAGCAGCCACAAATACAACAGTTTATGAAGTCCCAGCAGACAATTTTGCTGTTGTAACTGTGAGCATTTGTAATAGAGACGCCGGCAACAGAACAATAAGACTTGCATTAGCAAGTGCAGATACTCCTACAGCAGCAGAATACATAGAGTATGATACTGAATTAGTAGGAAATGGTACACTTGAAAGATCAGGTATTGTACTTGATGCAGGTAAAAAACTTGTTGTTTATAGCAACAGTTTAAGCGTTTCGGCTGTAGTTTACGGTTTAGAAACATCAACACTATAAGAGGAATAAGACATGCGTAAGATAGGAATAGGAACAGCAGGAGATCCAGTATTAGGTAAGTCACTAATTTTGGATAATACTGTAACAACTTTGGACGCTGACGCTGACCTAATACTAGATCCTAACGGCGCAGGTGAAACCAAAGTAAACGGCCATATACAGGTCAATTCAGGATCAACACTAAAACTTGGCGATGATGACAACAGTCATTGGGTAGCTTTAAAAAGTCCTGCAAGTGTAACAAGTAACTTGACTTTTAGTTTGCCAACAAGTTATGGTTCAAATACACAGGTACTTACAACAAACGGCTCAGGTGCATTAAGTTGGACTACTCCGGGTATTAGTGTTACAAATGACGTATCCACAGGTAATAATAACAACTACTTGATGTTTACAGCAAGCACAAGTGGAACAATTACAGGCACAAGTGTAAGTGATTCAAAACTTGCATATCAACCTAGCACAGGTAACTTGTTTGTAGGTATTGTAAGTGGCGGTGAAGGTAACGGTAACAGTTTAACACTTAGAAGTACAAGTGCAGGTACAAAAGGCCAAGTTTATGTTGATGAAGGAACAGCAAGTTCTAGCACAACAACTGGAGCATTTAGAGTTGCAGGCGGCGCCGGTATTGGCGGAAACTTATACGTAGGCGGTTCGTTTACAGCAACATCTGTAACTGAAACATCGAGTATTGCATTAAAGGAAAATGTGCAACCAATTGAAAATGCACTAGAAAGTTTAACAAAACTAGTTGGTGTTGTTTATGATCGTAAAGACGGCTCAAGTAAAAACGAAGCAGGATTGATTGCAGAAGAAGTAGATAAAGTTTTACCAAACCTAGTATCAAAAGATGCAAACGGAAATGCAGAAAGTATTTCATACACAAAAATTAGTGCTTATCTAATTGAAGCAATTAAATCTTTGAAAGAAGAAATAGATAATGTAAAGCAGAAGCTGGGGTAATAAATGGCGACACTTAAAAACACTGTCATTAACGATGTTGGAGCCATAACATTACCGAAAGGTACAACGGCACAACGTCCTACAAATCCACCAAACGGTTCTATGAGATATAATACTGACTTAGGTTATACAGAAGCGTATTATAACGGATTTTGGTTTGATTTGTCAACTGGCAGGGGCCTCCCTACAAAAACAGAAAACAAGTATATATTGTTAGATGCAAGTTTGTCATCAAGTACTAATGGCACAACAGCTGCAGGTTGGACTAATATTGGGTACCAATCGGGTAGAAATTTTGAGTTCTTTGGATCTCCTACTTATACAAGTAATGGATTAAACAGTTACTGGAGATTTGACGGTAACCAAATGGCTGTGTGTGAAAACCAATGTAATGACTTACAATACAACACTGTAGAATGTGTGTTTAGAAGATTCTCAAACAGTCCAGAAGATATTTTGTATAACAAAGAAAACACATGGGAAGCAAAAACAGATAGTGCTACTTTCCAATGGGCCTGGCAAACAACTGATAGAAGTTGGTTTTGGTCAAGTACAGGTGCAATAACAGATAATCAATGGTATCATTCTGTTGTAACTTATGACGGGAACAGAGTCAGAGCTTATATTAATGGTAGATTAAGACAAGAAGATACAGGAAACTATGAAAATGGAACGTTAATACAAACGCATGCCAGCTATCCTAAAATTAATAGTAGAGGCGCCGATCGTACAACGTATTCTAATACAGGTCATCATGAAGTTGCTTATTTTGCTGTTTATGATACACCTCTAAGTGATTCGGAGCAACATCATAATTATCAATGTATGGCTGAGCGTTTTAACATACCATATATACCATATAACTAGGAACAAATTAAATGGCTATACTTAAAAGTACAATAATAAACGACATAGGTTACTTGAGCTTGCCTGTCGGATCAGAAGCACAAAGATTAGCAACTGTTGCTGGTACATTAGTATACTTTACAAGTGTAGGAAACACAAGTTGGACTGTACCGAGCGGTGTTGACAGTGTCGAAGTACTAGTTGTTGGCGGAGGCGGCGGAGGCGGCTCTGATATGGGCGGCGGCGGTGGAGCCGGCGGCGTAGTTTATGACGGGAATTATCCTACAGTACCTGGACAAAGTATTTCAATTACAATTGGAGGCGGTGGCGCAGGAGCATCAGCAGGTGTTGGTCAAGCAAGAGGTAGCAACGGCGGAAACTCAGTATTTGGTAGTATTACAGCATATGGTGGAGGCGGAGGCGCAAGTTGTCACGATAGATCAACTTCACCAGCAGGAGACGGCGCATCAGGTGGAGGCGCATCAGGTGGTGCTGTTCCTCCAAGCGGTGGTGCAAACGGAACAATTAATGATAACGGACTAATTGGTAACGGCGGCTACGGAGGTGGCTCAAGAGGTAGATCAATTTATCCAGAACAAGGACATGACGGATCGTGGGGATCAGGTTATTGGTATCCAGGCGGCGGAGGCGGCGCTGGAGAACCTGGAACTTCTTATCCAAGACCACATGGTGGTAGAGGCGCAGAAATTACAATTACCGGCGAACCAATTTTTTGGGGCGGCGGTGGCGGTGGCTCTGGATACTCTAACACAGGCGGCGACGGCGGCCTAGGTGGTGGTGGCGGTGGAGCCGTTAACAGTACATATGGTGGTGTAGGTTACAACAACGGAGCCGACGGTGGCGGAGGTGGCACTAGTACATGGGCTAACACTCCAGGCGGCAATGCAGGCGCAAACACTGGCGGTGGCGGAGGCGGTGGCGCCCACTACAATTCAAATAACTACGGTGGTAATGGCGGATCAGGTATTGTTATTGTTAGATATAATACAACTAATCCTACCCAAGAAACAGCACAAGGTGCAATGAGAATCAATACTACCACAGGTGAAGCAGAATTTTACAGTTCAGATGCTACATGGCAAAGTTTATCTATTCCGTTTAAAGAAAGAACACATATTACAACTAACTATATGTTAGGTGGTTATAAATCAAGTAGTGCATGGAATAATGTAAATAGATGTTCTATAGCAACAGACACTACTGTTAATTTAGGTGACAATTCATTAGAAAGAGCATTCAACTATCAGTCAGGTGCTTGTAGTAAAAACGTAGCATGGGTGTTTGGTGCAGGTAACGGTCACGCTGTACAATCAAACTATGTTATAGGATTTAACATGCGTACTGACCAACAGTATACAGGTACATTTGATAGAAACCTAAGTGGTAATAAGTTACAAGACGGCACTATATGGAAAGAACACTATATGGCGTGGGTATCAGGAAGTGCAGAACTTGACAGATACAACATGCTTACTGAAACACAATCAACTGTAGGCATCGGTGCACCAGGCGGATCAACAGTACAAGCATGGGGCATGAGTTGGGAAAATGAAGGAATGTTTACTAGAGATAACGATGGTACATTATTCCAATTCACTACAGAAACTTACGGTGCATGGAGCGGTACATTCCCAAGTAATCATCACCAACAAAAGTCTATGAATAGTAAATTAAACTATTGTTGGGCAGGTAACGAAGGTGGCTATGCTAGTGGTGTAAACTTCCGAAGAACAAACTGGATTACTAGAACTACAGCAAATACATACGCTAAGCCTGTTACCGGCGGTGAAGAAAACTTTACAATGGGACAAGACCATGCTTACCAGTTAGGTTGCTTTAATGGTGCGCAAAATAATGATAGTTTCCGTTGGAACTATTATACCGAGTCTGGTTTTACAGGAGGAGTTTCTATGCAGCCAAAAGGTAAAGCAGGATCTAGTTCAGGACTAGGCGCATGGAGAGATAATTAATGGCTAATTTAAAAAACACTACAATTAGTGATACTGGTCACTTAACATTACCTGGTGCAGGCGATGGAGTTCATGAATCGGGTGATATTAGGTATAACGGTAACTTTGGTAGGATAGAAGTTTTTCATGATAAAGATGGAGGCCAGTGGACTAACATGGCTATTCCTTTCCTAACAAGACAAATTATTACTACAGGATATGTTCATGGCGGGTATGCTAGTAGTGTGGTATGGGACGAAACTAACAGAGTCACATTTGCTACAGATACAACTGTTGACTTAGCAGGTAAACAAGAAAGAGGACACAACTACAAAGACAGCATGCACAACAGTGACTTGTGTTGGACTGTAGGAGGAGCAGCTAATGCTCACTGTGCAGCAAGTAACGGTATTACTTGCTACAATCATAGAACAGAAAACAATATTACAAGCGGCTACACTAGAACTCATACATGGAGTGCTAATAACATTGGTATTATACAGCAAGGTTTAACAACAGCATGGATTACAGGCGGTGGTAGTAGTCAAATTAGACGTTTTAACATGATTACTCAAACCCTTGGCTCACAATATGGAAACTCAAATACATCAGGCGGTATTTGGGGGATTCAACACGAAAATTACGGTATTTGGTGTACTAATAACCAAGGCTTTAAATGGGCAACAGAAACACCATACGGACGTAGTGCTACATCACCACAAGGTGACAAACACCAGCATGCTCTTATGTTTAAGCATGCTAATATGGTTGCTGGACGTGAAGGTAATCCAAGTTCAAACTGGAGAGAAACAAACTTTTATAGCGATACTACACAGGACGTTATTGGAACAAAAGGTTATTACGGTGGTGAAGAAAACATGGTTGTTGGACAAGATTGGGGCTATGCTATTGGCTGGTATCAAGGTTCACACGTTGTAAGTAGTGCTAAATTTACATACACTACTAGACAAAGTATTACAGGCGGAGCAAGCCTTAATGCTAAAGGAGTTAATGGACAAAGTTCAGCAACGATGTCTTGGAGGGATTAACTTGGTAAATATTCATATATTATTATCAAGGAGTTTAATATGACAAATGATGTACAAAATGTCGATCGTCGCAAGCAATATATGTCTGATCATAGATATGAGAGCACTGTTAATACAGATGTTTCAATGCTTAACGAACGCGAAAAGGGTGCAATTAGTTATGCAATTAACAAAGAATGGACTAACCCTAAGTACAAATTAAGATGGTTTGTAGGTCAAGCTCAAATTACACCATACAGTAAATTAAGACAATATCTATTAGAAATTAAATCTAAGGAAGAATCAATTGAAAACATCGAATACGAAATTGCAAAGTATGATGTAGAAGTTAGACGTTTTAAACGTATGGCTGAAGAAGCTCATGATGAACTAGATAGAGAATTAGCCAGTGTTGAAGCGTGGAATGCAGAACGTAATCATATTATGTCGAAGCGTAGATTGCAAGATTGGTATTTAGAAAGACAACACTTACTAGATCTTTTACAAGAGTTTTTAGATAGTGACGAAGCACAACTACCAGATGGTAGTGGTCGTACTTATATGGATGTTTTAAATACAGACGAAGAAGATATTTACGAAGCAGAGTATTGGACTAATAGACTAGCTAAACAAGCAGCTACAGATATGATATTCTATGGACGCATTGGTACAGGTAACATGGATGCTATCCTTAGTGTTGGACCTGAACAACAAGCAGACATACTAGCACTAACAATGAATTATAGTACACAATTACAAAATTACAATCTTCAACTACAACAAAAAGCAGAAGAAAATCTTAAATTACAATCAAAGTTTGATAATAAAGAACTACTTGCCCCGCAAGATAAATACGATGTAATAGAAAATCCAAAACCACAAACTAATGGAGGCTCTGAGGAGACAATAAATGACATATATAATGTTTGAAACAGTGCCTGGTAACGACCCTAGGCTAGTACCAGAAATTGAAATTATAGGTAGTGACTGGCATTTTAGTTTTGCTAGAATAACTGGCACTCCTATTATTGAATGGTTAAAACCTACTACGATCACAGAAGCAATGTTTCATGCAAGACATTTTACTAATGCATTAAACGGCGAAGTTGGTATTATGCGAAAAGTAGATAATCCTTCAGATATCATCCAACCAACAAGTGAAGGCGACAATGACTACGAGAAAGTTGCTTACAGACTAAATTCTATTGATGAGTCAAATGCTGTAGCACTTTTAAAGGCACAGATGTTAAATTGGGCAGAAAATCATTTTACAGACGAAACAGGCTTAATACAGATTAGAGCTCAAGTACCTGGTTTAAGAACATTAGAAGAAACACAAATGTATATGGCTACCTATTTTGAATGGGAGTGTGCTTATACAGCAAATCAAGAGAAAACCCCACAGTTTACAACAACAAAATTTAGTCAACAATTATACGATTAATTCACTTTACTTTTTGTTAAAAAGGTGCTATAATAAGTAAAAGTATAGCACCTTTTTTTATGGAAGACAAATCTTAATGAATCAAAAAGTTTTTAGTATACCTCTTAACCCAAAACTCTCTAACGAGCAATATATAGAGTTTATAAATTTTGTCGAACAATATAAAGACTATATTAAAGACATATATTTTACATGTAGAATCCCACCCTTTACACAAGATGCAATGGGAGATATATTTGTATTAGACGAAGATTATAACTTAGCAATAGATCAAGCACTGTTTGTACAAGAAAGAACAGGAGTTCCTATTAGTGCTACATTTAATAATATACAAATTCCACCAAGTCAAAAAAATCTTGATACTTTTATAAAGCATTTTAAACCTTTATATGACAAAGGTATACGTATTGCTACTATTCCGCATACACATTGGATGGCAACAGGACAAATTAAACGAGCATTTCCGGAACTTTATGTAAAAAATACTATATTAAGAGATGTAAGAGTTGCGGCAGAAATAGTTCATCTAGCAAAATATGGATTTGACTATATTAATCTTGACAGAGACTTAATGAGAGATCGAGATACTTTACAACGTCTTAAAGAAGCTAAAGATTGGATTAAAGAGAATTACGGAAAAGAAATACATTATAGTTTACTAGCAAATGAAGGATGTAAAGGTAACTGTCCTATGATGGTTGAACATTTTGAATACAATAATACTAGAGCAGGAAATGAGCCACAATATTTTAACAATGCTATTAGTAGAGTTAGTTGTCCAAAGTGGGACGTAGATGATCCTAGTATTCATTTAAAAACAGCAAACATTCCTCCTTGGAGAGAAGATTGGGACGAATTTTTAAATGATTTTGGCATTGACGTTTTTAAAATGCATGGTAGAGAAGCTGTTAGCAGACTTTACGAAACAATGGATATTGTAAAAAGATGGGCAAATAATGAAAAAATACTTTTTGATAACTTTGAAAATTATCTAAGTAGTACAAATTTAAAAGATCGTCCAATTGATGCTTGGCGTAAAAAAATTAAAAATTGTAAATTTGATTGTTGGGAATGTCATTTTTGTGATGATATTTACAAAGTTAAATCAAAAATTGAACATACAAATAAAGTAAAGCATGTTGCTGAAAGTATTCTTATAAGCGGTGTTCCAACAGTTAATACACAAATACCAGGATTAACTAGTAGTAGAGTACAAACAGTTCTTAATCATATTGCAAGTGGTAGTACACACTATATGGAAGTAGGTGTAGCACAAGGTGCAACATTCTGTGGTGCAATCAAAGACAATAAGTTAGATGCTGTAGCAATTGACGACTGGCAAAGTGATATACAGCCTGCTGATCCAAATGCACCAAGATTACCACATAACGAAAAAGAAAACTTTTTAAAGAATCTAGACAAGTATAAACAAGAAAACAACGTAGATGTAATTGATAAAGATTTATTTGAAGCAGATGTATCAAAATATAATGGTAAAATAGACATGTGGTTTTATGACGGACCTCATGATGCAACAAGTACAGAACAAGCTGTTATACATTATAAAGATACATTTGCAGACGAAGCTGTTTTAATATTTGATGATGCTAATTGGCAAGGAGTTGTTGAAGGCGCAAGAAACGGAATTAATAAAACAGGGTTTGAAGTTGCATATGAAAAAATGCTGTTATGTGATGTAGAAGATTTAGAAAGTTGGTGGAACGGATTATACATACTTGTAATATCTAAGCCAGAAGAAAATATAATTTCGATAGAGGAAATTTAATGTTAAAAAAAATAATAATTTTTGGTGGCGGCACTAGTGGTTGGTTAACAGCTGCATATCTTACTAATAATTTAATTCAACCTGTAGAAATACAATTAATTGAAGATGCATCTAAAGGTCCAATTGGTGTAGGAGAAGGCACTCAGCCATTAACAGCATCATTCTTATATAAGTGTGGTATAGATGCTAAAGATTGGATGAAGCCAAGTAATGCGGCATTTAAGTATGGCGTAGAACTTACTGGCTGGAATGACGAGCCATATTTTGTAGATAATGATGTAGTTGACAATGTACTTCCGGCACCTCATTTGCCAGTCAGCAAATATTTTATAGACAAGCCCTATAGCGAATTTAAAAAGTGGCATCCTGCATACAGGTTAGCAAAAAACAATACAGCAACAAAAATAGATGATGCAACTGATATTAATTTTAATGTAGGATTAGACAGTTACGGTGCTGTGCATTTTAGTGCATTTGATATAATTGATACAATTAAAAAATTAATTTTAGATAGAATAGATTATGTAGATACTAAAATAACACAAGTAGGTAGCGATGTAACTGGTATTACAAAATTAATTGACGACAAAGGTGTAAATTATAAAGCAGATCTATATATAGATTGCACAGGATTTCAATCTATCCTACTTGGTAAAACACTAAAAGAACCATTTATAAGTTATAACGATTGGTTAATAAATGATAGTGCTGTTGCAATGCCAACGCAATATACTAATCCAGAAGAAGAATGTTTTCCTTATACAAAAGCAACAACAATGAAAGCAGGCTGGCGTTGGACAATTCCAACTTACCATAGAATAGGTAACGGATATGTATATAGTTCAAAACATATAACACCAGAAGAAGCAGAAGCAGAACTTAGAGAAGCAATAGGCGAATACGAAGCGCCAGCAAACCATTTAAAAATGCGTATCGGCTCTCATGAAAACATTGCTGTTAAAAATGTTTTAGGTGTAGGACTAAGTGCAGGATTTGTTGAACCTTTAGAAGCAACAGGTATTACATTTACTACAGCATTAGTAACATCACTTGCTGATTTGTTAAATCGTACAGGTAATGTTTGGGACGAACAACCTATGGCAATGATTAATAGAGGTTTTTATGAAATGAGTATAGAAATACTCACATTCATTTATGCACACTATTATTTTAGTAGTAGGAATGATACTCCTTACTGGCAGGAAATTAGATCAAAAACACTAGACGAATTACCAGCAGATGGCAGAATGATGATGAGTCAATACTATCCTAATTTAGGTGATTTTATATTCTTTACACCCGGAAGTATGTTTAGTAGTATACAATGGTGGAGTATGCTACATGCTGGCGGAGCATACCCTAATGCAAAATCTGATCTTACAGATAAACAAAAACAGTATATAGAACATTTTATGAAAGTACAAGATGTAAGAGTAGAAAGTGCTAAAGAATTATTTGGTAATCATTACAAATTTTTAGATAAGTGGTATAGTGAATGGAAAGAGTAGGTTTATTTAAATCAGATTTTTTTGTAACTAAAATAGGCAATGAATCTGAACTAATAGACTTAAAAGAGCAGATGCATCAAGCACATGTTGATGATGTTGAATCTATTAACATGAGTAATGCAGGTTGCTGGAGAAGTACCGTACAATATTCAAATATTAACTGGCTATTAGACGGCGTAAAAACCGCAACTGAACAAGCAATTAATTATTATACAGGATTTGATAGTACATTTAAAAAACATATCAAGGAAAAACATATTAGTTTAGATTACTGGTCTAATATAAATGAACCTGGTAGTAGAAATGTATTGCATAATCATGTTGCTGATAGTTTTGCGGCTGTGTACTATGTACAAGGAAAAGATACAGGAGCATTAAAGTTTATAAATCCAGGAAATGTTTTAAACGATTGTAATCCAATTTCTCCTTATACAAGAGAAGTTTTAGTTTATCCTACAGATGGAGAACTAATACTATGGCCTGCTTGGGTGCCACACGAAGTTGAAACTAATACTAGTAATAGGCAGAGAATGAATATTGCATTTACAATACAGGTTAGATAATGTTTAAGAAGAAAGATAAGATAGAATTTTTTAGTAAAATAGACGGAGTTGCTGAAGCATATCCTATTATACCTGCTAAAGATTTTCGTCCTAAGTGGATGTCACGGTGTAAACAAAATTACATTGACAACAAGGATAGAAACTTGCCTAGCCATCTATATCAATGCCCTGGAATTTTTGATCTTTACAATTATGGATTTATTTTGCCTTTATGGCACGATGTTATAATTAAGACACAAGCAGGACAACAAGGATTTCAATATGTAAATCCTAGTCAAACACTTAGTAAACTACTAGAAGGCGACCCTGTAACAAGTCAACCACCTGAAATATCTAAATGGTTGCCAAAACGCCCTCATAGTATTGAAGCTATTGTAAAATTTAATACGCCTTGGAATGTTATTGCACCTAAGGGTGTAAAATTTTTAATAACACCTATTGCATATAGTGATAGTTATGAGTTTGAATCTAGTATAGGTGTGTTAGATCCTGCTATAAACACAGAATTAAATATACAAGGTTACTGGAATATACCAAACGGAGAACGCAAATTAACAGCAGGTACTCCTATTGCTCATATTATTCCATTAACTGAAAAAAGATATGACTATATAATTAGAGAAATGAATGAGAATGATTTTAGATTTTTTAGAAAAAGACTATTCTGGGGAACACATTCTTTTAAACATAATAAATCATTAATTAAAGAAATGTATAGAAAGCATTTTCAAGGAGAAAAATAATGCCGTTGCAAGAATCAAATACAGAAGAATTTGTAACATATACTCAAACACTAAGAGTTGCTAAAGATCAATATACAGCTCGCAAAGTTCAAAAAGATAGAATAAAGCATGTAGGATGGTTTAACATAGTTCTATCTGCAAAAGATATGGTGTTATTATATAAAGATGGTGCTAACGGTATTCAGCAAGTTATAGCATCTAAAAATTGTGCTGGCGCCGAACCGTTACCAGAAGTGCCTACTACCGTTGAAAACGTTTTAGGAGAAGATGTTGAAGAAATTCATCACGTTACTTTTTATACCAAACCAGATGGTAATATTAAATTAATTCATGTTGATGATATTGTCTCTTGGACTGTTACAAATTCACTACTTAATCAATTAGATAAGAAGTATAAGGAGAACATTCGTGTTTAGTTTTTTTAAGAAAAAACCAAAAGTAGAATTTGTTGCTCTATTACCAGAAGTAAATCAAATTATGCCTATTATTCCTGCTAGTAAAATGAAGTTTGATTGGATCAAGCCTGCTATGGAAGATTGGAAAAAACTTAAAGAAAAACATGAACAACTACCTACAAAACTAACACACATTGCTAGGTGCCCTGGCATACACAAAATTATGCGTGAAGGTTGGATTTTACGCAGCTGGTGTGACTTTACAATAAAAACAGATGGTGATGGTAAATCTTTTCAATGGGCAACACCAGTATCTCAGCAAACTGTAGATGCAGATCATATTTGGAAATGGGATTATTTGTCACATCATGCAGAGTCAATATTTGGACAAGTAGATAAAAGAAATACACTAGATACTGTTATTAAGGTACAATCACCTTGGATAGTTTATATTCCTAAAGGTTATTATTTAATGAGTATGCCTATTCCCTATCCAGATAATCATAGTTTTACAGCTGCTACTGGACTGATCGACGGGGACGAAGGACCAAACTTTTTAAATGTTCAGCTATACTGGCACGAACTAAATAATGTTACTAAGATACCTGCGGGTACTCCTCTTGCTCAATATATGCTTGTAAAGAAAGACAAGATTGATGCAGAAATAAGAGATGTAACTGATAAAGATATTAAAAACTTAAGGCTACGATCTACTATATTAGATAATAGATTTATTGTAGACTACAAACCATTAAAGGAAGTAAAATGGCATGAGTAGTTTTCACAAGGTTGAAATAAGTTTGTACGCAAACAAAGACACTAAATTTATGAATGATGCGCATGCACATTGGTTAAATTACTCTGTGCAACATAGACGTATGGCCGGCTTTAGAATAAAAATAAGCCATTGTAAACAGTTTGTTACAATGAATGACGAAGAAGCATTCAATTACTTTTTAGATACTTGGAAGCATTACAAGCGAGTCATATACTAAACTACAGATAAATACTACTGTAGATAGGATTTTAATATGGCATCAAATTCAGCACCAGTAGTAGATAGAATACGCATTATACCAAGACCTGACGATTTCTTAGATCGTAATGTCGGTTCTAGCGGTGAAGTATTCTTTGATAAACAAGCAAATACCTTACGTGTATACAGCGGAAAATTAGCTGGCGGCTATACTGTTGTTACTGAAGATAATTTACAACGAAATATTTCTAATGCTAAGGTTGCAACTGTACAGTATAATGTTGTCGTTGAAAACCAAGGTGAAGGTAATAAGTATATCCTTAATGGTGAATACAAACCTGAACTAACATTTGTTATAGGTTATACATATGTATTTGATCAAACAGATCCTACTAATGTCTATTATCCAAATCCAACAGGCGGTACCCTAAACGAACATCAACTTGCATTTTCAACAACACTAAACGGCGAATTAGATGTAGGCGGAACAGCATATGAAGACAATGTTAGATATTATATAAATGATGATCCTGTAACACGAGCTGTATACTACGATAAATTCAACGAAGCTATAACACGTCAAGTACAGATTACAGTTACAAACGATACGCCTACTACACTTTATTACTGGTGTAAAAATCATACCGGCATGGGAAATTCTATTACTGTTGCAGAACCAGGAACAGGTGGTGCAAGCGGTGGTGCTAGTGTTGATGTTAGTGATACACCACCTACATCTCCAGAAGCAGGTAATATATGGTTTGATAGTTCAACTGGTAAAATTTACATTTACATAACAGATGATGACAGTAGTCAATGGGTTCAGCCTACTACACCTTTACCTTCTGTTAACACATTTAAAAATGTGACAGTAAGTGGTGATCCTGATAGTATTATTGCGTCAGGAAATAGCGATACTTTAAATTTTGCTCCTGGAGCAAATGTTACACTAGACGTAGATAATACAACAAATACTATTACAATAAACAGCTCCGGCGGCGGTGGTGGCTCTACATACGATCAAAATCTTAATACTACAGATGATGTAACATTTGATGATATAACAGCAACCGGTGTATTAACTGTTGACAGTATAAATGCAGCAAATATACAAAATACAGGAATTGGTAATCCTACATTTACAAGTGCAAGTACTATAGATTTTATTGCTCCAGACGGTATAAGACTAGAAAATGTACTTAAAACTAATGAAGTAATTACAAACGAAACTGGAGTTACGGGTACAGTTAACCATAACTATTCAGGCGGTCCTATTTTTAATATTTTATCTCCAGCAGCTAATTGGACAGCAAATATTACAAATGTACCTGCAACAGAAAACAGAGCAACAAATATAGCATTTATAATTACACAAGGTACAACACCATATGTGCCTAACGTAGTGCAGATTGACGGTGTAACTCAAACAGTGAAATGGATAGATAATGTTGCTCCAACAGGAAATGCAAACAAAACAGATGTAATAACTTTATCCATGATACGCTCAGGAGGTTCTTGGAACGTTTTAGGCAGTTATGTAAATTATGGATAAAAACTATGCCAAGATATAGCTCAGTAAGTTCTTTACAATATTTTCAACCTAAAGTAACACCCTTCAAATTATTAAGATATTTAGAAAATCCAAATCCGGAAGGAATTGCACAATCAGATGCTTTTGGAACATCTGTTGCAATACATGGTAATTTTATTGCCGTAGGCGCACCAGGGGAACAGGATGCAAACGGAGTCCCCTCCCAAGGTAAAGTTTATTTGTATTCAAGCACTGGAAACTATTTAAGAACTATAGACGATCCTAATCCTGTAGCACCAATAAATGCAGGCGACGGCGACAGTTTTGGAACTAGTGTTGCCTTAAATACGGGCTATGTACTTGTAGGCGCACCTAATGAAAACGATACAACAGATAACAACGGTAAAGCATATTTGTTTGATGTAACAAATGGCAATTTAGTTCATACATTCGATGACCCCAATCCTAATACAACAGAAGTTAACCCCAATGGTGATGCATTTGGTCAAAACGTAGCTCTAACAGAAAACTATGCTTCTATAAGTGCATACAGAGAAAATGCTGTAGGCATTGGAGATGACACTGGTTGGATTTACATTTTTGATTTAAATAATAATTATAACTTAGATCATTCTATTGAGAATCCTAATTTAGATGCAGAAGATGAATATCCTGGAGATCAAATAGGTCAATTAATTAATACACTCGCAATTACTGATACATGGACAATGGTAGGTAACTGGCGAGAAAACGAACCTGGTGCATTGGGCCAAGGAGACAGTGGTGCATTTTTCCTATTTAACAATAGCACGGGTGCTACTGACCAATCTATATACAATCCAAAAGAGGATGCATTAGACTTAGACGATAGATTTGGATATGCTGTTGATTTAAATGAAAGTTATGCAGCGGTAGGCTGTCCAGGAGAAGACAGTGACGGCACAAATAGCGGTCGTGTATATATTTACAATCCTACTAATGGTAGTCTAATACAAACTATTAACAATCCAAATACCTATAATACAAATACAGATGATAGATTTGGTGAATCAATAGCATTAACTGACAATTATCTTGCTGTAGGAGCACTAGAAGAAGATGACGACAATGGTACAGCAAGTGGTGTGATACATATTTTTAGTACAACAGATTGGAGTTATCAAAATACTGTAGTAAATCCAAATAAATACGATACAAGTACAAACGATAGATTTGGATATACAATTAGAGCAAACAACGATTACATGGTAGTAGGTGTTCCAGCTGAAAACCAAGGTAGTGGGGCTGTTTACATATTTAAGGCATAACAATGGAAAAAGAATATATTGTAGTAGTACATAGAGGAATAGACTTAGAAGCATTTGATGCAGAACTATCTGCAAGTACAGGAGAAGGTCCTATTCCTAGCAGAAGTGTAGACATTGCTGATCCTAGAGTAGGTTCCAAGCGTATGACACATTGGATGCTAACTGACGAAGAAGCACAAGATCTAAGACAAGATCCAAGAGTGTTATCGGTAGAAATTCCACCAGATCAAAGAGACGATATAGAGCTAATTCGTAATGCAACACAAACAGGAGTATTTTATAGAAGTATTTCGGGTGCTGCATTAACAACACCAACGTTTGTAAATTGGGGGTTAAGACGTTGTATAGAAGAAACTAACGTATATGGAACTAATACTACAATAGCAGGCGACTATCTTTATGCACTAGATGGCACTGGTGTAGATATTGTTATTCAAGATAGCGGTATTGATCCTGAACATCCAGAATGGCAAGATGCATCTGGCAACAGTAGATTACAGCAAATTGACTGGTATACAGAATCTGGACTAATAGGTACGCAATCAGCAGACCATTATAGAGATGCCGACGGACACGGCACTCATTGTGCAGGCATAGCAGCAGGCAAAACATATGGTTGGGCTAAGGGAGCTAGAATATTCAGCCAAAAGTTACAAGGGCTAGAAACATTATCAGGAAGTGATGGCACAGGCATTCCGATCTCTCAAGCATTTGATGCTATACGTTTATGGCATAGTGCAAAAACAAACGGTAGTCCAACTGTTGTAAATATGAGTTGGGGGTATGGATCAACACAATCTTCTGATCCTACAAACGGTGTATATAGAGGAACTCCTTGGACATACGGAGTTGACTATACAACTAGAGGCGAACTGTGGGCGGCAACAGGTGTAAGTAGAGAATTTTTCGGTCAAATGCGATTACCAGTTAGAGTAGCCTCAGTTGATGCAGAAATTGAAGATATGATTGATGCCGGAATACACATATGTATTGCGGCTGGAAACAATCGTTATAAAGCCGATGTGCCCGGTGGCGCAGACTTTGATAACACTGTAACTTTTGGTGGGTTTGCATATGAATATCATCAAGGTAGTTCACCTTTTAGTAGTGAAGCATTTATGGTCGGAAATATTGATGCAGAGGTAGACGGTACTGTAGACAAAATTGCAGATAGTTCTACAAGAGGCCCTGCAATAAACATTTATGCACCGGGTGATAACATAATGAGTACATCAAGTAGAATTGCAGATTCTGGATATACACTTTTAGATTATCCAGCTAACAGCATATACAAAATTATGAGTATAGGAGGCACATCTATGGCATCACCGCAAGTTGCTGGTGTTTGTGCATTACATTTACAAGTACAGCCTGATCTTACTCCTGCACAATTACAAGATAAAGTTTTTGCAGATTGTAAGAGTGTTATTTCAACAACAGGTTCTGATACAGATTACGATAATTATACGTTAACACTATTAGGCGGTCCTAATAGAATGCTGTATAGTAGACATGGTCAAGCAAATCCGTGGGCTATATCAGGAACGATAAATATTAGTGGAGGTAACTAATGGCATTAAATTTTCCTAACAGTCCTAGTATAGACGATACATTTACAGATGGCACAACAACTTGGCAATGGGATGGTACATCTTGGAATGTAGTTGCAGGCGCAGGTATATCAGCAGAAGCACCTGATGTCTTTAAGACCTTCACAGCAGACAGCGGTACAACTACAGCAGATGCAGAAGATGATTCTTTTGCTATAGTTGGCGGTACTGATATTACAACAGCAATATCAGGAGACCAAGTTACAATTAATTTTACAGGATCAGTAGCAACCCCGGATCAAAATCTATTCCAAACATTTAATGCAGATGCAGGAACTATAACAGCATCTAGTCCTACTGACAGTTTAACAGTTGCAGGAGCAGGCACAGTAAGTACGGCTATTAGCGGTAATACACTTACTATTACAGGTGCTGGCGCAGCTAATTTAGGCATTGACGATTTAACAGATGTCGATACAAGTAGCAATCTTCCGTCTGCAGGTAATGTTTTAAAATGGGATGGTGCTAAGTGGTCACCTGGTGCAGACTTAACCGCAGGTGGCGGTGGCAATGATGTTACATCAGTAGTTGCACCATTTGCGTTTGCTAGAATAGATGCAGGAAACTTAACTACACCAACACAGTTTGTTGAAATGCAAAGTGCGGCACACGTATACAATGCAAACACAGACAGTTACATAGACTTTACATTTGATACAGCACAAAGTAATACTAATTATGTAGTTGTCACTGATTTAGAAATTGCAGGCGATGCAAATATATCTGTTGAGATTGCAAACAAAACTGTAAACGGATTTAGAGCTAATTTCTATGACGATACAACAGGAACAGAATTAACACCTGGTTCTGTTGGTGCTAATGTTCCAGTGTTTATGGTTTACAATTCAAACTTTACAGTAGATGTTAGTGTAGGTGCAAACGCAGATACACTTGACGGATTTGAAGGTGTATACTTTTTAAATTATAACAACTTTATTAATACTCCTACTATTCCTTCCGATGTAAGCGACTTAACTGATACAACTAGTTTATTATTTGATAAACAGTTTAGTTCATTAACAAATACTCCAACTACAATAGCAGGATATGGAATCACAGACGCCTTTGATGGAGCATTTAGTTCATTGTCTGGCAAGCCAACTACTATAGCAGGATATGGGATCACAGACGCTTTTGATGGAGCATTTAGTTCATTATCCGGAACTCCTACAACAATAGCTGGATACGGCATAACGGATGCTTTATCGACAAGTTCTAACATAGGAGATTTAAACAATGTCAGTAGTGCTGCACCGTCAACAGGACAAGCACTTGTTTGGGACGGAAGTACATGGGGACCTGACACAGTAAGTGGTGGTGGTGGTGATCCAGATCAAAATTTATGGTTAACATTTAACGGTGATGCAGGTAGTGTTTCTGCTAACACAACAACAGATACATTCACATTTACTGGTGGTACTAACATAAGCACAACAGTTACAGGCGACAGTGTGCGTATCGATATGCCAGCGGCATTAGGTGTTAGTAAATATGACGATCTAGAAGAAGTTGTGCGAACTGGTAGAACTATAGATAAAAGTTATATGCCAGCATTTGCTATGTTACGCCTAAACAATGCAGGCAACTCTGCGTATCTGTGCGACAGTCACGGTTATACAGGAAACAATCCTACACTATATGCAATAGGTGGTATGACTATTGCTTTTGACTTAGATCAAATTGCAGGACATCCTTTTGAAATTCAAGACGGTACAGGAACAGCATATAATACAGGATTAATTCATGTAGATATTATTGGCAATGTGTCGACTGGAGCAAACGCTCAAGGTAAAGATGGCGGAACATTGTATTGGGAAGTTCCTGAAACTATTTCAGGAAACTATAGATATCAGTGTACATTGCACCCTGCAATGGTAGGTGCTATAACAATTAAACGTATATCAGTTATCTAATTGTTTTAACATTACTTCAATTTTTTCTTTAACTTTGAACAAATTGTGTTTTGTGTCTATTAATTGACGCGGACTAATAATGCCTCCGCTACTTGATTGATGTCCTACATCTATTTCATTAGATAGTTCCTCAAACGTTTTTATATAATTGACTAGTTTGAGTTTAACTTTTTCATCTTCTATTATAAGTGTAGCATTCTTATAACGCTTTAAATCATTAGTCCATTTTTCTGACTTTGTTAATCGTGGAAACATGTTTCACCCTACGTTTTTACCAGGAAGCACTATAAACTTATCTTTTTCAAACTCACCATTGCTTGATTCTGTAATCGACGAATCGTCTTTTATAGATTCAAGACAACACGGCATTAGGGGAGGAACATGATGAATTTGCCCTTCGCCTATAACTGTTTCAAAAAGTTTTCCTGTATCAGTATCAATCCAACGCAATTTAAAATTGCCTGTATTTACAAACCAAGTTTTTTCTTTTTTTACGTTAAAGAAAAAGTCTGTAATACTTCCTACTTTTTCAAATGCTAATATTTTTGTACAATAATCATTTGTTCTTGCTATTGTAAGTTCATGTCCCCATGATTGTTTTGATACGTCACTACTCATTGTCTTCCATTACCTTTAGTACTTCTGTTATTGTTGATAATTTTCCTTGTATTGTTTTGTTCTGTAGTGTATTTCTTAACCCGTGGTGTAGTGGCTTAGGCCATTGTCCAATTGATACCCAAGCATATCCATCATGCTCTTTATTTAATTGGGGGATGAATTCTTCATTTATAACTATTAGATAGGTATGAAATGAAAACCTATTATCGTTACTTACAAAACTTTCTAAAGGAATTACTTTCTTGAAATCTACATTACCAATTTCTTCGTAAATTTCTCTTTTTAATCCTTCCCAAGGAGTCTCTTTATTTTCATTTGTTCCGCCAACTAATCCCCAAGAGATATTAGACTTAGGACCAGTCCTATGTAGGAATAAAAATCTTTTTGTATTTAGGGAGTAGAATAATGCTCCACTACAAACAATATCGCTCATACTAGTAGTTATGCATCTAGTAGTATGTTCCAGGTCCCTCCTGAGTATTCACCTTCATAGCTCTTAATCCAAAACTCGCCGTTCCATTTATATTGTGTGCCGGTATTTAGATTGCTTATGTATGTTGCAGGTGAATCAGTGCTTCCATCGTTTGCACCAGAAGCATCAAACACTACATGCCATTTAGAGCCGTCCCATTCAACAATATCGTTTTCATTTGCTGTAAAATCTGAACCGTCAGTATTTTTCCAAGCATCTGGTCCATCTACATTTTCTGAATTTCCTATATCTCCAAGTATGAGTAACCTAATACCTGCTCCCTTTACATCAGTAGGATTAAATCTTAAAGGATCAATAATGTAATCTACACTTGTATAACTATTTGGATTTCTAGCAGGACCTTCAATAATAGTATCATCTGGTAATGAATCGCTGTCGAAATTAATTACAATTTTTGTTTCGTCCATAGGATTAATAGTAAATGTTCCTGTAATATAATTTCCATTACTATCTACCATAAGTAGTATTCTGCTTACATCTGCTTTATATGTGCCAGGGTAGGCTTCAACTAGTTCTCTCCAATTTACTTCGCCTATCTTATTACGCCACACTAATTGTGCTACATCATCAACTACACTTAAACCATAATTTTGATAGGTACTACTAATACTTGTTTTATCAAACAATCTCTTTGTATTAAAGTCCATATTTCCGTCACCTTGATTTGGAAATGCACCGTCATCAACATTGTATGTGCTTCCGTCATCTTCGGTGTCTATTGGACCTGTATTAACTCTTGTAACAAATACAGGTTCAGTACCATCAATTTGTCCTGCTATTGTAGCACCTAAGTTAATATCCCCTGTTTGTTCATTGAATATGTTAGATATAATACTTGTAGTTACTCCTAAGCGTTTTACCTTTGCAGGCGGTGTTAAGTATATTGGGGTACTAAATTGTATACTAGCAACATCAATTTCACTATCAACTCCTATAGGTATAGAACGTGATGAAAAAGTTATACCTTCTATGTTTACTACAGTTAAACTAGTCCAATCTAGATAGTTATCTGTAGTTTGTATTTCAAAACTAGGATTAAACAAAACTAATATTTGCTCTAATATTTGTAATTTTTGTTCTGTGTTTGTAGCCCAAAGATCAGCACTTACTTTTAATGTATATGGAGCAGGCATATGTCGTTCTACAGTGTAGTTTTTACCTTGTGTACTAAGATATTGTCCAGTTGCTTCGTCAAAAGTGCGTTCACGTATGTGACGCTTACTTATTAAACTAGAATCGGCTGTGCGATCTCTGTCCATTTCAAGACCAGTAATGTAAACAGACATTCTTGGTGCTGTTGGAATCTTGTTTTCGCTGTTGTCTCGTATTATATTAGCAACTTGTCTAGTCATATCTCCGTACATAACTGGAACTTGCTTTTCATTTCCGTGTGCATCTTGCACATTGAAATTACTCAACATTCTTACTAGTTGAGTTACATACCTTCTTATCTGTGCATCATAAAAAAATTGCATTACGTATTATCCGGTTTTGGTCTAAGTGCTTTAGAAAGTGCTTGTCTTTCTGTAATTGTTTCTCCACCAATTTCATTTGTATTGGTATTATTAATAAATGTTCCGATTTGAGTTTTTCTATCGTTAGTATTAGTCATTGTCATTCTAATATTATCCTGTACCTTTAACCACCTAGTACCATCAAATTTAAACAATCTATTAGGTAAAAAATCTGTACGTAAAAAGTAATCACCTGTTTCGTTTATAGCAGGAAAACTTGTTCCACTTCCGAATGCTGCTCCATTAGGTGGTTGACCGTCTTCTACTAGATAACCTGCATACCCACTTCTACTAGGTTTACCTGCGCCTGGGTCGTCTAAAGTAGTTACACTTGTTCTACCAGTATCGTCTGTAGTAATAGTATAATAATGGCTAGTATCATATCCTGATTTTTCTGCGTCAGCTTCTGCTTCGCTTAAAACAGCATCATTAATTGCCTTTTCTTTATCATAAGTGCTTAGTAAATCTCTCAAAGTGTTTTCTGTATATTCAGACCAGTTAAAAACATCTGTAGGTGTATTTCCTGATGTTTGAGCTGTTGCTTGATAAAGTTTTCCTTTATATTTTACAACTTGTCCTATCTCATAAGTAACAGTTGAACTGTAATCACCCATAAAGATATCTTCATCTTCCGGTACTTCTAAAATATCGTTAAACTCTTGTGAATCAACAATCTGTTTTAATTTAACTCTATATAAGTGAGGATACCAAGTAGGTGAAAATCCTTCTGCCGCTCTGTTTACATCTTCAACAACATAATATCTTTTAAGACTAGTTGCAAAATCGTTTTCAGCATACTCATCTTTTAAATGCGGGAGTTCTATAACATCACCGCTCATAATCTTCCTTCCTAGCGTTTTTACACTAGAAGTAATATGTATGGTCATAAACAATGTATCATTAGATAAGAATAAACCAAATTGGCTTAGATCGAAATCAATGTCTTGAACGTTGTATATACCCCGTATAGTATAGATATCTGGATCATACTTTCTGTCTCTGTTTTCTAAGAACAGTAAATCTTGTATTTGGGTATTATCTTTGACTACTTCACCGTCGTCTGTTCCGACATACTTGTGTATATTAACATCAGTACCGCCGACTGTAAACATTTCATAGATCCTTTGATCCATAAATTTGTAGTCATTTCCCTTTTCTGGTTTATATAATGATAGTCTTGGCATATACATATTTATCGATACGATAAATACTATTGGAGAACAAGATAATATGGCAACTAGTTTAGCAACACAAAAACAGGAAATATTTGACTATGTTAACGCCTTTTTAGGTGGCGGCATGGTTGATGTAGAATTAGATCCTATACACTACGAATCTGCTCTAACAAAAGCATTAACAAAGTATAGGCAGAGAACAGATCACGCTGTAGAAGAATCTTACTTGTTTTTGACACTAATTGAAGATCAAAATGAGTACATATTACCTAGCGAAGTTATCGAAGTAAGAAAACTATTCCGTAGAAGTATTGGATCTAGAACAGGCAACGGCGGAGGCGGCTCTCTATTTGAACCTTTTAACTTAGCATTTACTAACACATATCTTTTAAGTGGATCAACTCAAATGGGAGGATTAGCAACTTATGATATGTTTGCAGGATATCAAGAACTAGTAGGGCGTATGTTTGGGTCATTTATAGAATTTAAATGGAACACAACTACAAAGAAACTTACAGTATTACAACAACCTAGAGCTGACGAAGAAGTTTTAATCTATGCTTACAACTATAGACCTGATAATCAATTATTTGAAGATTATCTAGCAAAGCAATGGATTAAAGATTACACACTAGCAGGTTGCAAATACATGCTAGGAGAAGCTCGTAGTAAATTTGCTACTGTTGCTGGACCACAAGGCGGCACAAGTCTTAACGGTGACACACTAAAAGCTGAAGCTCAAGCAGATATGGAGAAACTAGAACAAGAGTTATCTCTACAAGTTGCTGGCGGCGTTGGCTACAGTTTCTTAATTGGCTAATGTTAACGCTATAATATAAGTCTACTGTAAATACAGTATGACATACTTCCAACTTAAAGAAGCAAATCGTTTGTATTGGATTGTAAAAGGTCAACTCATCCCTGAATCATGGCAGGAAAAAGATATAATGTCTACTTATGAATCTTATGTAAAAAGATTATGGGGTAACATCGAAGCATATCAGCATGAGATTGGTTTTGAAGCAGCCTGGGCAAAACGACAAGCTCAAAAAAGTAAAAAATACTTGACAAAAGCGTAATTATTCTATATACTGTAAAGTATATTATACAAAGGATAATTTAAATTATGTTACCTAAACTACTTGTTGTCGGTCACGGCAGACACGGTAAAGATACTGTCTGCGAAATGCTAGAAGAATACGGTTATTCATTTCAATCAAGCTCTAAGTTCTGTTCAGAACTGTTTATTTTTAACGATCTAAAAGACAAGTACGGATACACCAACGAGGAAGAATGTTATACAGATAGGCATAATCATAGAGCCGAATGGTATAATATGATTCACGATTATTGCAGAGATGACTTAGCAAAATTAGGTAGAAATTTATTTGCACAAAATAGCATTTACTGTGGGTTACGTAATAAGAGAGAATTCTTTGCAATGCAAAACGAAGAAATATTTGACTATGCTATTTGGGTAGATCGTGCAGATCATTTGCCTACCGAAGATCCTAGTTCTATGAGTATTGAACAATGGATGTGTGATTATACAATTGACAACAACGGCGATTTAAAAAGATTAAAACTTAATGTAGATACACTTATTCGTACTATCTTTAGAAATCAGGGATTAGGTCACCTTGCTTCCAGCGCACCCCGTCCTTTTGAAGAATCCTCTGACAGTTAGCACATATAGTTTTTAAGTTAGTAGGCCGACAATTATCTAATCGTCCATCAATATGATATACGTCAAATTGCTCTTCATTCTTTGATTTATACCCGCACTTTTCACACTCAGTTTTCTTTACATAGCCAAATCGTTGCCAGCGAGGCTGTCCCCTACCAGGTCCGCTATATCTACTACAACTTTCGCATTTTGATCTGTAGTAGGGTTTATCGTCTTTATAATAATTAATTGCAGCAGGTTTACTGTTACAGTTTTTGCATAAAGGTCTCATATTATTATTTAGTTGCCCTTTTCGGTCCCTTTTTCATAGTGTTTAATACAGCTATTTCTGAAATATCTGCTAAATAATAATAACAACTACTCAACAGGAGAATTAAAAATGGCATTATCATCACCAGGTGTAGAAGTCAAGGTAATAGACGAAAGTTTTTATACCCCAGCTGAACCAGGCACCGTACCAATGATTTTTGTTGCTTCCGCAGAAAATAAAACAAACGGAAGTGGCACAGGAACAGCAGAAGGAACGCTAAAAGCAAACGCTGGCAAACCTTACTTGCTTACATCACAAAGAGAACTTGCTGAAACTTTCGGCGATCCAGTTTTCTATACAGATTCAAATAACAACCCAATACACGGCGGCGAACTAAACGAATATGGTTTACAAGCTGCATATTCATTATTAGGGGTTAGCAATAGAGTTTATGTTACTAGAGCAGATGTTGACTTAGGCGTTTTACAGCCAACAGCAACAGAGCCACAAGATGCACCAGCAGATGGAACTAACTGGTTTGATACTAACGATAGTTCATATGGTATTTTTGAGTGGAATAGTTCTCCAAAGAATGTAACAGGCGGACAGTCTTTTACTGTTAGAACTCCTATTGTAATTACAGATACAACAAAATTAGACGGCAACGGAGATCCTAAAGAGTCAGTTGGAAATATAGGTGATTATGCAATTAAAGCAACAACCGATGTCATTAGAGTATATTACAGAAACTACACAGGTAGTTGGGTAAAAGTTGGCTCATCAGCATGGGTTAACTCACATTACGTTGCACAAGGTACAGCATCTAACCCAACACTTGGTGCAAGTACAAGTTTAACTATTACTGTAGGGTCTGGTTCACCTATCACAGTAGCAGAAGGCACTGATTTAGATGACACAATATCAACAGCAAACGCTGATGTGTCATTCCAAAATGCAGGTATTAGCTTTGTCAAAATTGATGGCAAGTTTAGCATTTTTAACGATGGATCAGATGATGAAAGAATTACTATTGCAGACGTAGATGGTTTACTTGGTAAATTAGGATTGACAGCAGGAACATTTGATGCACCAAAACTACAAATTAGTGCTCACACAAGTGTTCCAGAGTTTAAGTCAACAGACACAATTCCACGTCCAACAGGAAGTTTATGGCTTAAAACAACTGAGCCTAATCAAGGTGCAAACTGGAAATACAAGCGTTATAACGATAACACACAACTATTTGATAGCATTTCAGCACCAATTTATGATTCAGCAGCAGCGGCATTGTATGCTTTAGATAGAGCAGGCGGTGGTGTAAACCTACCAGTAGGAAGTACATTTGTACAATCTAACGTTGAAGCTGCAAGCCCAGTTGAAGGTGCATTTACAATATTCAGTCGTGCTAACGCAGGTGCTACGCAGATTGTAGGTAGTGCAATTACAGCTACTACATTCTCAGCACAAACTTATGCATTTAATATTGCTGAAACCGACGCAGGTAGCAATGCATTAGGTTCACCTGTTACAATTAGTTTTGTAGCAACAGGTGCTGTTGGCGATGCTGACTTAATGGCTGGCGCTATTAACAATTCATCACTTGAAAACATTCAAGCAGAAGTGAGTTCAGATAACAAACTTATTGTTAAGCATTTACAAGGCGGTGACTTTACAATCCAAGATACAAACAGTGCATTTGCAGCAGCAGGCTTTGTAGCATTTGTTGTAGGCAATCCTTCAACAACAGCAAACCTTTACAACAGAAACAGTGTACTTACAGCAAGTAACTGGAAAAAAGCTATATTTACAGCAAGCGACGATGCACCGGGTGCATTAGCAGCACAAGGCGCATTGTGGTACAATAGTGTTGTTGACGAAGTAGACTTAATGATACATGATGGTACTACTTGGGTTGGTTATCAAAATTTCAATGCTGATTATGCTTACACAAATCCAACAGGACCAATTGTAAGTGCTTCAGAACCAACACAACAGTCAGATGCAACAGCACTAGTAGACGGTGACATTTGGATTAGCACAGCAGATTTAGAAAACTATCCGTTAGTTTATAGATATGATGGTGTTAATTTAGCATGGGCATTACTAGATGTTTCAGATCAAACAACTGAAAACGGTGTACTATTTGCAGATGCACGTTACAACACAGCAGGTGCAAACAGCGACGAAGCAGGTGATATTGTAGATCTACTAACAAGTAATTACTTAGATCCAGATGCTCCAGATCCAGCACTATATCCAAAAGGTATGTTGCTATGGAACCTAAGACGTTCTGGCTTTAATGTTAAGCGTTTTGAGCGTAACTATGTAGATATCAATGGAACAAATGGAAGATTTAATAATGACGAATCAATGGCTGGCTACTATCCACACAGATGGGTAACTGAGTCAGGCAACCAAGCAGATGGTTCAGGAAGCTTCGGACGTAAAGCACAGCGTAAAGTTGTTATACAAGCGTTACAAGCAATGGTTAATAGCAATGACGATATTAGAGATGATGAATCAAGAATCTTTAATGTTATGGCAACACCAGGATATCCAGAATTGATTGGTGAAATGATTAGCCTCAACTACGATAGAGGACTAAGTGCATTTATTGTTGGTGACTCACCAATGAGATTGACACCAGATGCTACTTCACTTAATGAGTGGGCAACAAACGTTCGCAGAGCTGTTGAAGATAACGATGAAGGACTTGTAAGTTTTGATGAATATATGGGTGTTTACTATCCAGCAGGATTCACAAGCGATAACGCAGGTAACAACATTGTTGTTCCAGCATCACACATGGCATTAAGAACTATTGCACTAAGTGACCAAGTTAGCTACCCATGGTTTGCACCAGCAGGTACAAGACGTGGTGGTGTAACTAACGCAACAGCAGCAGGTTATATTAATGATGAAGGTGAATTTGTAAGTGTAGCACTTAACGAAGGTCAAAGAGATACACTTTACTCACAGGCTATTAACCCAATTACATTCTTAAGCGGAAGTGGCTTAGTTGTATTTGGTCAGAAAACAAGAGCAAGAAATGCAAGTGCGTTGGATAGAATCAACGTAGCACGTTTAGTTGTTTACTTACGTAGTCAACTTAATAAACTTGCAAAACCATACTTGTTTGAGCCAAACGATAAGATCACAAGAGATGAAATTAAAGGTGCAGCAGAAAGTTTAATGCTAGAACTAGTAGGACAACGAGCACTTTATGACTTCTTAGTTGTATGTGACGAATCAAACAATACACCAAGTAGAATAGATCGTAATGAGCTATACTTAGACATTGCAATTGAACCAGTTAAGGCTGTAGAATTTATTTACATTCCACTTAGACTTAAAAATACAGGAGAAATTGCAGGACTTTAATTAGGTGATTAGGCCTCTGAAATACGGGGCCGACACTTTGATAAATACTAGCAACAGGAGAAAATAGAATGGCAATCTCAACATTATCAAAAATTACAGTTCCTTTAGCGAGCGACACAAGCGCAAGCAATCAGGGACTTTTGATGCCAAAACTCCAATATCGCTTTAGAGTGACTTTAGAGAACTTTGGTGTAACATCAGCAACAACAGAATTGACAAAACAAGTTATGGATGTTACCCGTCCTAACATTACTTTTGAAGAAATTACATTAGACGTGTATAACTCCAGAAGTTACTTAGCAGGTAAGCATACTTGGGAACCAATTACATTGAATGTACGTGACGATGTAAACAATAACGTACAAAAACTTGTAGGCGAACAACTACAGAAACAATTTGACTTCTTTGAACAGTCAAGTGCAGCTAGTGGTATTGACTACAAATTCTTAACACGTATTGAAGTATTAGATGGCGGCAACGGCGCTAATGAAGTTGGTGTACTAGAAACATTTGAGCTTTATGGCTGTTTCTTACAAAATGCTAACTACAATACACTAAACTATGCAACAAGTGATGCAGCTACCATTGCATTATCAATTAGATATGATAACGCAATCCAAACACCGCAAGGTCAAGGTATTGGTACAGCGGTTGGCAGAACAGTCAATACGTTAGTAACCGGCGGCGGCGTTTAATAGACGCTTTAACTAGATTGCTATTCAGATAAGAAAGGGAAGTCGGAAACGGCTTCCTTTTTTTTATATACGCACTTAATCTTTTCTGATAAATATTATTATGGCAAATAAGTTAAATGGATTCTTAGACAATTTTTTCGGCGGTGTGTTAACGCCAAAAGGCAATTTGGGCGACTTCCAGCATGCCCAAAGACTTTATGTTGATAACGCATTTAGGCTTGCACCAAAAGTTAAATTTCTTTACTTTGTAAATTTTAATTTTTACAAAGATGATAAGCATGATGTACTAGCAGGATTTCCAAAATTACAAAATAGGCATAGAGCAGAACTTAATATGCTTGTAAAAACAGTTGATTTACCACAGTATAGATCAACCGTAGATGTAAAAAATCAATATAACAGAAAGAAAAACGTTCAAACAAGAATAGACTACACACCAGTTTCTTTAACAATGCATGACGACAATGTTGGCATTACTACAATGTTAATGGAAGCATACTACAGATACTATTATAGAGATTCGAATATTTCAGATATTACAGCAAGTTATGATCCAAGAGGAACATATAAAGAAGCCAATGGTAGAACATATAGATTTGGTTTAGATAATGATAAAATGGTTCCTTTCTTTAAGAACATAAAAATATATCAATTTAGTAGACACGAATATACAGAATATACACTTGTTAATCCAATTATTGAAAGTTGGGGACACGACAGTATGGACCAATCAGCAGGTTCAGGTATAGCAGAAAACAAAATGTCAATTAACTACGAAGCTGTATTATATAGTAGAGGTGCTGTAGGCGAAGACAGTCCAGCAACATTTGCAACAGATCACTATGATACTACTCCAAGTCCATTAAGTGTTGCAGGCGGTGGTGTAGGTAACTTATTTGGCGGCGGCGGTGTACTTGATGGCGCATCAAGTGTACTAGGAGATATTACAAGTGGTAACTTTGGTTTAGGCACACTTATTACAGCGGCAAATACAGTTAGAAATGCAAGAGATTTAAGTTCAGATAGCATAAAAGCTGAAGGTTTAAGTATATTAACAGGGGCAATAGTAAATGCTGGTAAAAAAGGTCCAGGCGGATTACCAGGAATACTTGTACCAAAATCTACAGCAAACGGGGGCGATAATAATTCAACATCTGCATCAACAAATAGTGCAACAAATAATCCTGCACTGTCAGCATCAAAAGTTGCAGGTGCTCAAGCAGCAAATGGCTTACCAGTAACAGTAGGCGACGGCGGAGGATAATATGGCTCAAGGAAATTTACCACAACAAGGTTTTCAATCAAGCGATCAACCAGTAAGAGAATTTTATGATAGTTACTACAAAAAGAAAATAGAATTCCCTAGTAATGATGTTGACGCTGTACTAGCATACTTTGACAAAAGAGGATTTGAAGACAGAGCAAGTGCAAGCGTTGCTACAATATTATTACAACAAGCAAAAATTGATAATGTTCCTGTATTTAAATTATTAGACACTCTACAAGGCTTAAATGACAGCCAATTGAGTGCGCTAGTTGCAGAAATTCTAAACTATAGTCGAGGTAAGACAAGTACATTAGGTTTCAAAGTAGAAACAGACTCAAATATTTTAGAATCAAGAAACATAGAAATATTTGAGGTTTAAAAAATGCCTAGATTCGCTCAGGGCAAATTCAACTTAAAAAATCCTGACAAGTATGTAGGAAATAAAACTCCAACATATAGAAGTAGTTGGGAATTTGCATTTATGAGATTCTGCGACGAACACCCTAGTATTGCACAATGGGCAAGTGAAGCAATTAAAATTCCTTATAGACATCCGTTTACAGGTAAACATACAATTTATGTGCCTGATTTTTTTATAGTTTATGCAGATAAAAAAGGCAAACAACGTGTTGAACTTATAGAAGTTAAACCTGCTAATCAAACAATTAAAGAAAAAGTAGGTAGGTCTAAACAAAACCAAGCTGCGTATATAGTTAACCAAGCAAAATGGGGTGCCGCGCAATCATGGTGTAAGCAAAAAGGTATATTTTTTCGTATTGTTAATGAAGATGATATTTTCCATCAAGGCAGACGAAGATAAATAATACTAGTAGTTAATAGGATATTACTATGACAAAGAAATTAGAAGAACTTTTAGACTTACCAGAATCTAAAGAAATAATAGAAGAAGCTAAAGCAGAAAAGTCACAGCCGATTACTAAGCATAAAGAAACTTTGCGAGATATTGCAGAGTTTGATAAGATTGCAAGTGCATTACCTGCCGTAAAGGGTTTAGGTGAAATGGCTGATAACGAATTAAATGATGTTGCAGATCGTGCTTTACAAAGTTATGAAGACTTAATGGATTTAGGTATGAACGTCGAAAGTCGGTATAGTGGTAGAATATTTGAAGTTGCCGGAGGTATGCTTAAAACTAGTTTAGATGCAAAGATAGCAAAAATGGATAAAAAATTGAAAATGATTGATTTGCAACTTAAAAAAGAGAAGCAAGACAAAGACAATGCCACAGGTGAAGACGGTATGATTAACGGCGAAGGGTATGTAGTTACAGATAGAAACAGTCTACTCGAACGTCTAAAAGGACTCGATAAAGATAAATAATATATAATAGGAAACAATATAATGGCGTTTACGGATTATTTAACAGAAGCAAAAAAAGTTTATCCATTTAAAGTGGGTGTAGCAGGTGAACTACCTGAAGGGTGCGAGGCAATGCTTAAAACTTGTCTTGAAAAGTATGGCGTGAATAATATGAGCGCAGGAAAGAAAACACCTATCCAAGAACGTCCTTTAGATTTCCCACAACTACAGAATACAGAAGTTACTTATTTTGAAGTTGAATTAAACTATCCAACAACTACCCAAGTATTACAAGAGTATATAGGTCAATGCTGTGGTATAGATCAATCATATCTAATTGTTAGAAATCCAATGGAGCCACAAGAGCAATATCAAGAAGAGCAAGCAAGCGATGAATATGTTGCGAAACTTTCAACTCCAGAATTAGAAAGTGTTGACGGTCAAAATGAAGTTGCAGGCCAACGTGTAATGGACTTATTAAAAGAATTAGAAACAGCACGTAAAGAAAGAGGCTTCGATACAACTGACGGACCAGTTGGTGAGTCTAGTGACATTGACAACAGCGAAAACACCAAAAGTGCAATAGGGAGCTAATTATGAATATGAAAGATATGATTCAGCGTATGACTGATATCGAAACAAAAAAACAACAATTAAATGAAGACGGTATACCTCCAATGGCTCCTGAACCAGATAGAGGAATGC